GAAGAGATAGAAGACAAAGACGATGTCAAAGAAGAAATGAAAGACAAAGACGATGTTAAAGAAGACGCTCGAACTGATGCCGAAGAAGAAGGCTATTTAGACGGTATGAAGGACGAAAAAGAAGATATGGACGACGAAGATGTTGATCTTGAGGACATGTCTGAAGACGACCTAAAAGGATTCATCGAAGATGTTATTAAAGATATGGTATCTGATGGCACAATCGAAGCTGGAGAGGATTTCGAAGAGATGGACATAGAAGATTCTGTTGATGTTGATGTTGAAATAGACGAAGAAATGAAATCTAAAAAAGATGAAATGGACGAAGAAATGAAAGACAAAGACAAAATGGAAGAAAGAAAAAGCAGAGTAAAAGGTGAAAAAGGTCCTGGAAACGAAGATGGTGACAAAGATGACACTAGAATCGAAAAAGAGACTGAAAAAATGAGATTCAAAGAAGCAATGGAAGAAATTCAGGAGCTTAAAAAAGAATTGAATGAAGTAAACCTTTTAAATGCTAAACTTCTTTACACTAACAAAATCTTTAAGTCTAAAAATTTGACTGAAGACAAAAAAGTTAAAGTGCTTAAAGCATTTGACAAAGCGTCAACAGTAAAAGAAGCTAAAGTTATTTTTGAAACATTAAATGAAGGTTTAATGTCTAAAACAGAAGCCCCAGCAAGACCAAAAGGTAGTGCCTCAAGAGCAACTGGAACAATAACGGAAGCTAAAAAACCTATTATTGAAAGCAATGATGTATACAATCGTATGCGTAAACTTGCTGGACTAATTTAAAAATAATTAATTAACCCTATTAAAACTTAAAAAAATGAGCTTAAATACTCTTTTAGAAAGCGCAAACCCATATCACTCAATGCAGAGTGATGCAGCCAAATTGGCATCAAAATGGGAAAAAACAGGTTTATTAGAAGGTTTAGAAGGAGCAAATAAATCCAATATGGGTATTATCCTTGAAAACCAAGCTAAGCAACTTGTTGTAGAGGAATCTAACACTGGTGGTGGTGCTGGAGCAGGTAATTTTACACCTGGTACTGGTGCACAGTGGGCTGGAGTAGCTTTACCATTGGTAAGAAAAGTATTTGGTCAAATTGCAGCGAAAGAATTCGTTAGCGTTCAACCAATGAACTTACCTTCTGGTCTAGTATTCTACCTAGATTTCCAATATGGAACTGGAAAAGTTCCATTTTCAGCAAATTCATCAGTATATGGTGATGCTGGAACAAATCCATCAACTGCTCCTTTCGGGAACACTAATTCAGGTGGTCTTTATGGAGAAGGAAGATATGGATATTCTATTAACACTACTGCATCGGTATTCACTGCTGAAGCACAAATTACTACAGGATCAGCTACTTTACACTCAATCAATTATGATTCAGCATTCTCAGCTTCTGTAGCAAGTGGTGCTGTTGTAACTGCATCTGTAGCTATTGCTGCTTTAGATGGTCAGTATGATGCTGAAGCAATTAGAAGTTTCTACTTAGTAGGTGACTCTAATGCTCCTTCATTATCACAACAATACCCACAGTTTACACAGCTTAATGCTGCTGGTGACAGAATTGAATTCGTAATTGATCAAAATTCTATTGTACCAGATCAGTATGCTGCTTCAAACCTTGGTGTATCTTACTCATTAGCTCCAACGGATGCTGATAGAGGTGATTTTGAAGATGGAAATAATAACCTAAATGGAAATAACACTCCAATTAGTATTCCAGAAATCAATGTACAGATGCAATCATCTGCTATTGTTGCTAAAACTAGAAAATTAAAAGCTGTTTGGACTCCTGAGTTCGCTCAAGATCTTAACGCTTATCATGCTCTAGATGCTGAAGCGGAATTAACTTCTATTTTAAGTGAGTACATTTCATTAGAAATTGACTTGGAAATCTTAGACATGCTACAAGAATCAGCTGCTGCTGGAACTGAAGTATGGTCAGCCGTAAACAACAGAGCAATTATTGATAATGGTGTAAATGGTACTGTAGATACTTTAGGTTTCTACAATAGCCAAGGACAGTGGTTCCAAACTTTAGGAACTAAAATCCAAAAATTAAGTAACATCATCCACCAGAAAACTCTACGTGGTGGTGCTAACTTTATGGTAATTTCTCCAACAATCGGTACAATCCTAGAATCAATTCCTGGATATGCTGCTGATGCTGATGGTGATGTATCTAAATCAACTTACGCCTTTGGTGTACAAAAAGTTGGTGCGTTCAACGGAAGATATAAAGTGTACAAAAATCCTTACATGACTGATAATTTAGTATTACTAGGATTTAGAGGTTCACAATTCCTTGAAACGGGTGCTGTATTTGCTCCATACATTCCATTAATCATGACTCCACTTATCTACGATCCATCTACATTCACTCCAAGAAAAGGATTGATGACTAGATATGCGAAGAAAATGGTACGTCCTGAATTCTATGGTAAGATCTTAATTAATGGTTTAGATACTATCTAATCAGATAATTAATATTTCTTAATAAATTAACCCGGCTTTATGCCGGGTTTTTTTATGTTTTTAATATGTATAATAAAATGCGTTGTATTAGAACTATATTTATCTTTTTATATAGCTATATTAAAATTACCCTGTCTTTTAACGTATTTACTTCGGTTTTATCCAATTATTGTATAATCCCTAATTTCAAGAATTTATGGCAAGTAAACACCATACGGACGAAGTTTATCGTCCTAAGAGAATTCCTAAGAACCCAATTAAGTTTAAACTACAACTTAATGCCGAACAAAAAGAAGCTAAATCATCTATCCTCGATAATACAATCACACTCCTTGGAGGGAGTGCAGGTAGTGGTAAAACATTATTAGCATGTAATGTTGCATTAGACGGACTGTTACGAAGACAATATGATAAAATTATTATCACCAGACCTACAGTATCAAAAGAAGAAATAGGATTTCTACCTGGTGATTTAAGAGAAAAAATGGATCCTTGGGTTCAACCTATATATCAAAACTTTTTTGCTTTATATGATAAGGTTAAAGTAGAAAAATTAATTGAAGATGGAAAAATAGAAATTGTACCCGTATCTTTTATGAGAGGTAGAACATTTTTAGACTCAATGATTATTGTGGATGAAGCACAAAATGTTACCCACGAACAAATGGAAATGATTACTTCACGTTTAGGATTAAGAAGTAAAATGATGATATGTGGTGATCAACACCAAACAGATTTAAAGAAAAAATCTGATTCTGGGTTTAAATTTTTATATGCTGCAGCCAGAAAAATAAAAAACCTAGAAGCAATCACATTAATCGCTAATCATAGAAATGAAATTGTTGAAGATTTATTAGATTATTATAATGAAGCAGTAGATAAAGGAGCAAGCATTACTGTTTCTGGTTCATATATTTATAATAATAAAAATTAATTTCATATTTATAATAAAATTATAAAATGGCAAAATGTGTAACTAGTGGATCTTTAAAGGTCCTTATACAAGAAAGTATAACTCTACCTAATAAAAATGAAGAAGTTTGTATTAATGAAGTTACAATACCTGGTATTAACCAAACAGTAAGAAGAGTAGATACAATTTCAACTACATTTAGTGGTAGCGGAATAGAAATTTTAAGATTTGTTGATTCTGAAGAACAACAAGTAGCTGGTTCATTTGTTAGAGATACAGTTAAATATATGAGGTTTACTAATTTATGTACAACTAATTATTTATCTCTTTATTTAATTCAAGATAGCCCTGATGCTCAAAACCCAAACACAGATGATGTTGGTTCAGGTGATGATGGTTTATTTAAAATAGACCCAGGCAAATCAATGGTATTTTCTAATGGACAATTTGATAGTAATAATTTTTATGATTATGTAGTTGAAGGGTATGTTGATGAACAATATTTTGCTGGATTTGCATCATTAACTTCAATTAAGGCAAAAGCAGATACTAAAGACGTTCAAATAGAATATTTTGTAGCTTCTTCTTAATATTTATAATAAAATTAAATTTAAATAAAAAATGGCATTAACATATAGATCAGTAAAAGGTTCAGCATTAACAATAACTGAATTAGATGACAATTTTAGATACTTTACAGGTTCTCATAGTGTAACAGGATCATTAGATATAAATGGTGGTTTAATAGTAACTGGATCAATTGAATTAGTTGATGGTGGGTCTCTAGTTGGAGGAGGAGTAAATCTTACAGGTTCCTTTTCGGGATCATTTTCTGGATCAATAGATGGAGCTGAATTATTTGTAGGCAATTTACCATCAGCAGACCCAGGTGTTGCTGGTCAACTTTATAATGACAGTGGAACAATAAAAATATCTTTATAAAATTTATTAATTTTTAAAGTAAAAAATTAGACCTCAATTTGAGGTCTTTTTTTTCATATTTATAACAAAATATAAATTATGAATGTACCTATTTGGCCTGGTTCAAGTTCATTCGCACCTGGAGAAACACCATTTGGCTTTTATGATAATGATCCCGAATTTAGACAAGATGCAGATAAAGTAGCAACTTTTTGTGCTAATAGAATGGGATATCCTTTAGTTGACATAGAATTACAATCAGGATCCTTTTATACAGCATTTGAAGAAGCTGTAACCATATACGGAAATGAAATTTGGGCATATATTATTAGGGATAATTTTTTAGATTTAGAAGGTCTTTCTATATTTGAAGAATTAAATGAAACTATTGTTACTCCTAGTATGAAAACAATAGTTAGGTTAAGCCAACAATATGCAGATGAAGCTGGAGTAGGAGGAACAATTCCATGGTACTCGGGTTCATTTGATCTTGTTGATGGTCAACAAAATTATAATTTTGAAACTTTTATGACAGCTAGTGGATTTACAGGATCTGCATACTCAGAAGGTATTGAAGTAAAAAGAGTATTTTGGCAAAGACCAATCCCAGCATCAGCACAATATTTAGATCCTTATACAGGATTTGGATTTGGAGGAGCAATAGCTGCTGGTTTAGTTGGTGTAGGAGGATTTGGTGGTGATATGGGATATTTAATGATGCCACTTAGTTATGATATGCAAGTAATCCAATCTATTGAAATGAATGAAATGGTTAGGTTTGCAGATTATAGTTTTGAAATACATGCTAATGAATTAAAAGTATTCCCTATACCCAGAAAAAGAGATGTTGGGGGAGATGGATTAGGTAAAATTTGGTTTCAATATATTTTTGAAAAAGATAGAGGAACTATAAAATGTGCTGAAGATAAGGTTAATAATGTTGGAAATGCTAATTTTAAAAATCCAAAATATTCATTAATTAATTCAATTGGTAGACAATGGATATTTGAAATGACTTTAGCAATAGCAAAAGAAATGTTAGGGTATGTTAGAGGTAAATACTCTAGTATCCCAATACCAAATTCAGAAGTTAATTTAAATCAAGGAGACTTATTATCAGCTGCAACAGCAGAAAAAACAGCTTTAATAGAAAGATTAAGGGCTTACTTAGATGAAACTTCTAGGGCTGCTTTATTAAACAGAAAAGCACAAGAAGCGGAATCTAAAATGGTTGAATTACAACAAGTTCCTTGGACAATTTTTATAGGATAGTATGGCAATGTTTACAGGACAGAGAGATGTTTCTCTGGTAAGAAAGCTTAACAGAGAATTGATGGGTAATATTATTACCCAACAATGTGCATTGTATCAATTTAAATTAGAAGAAACTAAGGTTAATATCTATGGGGAAGCTGCAGAATCAAAATTTTATAATGGTCCTTTTTTATTTAATGTTTTAATAAATAGGTCAAATGAAGAATATGGTGAAAACGAAGAAGGTATTCAATTTGGACAACCTATAGAATTTTACTTTTTAAGAGCAGATTTAGTAGATGCCGATATAGTACCTGAAGTTGGAGATATTATATTATACCAAGAAGGGTACTATGGAGTACAAAGCACAGTATCAAACCAATATTTTGGGGGCAAAAACCCAGATTACCCTAATAATAACTCAGACGGCACTCCAAACCCATTAAATCCGGGATTAGAAAAGTTTGGAAGTAATTTATCTGTTTTAGTTTCTACGTATTATATCCCAGCAGATAAAGTAGCAATATCACCTTATATAGAAAGAATGTAATGAGTAAAATTAGAAAACCTATACCAAAAACACAGCGACAATTAAGTGTTGAACAACAAAAAGCTTTTGACACTAGAAGAGGTAATCCTAATGCTCGTATAAACCCTAATGAATCTGAAACAGGAATACCTTTTAATAGATCTACAAAATTAAGTTATAGAGAGGATGGTGTTAAACCCTTTTCTATTGGTATACAAGATTTAGATGAAGCTGTGTTTTTTTATTTTGAAAATGTTATTAAACCTTTTGTTTATCAAAATGGAGAAAGAAGAAACGTTCCCATAATATATGGTGCCCCTGAAAGATGGAAATCTTTTCAAAGAGATGGGTATTATAGAGATAAAAAAGGTGCTATAATGTTGCCTATTATAGTATTAAAAAGAGATACTATATCAAAAGATAGATCTGTGTATAATAAGTTAGATGCTAATGGAGTAAATTTATATGGTTCATTCCAGAAAAAATATAGCCCCGATAATTTTTATAATAATTTTTCTGTATTAAATAATAAAAAACCCGTAAAAGAACATTATGCCGTTGCAGTTCCCGATTTTGTAACATTAGAATATAGTTGTCTAATACAAACTTATTACATGGAGCAATTAAATAAAATTATTGAAGCATGTGAATATGCTTCTGATGCATATTGGGGTAACCCTGAAAGATTTAAATTTAGAGCTTTTATAGATAGCTTTACAACTGCAACAGAATTAACCACAGGCAAAGATAGATTAGTAAAAGGTACATTTAATATTAGTTTGCGTGGTTATATTATTCCTGATACTATACAAAAGGAAATGAATTCTATTTCTAAATTTAATAGTAAATCTAAGGTTACAATTAATTTTGAAACTACAAGTAATAGTGATAATTTTAAACCTGGTGTTCAATCTGTCCCAGCTAATAGAACATTTCCTAACGGGCAAACAAGACAAGAATAGCTTGGATTAATAAATATAATTACTTATATTATGGTTGTATTTAAAATAACGTTATATGATATATTGGTTTACGGGTCAACCCTGTTCGGGAAAGACCGTTTTAGCAAACATGCTTAAAGAAAAATATCTTCCTCATGCTTATCGCATAGATGGAGATGAAATGAGAGAATTATTTACAAATAAAGATTATTCTATAAAAGGTAGAATAACTAATGTAGATGCTGCTCAAAAAATTGCCCATTATTTACATAATCAAGGAAAAGATGTAATTGTATCCTTAGTTTCTCCCTATTTAGATCAAAGAGAAGAATTTAAAGATATAATGAAATGGCAATTACATGAAATTTTTGTACATTATGATGTAGAAAAAGGAGCTAGAGGTAGAGAAAATTATCACGTTATGCAATTTCAAAAACCAGATTTAGATTATATTGATATTGATACTACTAACCAAACACCAGAAGAATCATTAAATATAATAGCTAAAAAAGCTGGTTTGGATGTAGTATATCCTAAAGGATCATTACTAAATGAATTACCACCTTCAGATTACCAATTAGATAATTAATATGGAGAAAAAAAATACATATTTTTGTGATATAGATGGTACTATATTCAAATATCGTAAATTTGAAACATATGAAAATGTAAAAGCTGAAGGAATAAAATCTACTATAAATTATTTAGACAAAGCAATAGAAGAGGGGCATATGGTTATTTTAACAACTGCTCGTCCTGAATATCTTAGAATGCATACCGAAATAGAATTGTATGAAAATGAAGTACCTTATCATAGATTAATTATGGGAATAGAAAGAGGACCTCGTTATTTAATTAATGATATGGACCCAAATAAACCAGGAAAAAGAGCAATAGCAATAAATTTAGAAAGAGATGGCGGAATTAAAAGCTAAAGCAGACAAAGAAAGTTCAAGTACAGAAGTAAAATATTCATTTTTTGCTGGGAGATGGCAACCTTTACATAAGGGTCATTTATGGTTAATTAATGAAAGATTAAAAGAGGGTTATAATGTTTGGTTAGGTATTAGAGATGTAAAACCAGATGAAAAAAATCCTTGGACTGCAGAACAGATATTAGAAATGGTTAAAGAAGGTGAATTAAAAGAACTTATAGAAGCTGGTAAAGTGTTACCAACAATTATTCCAGATATTGAATCTATTAATTACGGTAGAGGAGTAGGATATGATATTATAGAACATATCCCCCCAAAAGAGATTGGTAATATATCTGCTACTTCTATTAGGGAACAAATGAAAAAAGATGGTAAGTTATAAAAGACATATTGCAAAAACAATTTCATGGAGAATAATAGGAACACTAGATACAATAATACTTTCAGGAATAATAACGGGTTCATGGGAGATAGGATTGGCTATTGGAGGCGTAGAAGTAATTACCAAAATGGTACTATATTTCCTACACGAAAGGGCTTGGTATAAATTAAGTAAGTTTGGAATAAATGGTAAAAAACAAACCTAAAATTTTTGCCCATGGTAGTTACATTGGGACTACAGGTTATGCTAATCATACAAGGTCTTTTTATAGAGAACTTTCCCACTATTATGATTTAAAAGTTAGAAATTTTACTATAGGCAAATCATGGGATGGTTTTAATGATGAACCCCACAATAGTGAAAACTATATTAATGATTTAGATAAAAAATTATTAGTAGAACAATCTTTATGGAATAATGATAATGAATTAAATCACCATTCGTTTTATTCTGAATATCCTAACAATTTTAATCATAATGTAAATATTGTTTTAAATGAAACAAACCACCATTTTTTCTACCAGAATTATGATGGCCCTAAAATAGCATATAATGTTTGGGAATCAACAAGGCAACCAGAAGGATTTTTTAACCAATTAAAAACTTTTGATCAAGTTTGGGTAGCATCTAAATGGCAAAAAGAATGTACAATAGAACAAGGAATAGAAGCCGATAAAATCAAAGTAATACCCGAAGCAGTAGATGGATCAATTTTCCAACCAAATGATAATGCTACTCTCCCAGAATATAATGATAAAAGGTTTAAGTTTGTATTATTTGGGAGATTTGATTATAGAAAAGCAACTAAAGAAATTATAGAATCTTTTTTAAAAGAATTTAATAAAGATGAACCTGTAGATTTAATAGTATCAATTGATAACCCATATGCTAAGGATAAATTTGAATCCACAGAAGATAGATTAAAACATTATAAATTAAATGACCCCAGAATTAAAATTAAACACTTTCCTACTAGAAAAGAATATATAAAATATTTACAAAAAGGTCATGTATTTCTGTCATGTGCTCGAGCTGAAGGGTGGAATTTACCTTTAATTGAAGCTATGGCCTGTGGTACACCTTCAATATACTCTAATTGTAGCGCCCAGCTGGAATTTGCAGAAGGGTTAGGATTACCTGTAGATATTAAGTCTATGTCAGAAGCTAAACAGGGAGAATATAGTAGCTTTTCTCAATCCTTATTAGCTGGAGAATTTTATGAACCAGACTTTGATCATTTAAGAAAAGTAATGAGGGATGCTTATAAAAATTATAAACACCACAAAAAACAAGCATTAAAAGAATCAAAAATAATCAGAAAAAAGTTTACATGGAAAAATGCAGCTAAGTTAGCAGGTAAAGAAATAGAATCTTTACTAAATAATCTACCAAAGAATAAAATAGAAATAAGCTTTAATTTAGGACCAAAAGTAGAAGTATTAGGACATCATAATAATAATTATTTTATTGAATTTATAAATGGCGATACTAATGAAGTAATACATAGTGATACTATAAGTAATAATATGTGGACTAAATGTAGTAAATCTTATTATATACCCTGGATAATTAAAGTAAATGGTAAAATTGTACATAGATTTAACCTTACAAATAATAAAGTTAGAATTAACTTTGAATCTAAATCTATTGGAGATACAATAGCATGGATCCCCCAAGTTTTAGAATTTTATAAAAAACATAAATGTGAAGTTGTCGTAAGCACCCACCATAATAGTTGGTTCCAAACACTACCAGAATATAAAGATTTAACTTTTATAAAACCTGGATCAGCATATGATGCTTATGTTATATATGAAATTGGTTGGTTTAGAGATGAAGATGGTGGGTGGAAAAATTTTAATAATCACCCAACTCAAGTAAATACTATTCCTCTAATTCAAGCTGCATCTGATATTTTAGGTTTACCTTATAAAGAATTACATTATGGTATTAACTTTACCCCTAAAAAAAGGCCTATAAAAAACAAATATATTTGTATAGGTCCAAGATCAACAGCTGGGTTAAAAGAATGGCCTTATGAAAGTTGGAAAAAATTAGTAAAAAAATTACATAGTAAGGGGTATAAAGTAGTTAATCTATCCAAAGAAGGATTTAAAGGAACAAATATAATAGATAAAAAAAATCTAAAATGGGAAGATACATTAAACTATCTGCATCATGCTGATTTATTCATAGGATTAGGCTCAGGTTTATCTTGGGTAAATTGGGTATTGGATAAACATACTATAATGATTAATAATTTTATTCCTTATGGGTATGAATTTACTCATAATTTAACTAAAATAGAAAATCATAGTGTATGTAATAATTGCTGGGTAAGTAAAGAATTAGTATTTGATGCTGGTGATTGGGATTGGTGTGGAAAACACCAAGGAACAGATTTACAACATATATGTCAAAAATCAATTACAGTTGATCAAGTTTATAATGAAGTTATAAATTACCTTTACCCAAAAAACAATAATAATTTTATATGGATAACAGGAGGTGATAAATCTTATCTTCCTATGATAAAAGTATTAGCTAAAAGTTTATTAAAATATTCTAAACATAAATTAATAGTGTATGGATTTAACTGTGATTCGAATATAGAATTGCCTAATGTTATAAACAAAAGAATAAATTATAGACCAAAACCTAAAACTCAACCTACGGGTGAACTTGATTTATTTAATAAAGATTATTCTATTTATTTTGCTAAATATTTAGCCAGCATAGATTCTTTAAACGAACCTTATGATAAATTTGCTTGGATAGATGGAGATGCCTTTGCAACAGAAAATATAGATAAATCTATAAAATATATAAATAATTTAAAGGATTATCCTTTATTTATGACTTATTATCATCAAGATATAAATCATTGGAGAACCCATAAGGATATAAGATTAGAAGGTAATTATGGGGGCGAATTAGCAGCATTAAAGGGTATTCAAAGAAACCCTAATGGTAAACTAATTGCTACTGGTTTTTATTTTTATGATAAACGAAGTAAATCATTTTTTGAAAAATGTATTCAATGGAATAAAGATTTAAATAAATATAGTGTAAAAATATATGCTGATGATAATGCATTTTCAGAGGAAAGAGTAGCTAATAACATCCTATGGGAAGAAAACAAAAAATTAGATTTGCCTATAACTTGGAATAATTATTATAGTTCTGAGGATGAAACTAAAGTTAATCCTTATTTTTTAAAACAAGGATTTGACGTAATGTATGACAAAAGCAATCTTGACCCCTATTTTATTCATGGGCCTGACCCCTCAGTAAAACAAAAAAACGCAGATATTTTAAATAATTCTTTTAAGGATTATCAAACAACAAAACTAATGATAGTTGCTCATCCTGATGATGAATTAATTTTTGGAGGTGCAGAACTAATTAACCATGGCCCAAAATATAAAGTAGTCTGTATAACAAATAAAAATAATGAAATTAGAAGTAAAGAGTTCCAGAACGTAATGAAAGCTTTAAATATAGGCTCTTATGAAATGTGGGACTTTAAAGATTCACTTTATGATGAAAGTGAAATTTATGATTTAAATCTTTTTAAAAACTTACTATCCAAAAATTGGGAAAAAATTGTAACCCATAATCCTATAGGGGAATATGGCCACCCTAAACATAAAAGATTATTTGAAACTATTAAAAAATTAGCTACTGAATTTTATGTTTTTAGTAAAAATTCTACAAAATTACCAAAAAATATCTTAGATAAAAAATTAAAATTATTAAAATTATATAAATCCGAACAGCCTGTTATTAATCAATTATTAACTAAAAATGGTGATTGGTTTAAAAGTAATTCTAATACTAATTATATAGAGTATGAATCCATTACTAAGTATGATAAAAATAAAGACATAACCCCTTATATCGCATGTTATGATAAATAAAAATTTAATAATTATTTTAAGTCATTGTGACACTGAAGAAAAAATTAAGATATTAGATGATAATATTAAACAATTAAAATCTAATGGTTTTGATATACTACTTACATCTCATGTTCCTTTACCTAAAAGTATCCAATCCCAAATAGAATATTTTATTTATGATAAAAGTAATCCTATATTACATTGGCCTCAAAGGGGAATGGTATATTGGAAAACTATTACATTAGGCCAAGAAAATTATGATTTAGTTAACATACTCCCAGACTATGGGTGGACAGCCTTTAATCAATTTTTGACTTCAAGTCATTTGGGATTATCTTTAGATTATGACCAATACAGTTTTATTAATTATGATACTATACTTACACCTTTAATGTTTGAAACTTTAAAATCACCTCAAAGTTTTGTTACAAGTAAAGTTTATGCTAAAGAAAATGAAAAAGGTTTTCGTTTCCCTAGCTTTATGCTTAATATTCTAAATAAAGAAAATCTAAAAAAATTACTTCCTTTAATATCACAAGAACAATATATTGATGGGTCAATTACTACAGAACATCATGATTTTAAAGATGCTGAAACTTATTTAGGGCATTTAATATCTGTATTTAATTATGAAATTTATCCCGAAGTAGTTAAGGATCAAATTATGTATATAGACTTCCAGGATGCTTTTAATTTTAATATGGATAATAATTTATTTAAAGTATTCTACCAAAGTGTTACAGATCCTAAGGTTTACAAAACAGAACCTTCTATTTTAATTTATGATATAAAAGAAAACCTTAAAGTAAATATCAATGATAAAGAAATCTTAATAACGGACCCATTTTTTAATTTAAAATACTCAGAAATAAATTCATTTGGATATTATTTAAATGATTCGTATATTGACCTAACCTATATATTTAAGGAAAAAAGAACAACATCTATAGATACTAATGATTAAAAATAAAAAAATATTCATAACTGGAGGAGCAGGATATTTAGGTAAAAATTTAGTTAAACGTTACTATAATGATAATGAAATAACTATTTACTCTAGAGATGAAGCCAAACATTATTATTTAAAAAAATATTTCCCAAATATAAAATGTATAATTGGAGATATTAGAAATTTTGATTTATTAAAAAGAGCATCTATAGGTCATAACATTGGTATATTTGCTGCTTCACTAAAACAAATTAGTGCCGTAGATGAAAATGTAGAAGAAAGTGTTAAAGTGTTAATTGATGGGGCTCTTAATTCAAGGAGGGCAGCGGAAGAAAATAATTTTGAAGCTGCATGTTTTATATCGTCTGATAAATCTAGGGCTGCTACTACCTTATATGGGGCAATGAAATTTATAGCTGGCGAATCATTTATAGTAAACTCAGATAAATCTAATGTAAAATTATCTTCTGCTATATATGGAAATGTTTTAAACTCTACAGGTAGTATAATTCCTTTAATTTGGGATTCTATTAATAAAGGATATGAATTAACTTTATACTCTGAAGAAATGACTCGATTTATGATTGATATAGAAGATGCTATGGATTTAATTGAGTTAGGGTTAAAAGTAGATGGATATAATGTAATACCTAATTTACGTTCTTTTTTAGTTAAAGATTTATTTGAAATATATGCAGATAAATTTGGATTAAAATACAAAAAAGGCACACCTAGAGTATCAGAAAAAACCCATGAAATAATGGTTAGTAAAGAAGAATCTCCTAGAACATTTTATAATAAAATAGATGATACTTATTATATGCATTATGAAAAAATATTTGATAATAGTTTAAATAATGAATTTAGTAGTTATGAAACAACTGTATCAAAACAAGAATTAATTAAAATTTTAAATCATTATAATTTTTTTAAACCATGAAAGTATTAATATTAGGACATAAAGGGATGTTAGGTCATATGGTTCATAAATTCTTTCAAGATAAAGGAATAGAATGTGTAACTACTGACTGCAGATGGCCTTCAACTTGTTTTAAACAAGTAGTACAAAATTTTGATGGGGCTTATATTATTAATTGTATAGGAGCTATACACCAGAGATCAACAGATTTTCAAGTAAATTGGGAATTACCTAAATGGCTAGAAAATAATTCTTCAAAATATGTAGAAAATTTCACAGCTAAAATAATCCACCCAGGAACTGATTGCGAAATAGACGATGATGATTATGGTAATTCTAAAAGAATAGCTGCTGAATGGATTAAAAAAAAGTCAAAAAATACTAAGATCATTAAAACCTCTATATTAGGTCCTGAATTGAATACTAATGCAAGCTTAATGGAATGGTTTTTATCTCAACAGGAAGAAATTAATGGGTACTCAGATTGTTATTGGAATGGGAATACTACTTTAACTTGGGCCCAATATTGTCTTTATTTAATGTATCATTGGGAAAATTTACCTATTGAAAATATATTAGAGGGAGAATGTATTTCTAAATATGAATTACTTTTGTTATTAAAAGAAATATATAATAAAAATATTACTATTAACCCCGTTAATTTTCCTTCAATAAATAAATGTTTAAAGGGAACAATAAAAACTTTACCCTTAAGAGAACAATTAGTGGCATTAAAAGAATTTTATTAATATTTATAATAAAATAAAAATGAAAAAAATAAAGTTATCACAAGAAGAGTTGCAACAATTAAAAGATTTTCAAAAGAAAGATAATGAAATTACTTTTACTTTAGGTCAAATTGAGTTAAGAAAGATTTATTTAGAAAAAGAAAAACAAAATCTTCAAACCCAATACCAAACCCTTCTTCAAAACCAAGAGAAAGTAGGCAAAGAACTACAGGAAAAATATGGAGACGGTAATATTGATCTAGAAAAGGGAGAATTCATTAGTTCAGAATAGTTCTTTGAGAAAATCTTTAATATGTATAATAAAACAATATTAAAAATAACATATAAAGATGGCAGAAACATTATTATCTCCAGGTGTATTAGCTAGAGAAAACGACCAATCATTTATCCAACAACAACCAGCAGAAGTTGGTGCAGCTATTATTGGACCAACTGCTTTAGGTCCTGTTGAAGTGCCTACATTGGTTACTTCTTTTAGTGAATACTCAGCAATCTTTGGTACTACAGTACAGAGTGCTTCAGTTGCTTATTCATATTTAACTTCATTAGCGGCAAATAATTATTTTCAAAGTGGTGGAACAAGTTTATTAGTTACTAGAGTTGTACCTGAAACATTCACACCCGCTTCAAGTTCATTTATTCAAACAGTAGATGATTCTGCTATTAAAGCTGACGTTGGAAGTGAAGCTGATTTATTTGCAGCAGGGGTAAACACAGGAACTACTTGGGTTGATGCAGATTACACTAGTGCTACATTTACTACGAATGGAAGCGGTACAGGAGCTACATTTAATCTTACAGCAGCTTCAAACGCTATTACAAAAATAACAGCATCTGCAGGAGGTGAGGGTTATGCAATTGGAGAACAACTTACTTTTTCAAGTGGAAATAATGGTGGTTCCCCTTTAGTAGCAACAGAATTATCAGCATCAGCTACGTTTTCGAATAGTGATACTTATGATGCAGCTACTATAACATCAAACCCATCTTCAACAACATCTACATCAGCAACAGGCCAAGCTTGGTCTTTAACATTTGCTGGAGGAACAGGAGCTTCATCGTTAACTACTATAACAGCTACTACAGCTGGAACTGGAGTAGTAATTGGTGACACATTTACATGGACAGCAGCAGATTTAAATACTGCAATTGATGTTGCAGCAGGAGGGGCTTCAGCAGGAACAACAGACGTAGTACTTACGGTAGTAGCCGCGGATTTAAATAGTAGTACTTTTGTAGTTACTTTAACCGCCGGAACTTTAGAAGATGGTGATTCACCTTTTGTACTTGAAACAATTTCAGAAGGTGAAGTAATGAATACAGGTACAACTGAATTAACAGGAGGTGCTTTAGAAACGGGATCAGCAGAAAATGTTCGTTGGTCAATCCCTTCAGTAAATACAGCTTCAGGAACATTTAGTTTACTAATTCGTAGAGGTGATGATAACACAAACCAACAAACAGTATTAGAACAATATAGTAATCTATCATTAGACCCTTATTCACCAAATTATATATCAGCACAAATTGGTGATGTTACTAAAAATTTAGTTAATGAAGGAAGTGATTATTACATTCAAGAATCAGGATCTTATGCTAACTTATCAAGATATGTAAGAGTAAAATCAGTAAATTTAAAAACACCAAATTATTTTAATAATAATGGTCAAGCAAAATCAGAATTTACAGGATCTTTACCATCAGTATCTTCAGGTTCATTCAATGGAGCAGTTGGTAAAATGATAACAACAGCAGATTCTGGAAGAGTTGCTAATTTTTATGATAAAATTGGAGAAGGATCAGCATTTGATACTCAAGGATTAACTGGAAGTAGTTATGATAACGCGATTGCTTTACTAGGAAATGTAGATGAATATAAATATAATGTAATTAGTGCTCCGGGTATAATTAACTCAGTACACGCAACTCAAGCAACAAATATATTATCAAATACAATTCAAAGAGGAGATGCAATTGCAGTATTAGATTTAGTACAATATGGAAGCTCAGTATCAGCAGTATCTTCAGCAGCAGGAGCATTTGATAATAGTTATGCTGCAACATACTGGCCATGGGTTCAATTAATAGATCCTCAAACTGGAGAATTAGTATATTCACCAGCATCAACAGTAATCCCAGGAGTTTATGTATTTACAGATGCTTCAAGTGAACCATGGTTCGCTCCAGCAGGATTAACTAGAGGAGCTTTAGGACAAGTAGTTAGAGCTGAAAGAAAATTAACAGCAACAAACAGAGATACTTTATATGAAGCAAATGTTAACCCATTAGCTACTTTCCCTCAAAGTGGAGTAGTAGTATTTGGTCAAAAAACACTACAGAAAAGAGCTAGTGCTTTAGATAGAGTAAATGTTAGAAGATTATTAATTGCTCTTAAAGGATTTATTTCAGGAGTATCTGATAACTTAGTATTTGAACAAAATACTATTGCTACTAGAAATAATTTCCTAAGTGTAGTAAACCCATATTTAGAAGGAGTACAACAAAGACAAGGATTATTTGCATTTAAAGTTGTAATGGATGATACCAATAATACACCAACTGTAATAGATAGAAATGAGTTAGTAGGACAAATATTCTTACAACCAACTAAAACAGCTGAGTTTATTATATTAGATTTCAATGTATTACCAACTGGAGCAACTTTCCCAGCATAAAAATTTAAAAATAGAATATTTATAATAAAATAAGAAAATAAAATGGCAGTATTAGATCCAAACGAAATATTTTTCACAGCTTTTGAGCCAAAACAAGCAAATAGGTTTATCCTTTATGTAGACGGTATTCCTGCTTATGTAGTAAAAGGAGTTGGAGCTGTATCAGTAACACAAGGTACAGTTGAATTAAATCATATTAATGTATCAAGATATGTAAAAGGTAAAACAGTTTGGGATCCTATCTCATTAACATTATTTGACCCAATCACCCCATCAGGTGCTCAGGCAGTAATGGAATGGGTACGTTTACATCATGAATCAGTAACTGGTAGAGATGGTTATAGTGATTTCTATAAAAAAGATCTTACTTTTAATGTACTTGGCCCAGTAGGAGATATTGTATCAGAATGGATTATTAAAGGTGCATTTATACAATCAGCTACATTTGGTGATTACAATTGGGATTCTGTAGATACTGCTCAAAATATAGAATTAACGGTACAACCAGATTATTGTATCTTAAATTTCTAAAAATTTTACCCACCCCTGATTTAGAAAATAGCTTGGCTCCGGTCAAGCTTTTTCTTATCTTAATATTTATAAGAGTAAAAACGTTATTATTAAATAAAGATTATGGCCGAATTTAAAATACCCACAGAAACAGTATCACTTCCCTCAAAAGGACTTTTATATCCTAAAGACCACCCATTAGCAAGTGGAACAATTGAGATGAAATACATGACAGCTAAAGAAGAAGATATCCTTACTAACTCAGCTTATATAACTGATGGGTCTGTAATTGACAGGGTATTAAAAGCATTAGTAGTAACTAAATTTAATTGGAGTGAATTATTAATTGGAGATAAAAATGCTGTAATGGTAGCTGCTAGAGTTTTAGGTTATGGTAAAGATTATACCTATGAATATAATGGGAAAGAATATAGTGTAGATTTATCTAAATTAGAAGATAAAGAATTAGATGAAAGTCTATATACTAATGGAAATAATTTTAATTTTACATTGCCTCACTCAGGTAATGTGGTTACTTATAAATTACTTACTAATGGAGATGAAATTAAAATTCAAAATGAATTAAAAGGTTTACAAAAAATTGATAAAAATAATGTACCTGAAGCTACTACTAGACTAAAATATATGATTCAATCCGTTGAAGGAGATTCTGAAAGAAAAACAGTAAGGGATTTTATTGATAATTATTTATTAGCTCGAGATGCTCGGGCATTAAGAGAAAATATTCTTCAAACCCAACCAGACATAGATCTGACTTTTTTTCCCGAAAACGGAACTAAGCGGGTTAACATCCCCATTGGGATTAAGTTTTTTTGGCCTGACGTTGATCTCGGCTAGTGAAAAAAGACAATCTTTATTTAGACAAATACATGAAATAGTATTCCATGGTAAAGGTGGGTATGATTGGCCTACTGTTTATAATATGCCTATTTGGCTTCGTAAATATACTTTTAAATTAATTTCTGATTTCTATAAAGAAGAAACAGAATCTCTTAAAAGAGCAAGGGAAGGGAAAGGCAAAAAATCCTTAATTGGAAAAGATGGTAAAGTATCTTCCCCCCAATTCCAAAATAAAACTAGTTATAAATAAAAATATAATTGTTTAATATTTATAACAAAATACCTCTATGGCTATAGGAGATGGCAAAGCTAAAAAAGAAGCACAAGATATAAATAAGGAATTAGGATTTATTCTTGATGCCGTTTCTTCTATTGGAGACCAATTAGTTGGTTCTTTCCAAGATGCAGTAGACTCTGCTTCTGACTTAGATAGTAAAGTAGATATTGTAGGTAAAACAATGCAACGTGGTTTAGTAGCCGATTTAAAACAATCAGTTAAAAATACCGAATCCTTAATTGATCTCCAATCCAAAGTAACACGAGGGGTTGCTACTCAAAAAGACATAGCTAAAGAACAAGAAAAAATAGCTTTAAATAGAGCTCGTTTAGAAGCTAAAAGAGATATTTTAGGTAAAAAGTTAACTAAAAGACAAAAAACTTTACTAGCCCAAGAAGAGGAACAATTAGATTTTCAAGAAGAAGCCCTTGGTAATATTAAAAAACAAAATACTGAGCAACAAAAGAATAAAAGTCTACTTTCAATTGGAAATGAAAGTCTTAAGGGCATGGTTGATAAACTGGATAAATCCGGAACTTTATCAGCAATATTAGAAGGTAAATTTTCAGAAGTTGTAACTTTATCTAGGTTAGGTGAATTATCCTTGTTTGCTATAGGTAATGCTATTCTTAAGGGTAGTGAAAACATGGCTAAATTAGCCAAAACAACAGGGATATCGAAAGATGCTGCATTTGAACTCCAAAAATCATTAAACCAATCAGCTATTGATTCGGGAAATGTAGCATTTACAGGAGAAAAAGCTACAAAAGCTTTTGTTGCATTATCTAAAGAAACAGGTTTAGTTGCTGACTTTGGTGGTCAAACATTAGAAACCTTTACAATGCTAACCACTAAACTTGGTTTAGCAGAAAAAGAAGCTAGTTCATTAACTACAATGGCTAGACTACAAGGTAAAGAAACTGAAGATATTTTAAGTGATACTGTAGCAACAGCTAGTTCATTAGCAAAACAAGCAGGAGTTGGGATTAATGTAAAAGGTGTTTTAGAAGATGTTGCTAATTCAAGTAATTCAATAAAAATTTCTTTAGGGTCTAATCCTGAACTCTTAGCTGAAGCCGCCGCTAATGCAGCTTTATTAGGTACTAATTTAGAAGGTGTTGATGCTATAGCTAGTAGTTTATTAGATTTTGAACAATCTATAAAAAATGAACTTGCAGCAGAAATGTTGCTTGGTAAGGATATTAATTTAGAAAAAGCTAGACAATTAGCCTTAAATAATGATTTAGCTGGTTTAGCAGAAGAAATTGCAAATCAAGAAGAAATTACTGCCTCATTTGCATCCGGAAATAGAGTACAACAAGAGGCTGCAGCAGCAGCTTTAGGAATGAGTAGAGATGCTTTGTCAGATATGGTAATGAAGCAACAATTAAATGCCTTATCAGCTGAAGAATTTAAAAATACCTATGGAGAAGCTACATATGAACAAATGCAATCTGTTAGTGCTCAAGAAAAATTAGCTTTATCTGCGGGTAAAATGAAAGATTCAATTGCCCAAATAGGTTTAGCATTTGCTCCTTTTCTAGATGGTTTAGCAAAAGGTGTTGGTTATTTAGCTGAATCTAAAACCTTTTTAGCTATTATGGGGGGTTTAATGGCGGGCTTAGCGGCTAGACAGGCAGTTTTAGCTACAATAAGTTTTGCAACTGCAATCCCGAAAATATTTTCATCTTTTTCAGCAATTCCCTTTGGATTAGGAATACCAGGAGCAATAGCAGCAATTGCAGGAATGGCAGCTGCTGTGAAAGGGGCTTCATCTATAGTAGGAACAGTTGATGATATGGTTGCACCCCCAGGATATGGTGATAGAATATTATCAACCCCTGCAGGTTCTTTAGCTTTAAATAATCAAGATACTGTTGTAGCTGGAACTAACTTAGGAGGTGGTGGGGATATGAAAGAAACAAATGCTTTACTTAATAATATTCTCAATAAACAAGGAACAGTAAAAATGAATGCTACCAGTGTAGGTACAGCATTTAGTGTTAATTCACGACAAATACAATAATTTAATATTTATAATAAAACAATAATTATGGGACTTTTAGATAAATTAGAACAAGGTAAATCTAACTTAACTGGGTTAAATGGAGGAACACCTCAAACACCTGATTTTGCATTATCAAAATTACATGATACATATTCAGCTGATGGTATTCCAAATTTAAATGGTAAACCTGCCCCAACAAATTTGGCAGACGGTGACCCAGTAAAATATTTAGACAACTTACCAAGATAAAAATATGGCTCTTTTGGATTTAACAACCGACCTTAAATCTTTAAGGTATGGTAAAGACCGCATAGGTGGAGGAAGTAGCAAAGAACCTTTTGTTACAGATTCCGTTAACAGTACCCCTGGGGATACTGGTGGTCCTGACTTCCTTTTAAGAGCTAATACTTTAAGTAGAACAGGAGATGACTTATCTAGAATAGGTCAATTTATGTTAACACCAAAAGGATTACAATTTGCAGCTAAGCAAAATTTATTATCACGTACTAGTGTAAAAATCCAAACAAAAGGAGATATTAGTTTTAATCCTATTAATGATGGAGTTTATTTACCAACATCAACTTTAGCTCAAATAGCGGTTAATGCTGAAGGTGGACATTTATTAAAACAAGGAATTAACCCTTTTAGAAATACTACTGCAGCTGGAGCCAATACTGGAATTGGGTTTCTTGATAATATATTAGATGCTGATTTACCTTTGGATCAAGCATTATATGTAAAACAAGTTCCTCAATATCAATCTATAAGTGAAAATAGATTAGTTGAATTAAGAGATACTAAAATAGCAATTGGCCAATCAAATGCTGCTAATAACCCTGTAGAATCCTTTTTAGATAAAATTACAAGTAGCGGAGTAGGAGGATTTTTTGGAGGGGTACTTAATAATTTAATTAAACCAATTAATGGTAATAATGGTTTAAATATTTCTCAAAATCCTAACGAAATACTTAGATACACGGGAGGACCTGGTTCCTTTGCAGGAGTTGGAGAAACAGGAATTGGAAGAACAATATTTTCTCAAGATTATAAAACTCCAAATAGTTATGTTTTAAATATGTCCAATATTATATCAAGAGCAGGTGTAAATACTACTGATGAAAGATATGGGGTTTATACTTCAAAAGGACAAACACAATCAGATTTTAGAAAATCTTTAATTGGAACCCAAACAAGTGGTGGTGGTCCTAAAGATATTTTATCTACCTCTTTAAATTATAATGAGCCAAATCAAACCATAACAGGAAGGGTAAATATGGGAGACCCTGGTAGAAAAGGCAGAAATCTTATTAATTATAATATTGGTGTACAAGAAGGAGGAAAACCCTCTGGTCCATTAGATAAAATTAATGCTTTACCCCTATACCAAGGCACTCAGATGAATTCTGATACTGCCGAAATTAATGATTTAGTTAAGTTTAGAATTGGAATAATGGATAATAATAAATCATACCCATCTCCTCCTAATGAAGAAACTAATGTTTCTACTCCATATAAAACTTATATTCATTTTAGATCTTTTATAGATTCATTCTCAGATAATTATTCCGCTAATTGGAGCAAACAAAATTTTATGGGTAGAGGTGAAGCATTTCATAGATATGGTGGTTTTGAAAGAACAATATCTATGGCTTGGACAGTTGCTGCTCTATCAATTGATGAATTAATCCCAATGTATCAAAAATTAAATTATTTAGCTTCTAGTTTAGCCCCAAATTATAGTAAAGAAGGTTATATGCAAGGAAATATTGCATATTTAACTATGGGAGGTTATTGTTATGAACAACCGGGAATAATTACTGGTTTAAATATATCACCTATAAAAGAATCCCCATATGAAATTGATATAGATAGCCAGACAGGTGTAGAAGATGGAGGACTTAAAACTAAAGAATTAGCCCATTATGTAAGTGTAACCGGATTTAATTTTATACCAATACATAATTTTGTTCCTAAATTACAAAGTAACACATACTTTGGGGAAAAAGTAAAAGGAGGAGGAAATTATATTTCGAAATTTGGACAAGAAAGATTTATAGCATTAAAAAATGCTAAAAATAATAATTATGCTTCTAATAATTTTGTAAGACCCCAACCAAAAGAAGAAAAACAAGAACAACAAGTTAATAATAGTGAGCAATCCCAAGGCGTTAATAATAGTAATATGGAAAGTTACATGGGTATAGGTGGGATGTAAAGATAATAAAAATGAGTAGATATAATAATACAAGAATATTTAAAACATCAAGAGGAAGGGAATTTTATGGGTCAACCAAATACCCAGTACCCCCTTTAAGTTCGGATGATATCTATGTTATTACACAAGAAGGAGATAGATATGATCAATTAGCCCAACAATACTATGGGGATTCTTCTTTATGGTGGGTAATTTCTACATCAAACCCTGCACTAAACCAAAATTCATATTTTCCACCTATTGGAGTACAGATTAGAATTCCAACAAATATAGCTGGGGTAATGGCACAACAACAAGTAATAAATGCAAGATAGTTATGACAGGAAATTTAATTGGAGAACCATTTTTCCCATTTGTTTTTAACCAAATAGAACAAAGACAAATCCTTCAAGGTAAAGGATATAAAGGAAATAGAAGTGATTTAGACATACAAATGTTAAATTCATCTACTTCCTTTTTAAAATTAGCTTCTGGGGTTGACATTTTTCAACCTTCACCTGAAGTTACACAAGAAGAGTTTGTGGCAGGGGAAGGGGTTACAATAGGAGATGAAACTATTACCCCTGTAGACGAAACCTTAGTAGGCCCTTTAACTGAAGAACAATCTTCTGCATCAAATGGTTATGTAGGTGTTTCCACTGGTGATGATGATGTAAATGTTGTTGTTAAAAATAATGAAGCAGTAAAGGCTAATAAAGAAAAACTAAAAACCATTAATGAACAAATAAAAGCTAATAACAAACTCCAAGCAAAATCAGCTAAGAATAAGTTAAAAAGATTAGGGTTTACAAATACAGAAATTAAAAGATTCAAAAATACTAATACTTTAGCTAAAAATGCTGTTTTATTTAATGGTTTATCTTCCTTATCAGGTGGAAAATTAAACCAAAGATTTGGAATTAGTGGTGGTGGAAAAACTGTTTGGGATGAAACATCAGCTTATGGATTAGGAGGCAGTAAATTTGGAAGACAACCTATGCCCGGTATAATATCTGCTGAAATAAAATGTGTAAATAGAGGTTCTATTAGAAGTGCTACAGTTGAAATAAAGGCTTTTAACCAATTCCAATTTGAATTATTAGAGCTATTATATATGAGACTAGGGTTTACTATGTTACTAGAATGGGGCCATAGTATTTATGTAGATAATAATGGAAAAAAGCAAAATATGGGGACAACACTTGTAGAAGGGAATCACTCTAAACGCGCTCCCTCTTTTTTTCAAAACCAAGTCCGTGATCAAAGAGAGGTATTAGATAGTATTAATTTTTTAAGAGCAAAATATAATGGAAATTATGATGGGTTTTTTGGAAGAGTAACTAATTTTAGTTGGTCTTTTTCACCTGATGGTACCTATGATATTACTTTAGAATTATATACATTAGGGGATGTAGTTGAATCTTTAACAGTAAATGTACCAGCAGATAAAGTAGGCACTACCTATAATGAAGATGGTACTAGCAATGTTACCCCTACTGGATATACTGTTCTTGATAAATGGTTAGATTCTTACATAGCAACTTATGGAAATAATGCAGTAACAGGAAATGGCAGATATATAAATTTATGTTCAATTAATTATAATGGGGGTAGTTATGTTATAAAAAAAGAATTTATTACTGGTTGGGGAGGTGAAGGGAAACAACTTACTAAAAATTTCTGTACTGTTAAAGAATTATTAGAAAAAATTGTTGAATATACTATTCCTTTAGTAGTAGGTAAAACCACCTATCCCTTAGTTGATTTTAACCTAGATGAAAGTACTAATATAGTAAGTGCTCAACCAAACCAAATATCTTACGATTTAGGAACTTGTTTTATTAAACCCTCTTTCCTTGGGTTAATACAAGATGATGTAGGCAGACCAGCAACTTTTAGTAAATCCTATATAAAAGATTATTTTGTATTAGAAACAGAAAATGGTGCTGACTTATATTATGGGCAATTTATGAATATATACTTGAATTTTAAATTCATAAAACAACAACTTAAAAAAAATATAAATGATAAAGGAGAATTAACTCTTTACAAATTTTTAGTAGGAATATGCGATGGGATAAACTCAGCTTTAGGGGATGTCAATCAAATCCAACCTATTATCAAAAATGGAAACCAAATAGTATTTATTGATCAAGTACAACCTAAAGGTAATAATAGTATTTTAAATAAATTAATCCCTGCTATACCAAAAGTTAAAAAAGTACCTTTTGAATTGTTTGGGTACAATACCAGTGGCAAAGTAAAAAAATCAAATTTTGTTTATAATTTTTCTTTTGAAAGTAAAATTGATTCTTCATTAGCAACTTCATTAGCTATAGGTTCTACAGCAGGGAAATCAAATACTGCTTTAACAGATGGAACAGCTTTTTCAACTTGGAATGCAGGATTACAAGATAGATTTACTCCCCAAATAATTTCTCCTAAAGTAGATATAGACACAACACAACTACAAGAAGAAGAAGAAAAAATTGATGATGCTGAATTAGAAAAGTATTGGAAAGGAGAGTATGATAGTGATGAAGGAAAAGATACTGAAACAGATTGGAATGTAGATGGAGAACTCTTTGGATATGAGGAAACTAGAGACGTAAGAATTGGAAATTACACGGGAAATGATTTAACTCTTGGAGATTTTAAACGTGACTACAGACAATGGTTAAATTCTAATAAAAATATTCAAACTAAAACACAATTTGAATCTAGCTTTAAAGGAACGGGATATAAAGAATTATTAGCATATGCTTTTGGTGGTATAGCAGGAGGGGGTCAACCTGTATTTTTAGAAAGTGAAGCAAAATATCTTGATTTTGAAAATAAAAATTTCTATACTTCTTTAAAACAAGCTTTTAGAAGTTATATTCAAAAAAGAGATGAAAAAATATTTAAAGTAACAAATACATCATCCCAAAGAGAAGGATTTATCCCCTTAAGTTTAACAATTGATATGCTAGGACTATCGGGTATAAAAATATATAATAAATTACCTGTTGTAACTCGTTTTTTACCAAGTCAATTTACTCAAGGAAATAGTACTTCTTTAGATTTTATTATAGAGTCTGTAGACCATAAAATATCGGATAATAATTGGGAAACTTCAATAAGTACTTTAAGTATACCACCTTCACAACCTACAGAAGTAAGGGTTATAGATGAAGGCTTATTTGCATTCTTAAATATTAATGTAACATTACCTGATGTAACAAATGTAGCTGCATATTCTGTTTATGTAGTAAAACAACCTTGGAGTGCTTGTTTTATTTCTTATTTATCTAGATCAAATGGTATCCAATTTAGATATTCATCCGCTCATAGAAAATTTATGACTTATTATAAACAAAATTCTACAAAAGCAGATTTAGAAGTAAAACCTGCAGGTGATGGTTTTGTTGCCTTTGATCCTAGAGAGGGAACAACATATCAATATGGAGATAAAAAAACTATAAATTCAGATCTAAATAAAAGAACAATATATTCATATAGTAAATTTAATGTTGATACAGTTTATAATGATGGTACAAGTGGTTTTAGTGATTTTAAGGGAATACAAGTAGGTGATATTATAGTCTATAATAGAAAAAATAAAGATGGTGTTATGAATGATAACTATTATTCAGAAGTTTCCTTTCAAGATTCAACAAAAGAATATAAAGGTTCTACTCATAGTGATATAGTAGTGGAAATAAACGGTGAGGATGTATATACTATAGGTGGTAATGTTGGAAATAAAGTATCAAGGGTATTAAGATATAAATTATCAACTAAACCCATCACAATTTCTGTTGGAAGCCAATTTTCTACAACATATAAAACAAATGGGGCAATAAGAGCAGATTATGGATTTGGTAAACATGTATTTGGAGCAATACGCCCTCCAGCTGATAAAATATCACAATTAATTGCAACAGCTCAGGCACAATATCAAATTTGGAAATCAAATGGGTGGAAAGAAAGTGATCCTCCTTCGTATCCTTATACTGCAGCCTATTATAAAGCTGGTGGGATGAGAGCACCAACAGAAGGAGGGGAATCATCAGAAGCAAATGTTTAAAATATAGATTATGTATTATCCAAAATCCCAAATAACAACTAATTTATATACTAATGGTAATGAATTTATAATAGCCTCAACTAGTAAAGTATATATTGGGCCTTATTATATAACTTCTAATGGAGATGCTTATTCAAACAAATCCCCTAACGATAGACCAACTGAAAAACTATCTCGAATTAGTGTATCTAATTCTATAAAACCAAAACTACCAAACACCACACTATCCCCAGCAAGTGAATTTACTCCTTCTGATGATGATAATAGGAATAGTTACTATGAGATAGAAAAAGGAGGTATTTATTCTGTAGTACCAGACCAACCAACAGCACCATCCCCACCAAGATCTATTGCCCCAACTCCAACAGATGAAGAATATGAGTTAGGAGAATTTACTAGGTATTTTGGGTATAAAAACTCTACACAACAAACAATAGAAACAAATAAATTTGATTTTGATTCTTTGAAAGACCAATCATCTTTAATTCAACATGATTTATTCACCCCAATTTTCCTAACATGGATGATTAGTGGGGATAAAGAAAAATGTTCTAAAACAAATTTTAACTTAGTTAGATTAAAACAATCTAAAGAAAAACTCCCAGGATTTTCAAAATATTTTGAAGGTAAATATGATAAATATTTTAAATATGGAAGTAATGAAAATTTATATAGTGATGGCACTGAATTAAGATTTTCTAAAAGTAAAAAACCATATATTGGGTTTTACCACATCCATCCAGAAAAAGGACCTATGGTAGGGGCTCAACATGTTCCAACACCTCATGAATTTTTAGAATTTATAACAACAGGTTCAATATTAAACCCAATAGAACCAACAATTCAAACAGGTTCTGTAGATGATACGCCTTCACTTGCACCACCTGTAAATTATTCTGGAGGATCTATAGGAGGGGGTGGAGGTTACTAAATAGTTTCGTATATTTAGAGCAAATTAGGTTATATGTACTGGCTTGTAGAAAACGAGGAACAGTTAAGTGTTTTAATAAATAGTGGTTATAAAGAAGCTTTTGTAGAGATAATTCCCTATAATGACATTATACATCCTGCATTAAATAACGTAAGTTTAGTGTATATTAGACCGATTAAAGCAAGCAAAGGCTATATGGTATGTATTTCACATAGTGAAGCTTTAAATGCATTAAATACGCGTATAAACGAGATATTAAATAAATTTGAAAAACTATATTGTAGAGATAAAAAAGAAATATTACATTATTTCCCACTAAAAGCTCTCTATGACATTAATTTACCCCCTACTACGTATATACGACCTACAACTCCAACACATGAATTGTATTATAGAAAATATAGTGATAATAAAGAATTAAATAAAATAATCCCAATTGTAAAGCATTATGAAGTGTGTGAGATGATTTGGGGAGATCTAAAAAACAATATAAATTATGAAACAACAAAATATAATGACTTCTTTAACAATAGAGTATCCGTGGTGTTCAACTCCATCGAGAGAAGTGGAATTCGAATACATAAACCAACCTTCGAAGAATACTTCCATCCCATTGATAGTGAATACACTTACACTCAGTTCAACTTAAAAACAACTACTACTAGACCTAGTAATAAATTTAAACATGTAAATTATGCCGCACTTAATAAAGAAAATGGTTGTAGAAAAAGTTTTCTACCACGTAATAATAGGTTTGTGGAAATCGATATTAGTGCTTACCACCCTAGCTTGTCTGCTCGTCTTATTAATTATGATTTTGCCAATGTTGATATTCACGCTCATTTTGCTTCCTTATATGGAGTGGATTATAAAAAATCGAAGGAACTTACCTTCAAACAGCTCTATGGAGGCGTTTTTGAAAATTATAAAAGCCTGGAGTTTTTTAAAAAAATCGAAAAATACGTAGGAGAAATATGGAGTAAATTTCAAAACGAGGGGTTTGTAGAGTGTAAAATATCTGGGTACCGATATGAAAAAGAAAAATTAAGTAATATGAAACCACAAAAATTATTTAATTATATTTTACAAAATTTAGAAACTTCTATGAATGTGTTGATATTATGGGATATGCTTTGTATATTGAGGGGATGCAAAACAAAACTTGTATTATATACTTATGATTCGTTTTTGTTAGATGTTGATGATGAAGAGGTAGAAGCATTAGAAAAGATTAGAGAAATATTCAAAAAATATAAATTAAATATTAAAGAAATAGAAGGTTATGACTACAGTTTTACAAAATAATCCTAATATGTATAATACAGAATATGATGTCATTACAGACCTCAAAATATTAGGAGATTTGAATAATAAACTTTTTTGTACGTTTACCGATTTAGACGGTTTAGATGAACTAATTAAAGATATAAGGGCTAAATATGATATTATTTATAATAAGCTTTTTGTTTTAGAGATTGTTGGTAAAAATGAATATGTTATTACATATAACGTTGATCAGACCAATTTAAATTCAATTCCTGAAAATACTATATTAGTCCATCGTAAAAAAGAATCTAATACTTTATATACTATTAATGCATTAAACGAGCTTATTAAGAAATTAAATGGAGGAGTAGTTGATACAAGTTATAAAATAGATTGGCAGCATTATAGAAATTGTGTTTTACTTACCCAACACAATGAATTAAATCAATTAAATACAAAAATTTACAAAATTATTGAACTATAGTTTGGCCCCCCGAATTATGGTTCGTATATTAGAGTTACATTTAAAAATTAGTTATAATTATGGATTTATCATTACTTAAACAGAAGTTGGACGGACTCCAACAGAAAACAAGTTCGAATTCACAAAAAACAGATTACACTAAAATTTTTTGGAGACCTACAGTAGGTAAACAACAAATTAGAATTGTACCATCTGCTTTTGATAGTAAAAACCCATTTAAAGAACTTAAGTTCTATTATGGTATTACAAATAAGGTTATGATTTCACCTTTAAATTTTGGTGAAAAAGACCCTATTCATTTATTTGCCCAAAAGCTAAGGGAAGAATATAATAAAGAAAATTATATACTTGCTAAAAAGCTGGATGCTAAAAACCGTATTTTTGTCCCTGTAGTAGTTAGAGGAGAAGAAGATATGGGTGTTAGATTATGGCAATTTGGAAAATTAGTATACGAAGAATTATTAGCACTAGCTGTTGATGATGAAATTGGAGACTACACAGATATTGTAAATGGTAGAGATCTTACTGTAGAAACAGTAGGACCTGAAGCAACAGGAACCCCTTATAATAAATCATCAGTAAGAGTTAGATTGAAAACTTCACCACTTAGTGAGGATTCTACTACTGTAGATACTTGGTTAAAGGAACAACCTAATCCCGAAGAATTATTTAAGCGTTATACATTTGATGAAATGAAATCTGCATTGGAAAAATGGCTAGCACCTGAAGATGCTGGAGATGAAGGAGATATCATTTCAGAACCTGCTGAATCATTTGATACTGATTCTAAGCCGGCTTCAAATTTTAGCTTAGATACTTCAAAAGTAAAACAAACTAAAACAGATGAATTTGATAGTTTGTTTGATGACAAAAAGGAAAATAAAGTTGATGACTTACCATTTTAATTATGCCAAGAAAAAGCAAATCACTATCAGCAGCAGTGTCTGCTGAAATAAAATCGAACTTTGATTTATCTAAATTTAAATCTAAAAAAGGTTTAGATAAAAATATTAAGTTTAAAGACCAAGAATGGATCCCCCTTTCACCTGCCTTTAGTGAAGTCACTTCCGTACCCGGAATACCAATGGGACATATTGTTTTACTTAGAGGCCATTCTGACACAGGTAAAACAACAGCAATGATAGAAGCGGCAGTATCCGCTCAAAATAATGGGGTACTGCCAGTTTTCATCATTACTGAGATGAAATGGAATTGGGAACATGCTATTCAAATGGGATTAGATATTAATATTGAACGAGATTCAAATGGTGAAATTACAGATTATAGTGGTAATTTTATTTATGTTGACCGTGAAACAATTAATTCTATTGAAGACGTAGCTGTATTCATTTTAGATTTAATGGACGAACAAAAGAAAGGTAATTTACCTTATGACTTATTATTCTTATGGGATAGTATAGGTTCAGTGCCTTGTGAAATGTCACTTAAATCAAATAAAAACAATAATGAATGGAATGCAGGTGCTATGTCAACTCAATTTGGAAATAATGTAAACCAAAAAATTACATTATCTCGAAAAGAATCTTCACCCTTTACTAATACATTAGTTTGTGTTAATAAAGTATGGACACTTAAACCAGAATCACCTATGGGTAGACCAAAACTTATGAATAAAGGTGGTTATGCTATGTGGTTTGATTCAACATTTGTAGTTACCTTTGGTAATATTATGTCTGCGGGTACATCTAAAATTAAAGCAATTAAAGATGGCAAACAGGTAGAATTTGCTAAACGTACTAATTTACAAATTGATAAAAATCATATTAATGGTGTTACTACAAGAGGAAAAATTGTTATGACCCCTCATGGATTTATTGAGGATGATCCTAAACAACTTAAAACTTACAAGGATGCACATGCAAAAGATTGGGCTAAAGTATTAGGTGGGACAGATTTTCAAGTAGTAGAAGAGGACCAAGAAGTAAACGATATTTCACAGTTCGAGAAAGAACCAGAATAGAATCATTATGAAGCAAAAAGAATTATTTGCGTTGCTGGACGAAGTCCAGGAGCAAGGGGAAGAGACTGTATTAAAAAAACATGATAAAGTATTATTAATAGATGGGTTAAATCTATTTTTTAGAAACTTTGCAATGATGAATATGGTTAATCCTGATGGAGTTCACATTGGTGGGTTAGGTGGGTTCTTTCGTTCTTTAGGTGCAATGATTCGTCAAACCCAGCCAACCTCTGTTTATGTAGTATTCGATGGAGCGGGTTCAACAGCCAACCGAAAGAACCTGCTCTCCGAATACAAGGGAAGTAGAAATTTACAACGTATTACTAATTGGGATGCTTTTGATTCATTAGAAGAAGAACACGACTCAAAAGTTGACCAAATAGTACGTGTAATTCAGTATTTAAAATTATTACCTGTTAAAACAACTATAATTGATAAAGTAGAAGCAGATGATATTATAGCTGTATTAGCAGAAAAATTAGTAAAAAAACATAATTCAACTTGTTTTATTGTGTCATCAGATAAAGATTTTGTACAATTAGTTACTGATAAAATTATTTTATACAGACCAATGGAAAAAGAATATTATACACCTAAAGCAGTAAAAGAAAAATTCGGTGTATCTCCTCAAAATTTTATAATATATAAAACGTTACTAGGGGATAATTCAGATAATATACCGGGAGTTAAAGGATTAGGTGAAAAGGGTATATTTAAAAAATTCCCTGAGTTGAAAGAAAAAGATTTATCATTAGAAGATATTTTTGATATAGCTACTAGGAAATTTAAAGACCATGTTGTATATTCAAGAATATTACAAGATGAGGACAAATTAAGGACAAGTTTTAAGGTAATGGATCTAGGAACCCCTATGATAGATGAAAGAGAAAAGGAGTACCTAGACCAACTAATTACAGATAATTTTCCTGATTTTAACCCTGAAATGTTTATTCAATTTTATAATGAAGATAAATTAGGGGGAATGATTAGAAATTTAGATATTTGGTTAAAAGATATATTTTCACAATTTAAAGGTTATAAAGATTGACATTAAATAGCATAAATCAATACGGGCATGAATTCCAGATAAAGATTTTATCATCTTTATTAACTCATAAAGAATTTTTAACTAATATTCATGATATAATATCAGAAGAATATTTTGAAAACCCAGCTCAAAAGTGGGCTATTAAAGAAATTTTAAAGTATTATGATAAGTATCATACTACTCCTTCATTAGATATACTTAAAGTTGAATTACAAAAAGTAGATAATGAAGTATTGCAAATATCAATTAAGGAACAATTAAAAGAAGCATATGTAACTTCGGATGAAGATTTAGAATATGTACAAGAAGAATTTACTAATTTTTGTAGGAATCAACAATTAAAAAAGGCCCTAATGTCTTCAGTTGATTTACTTAAAGGTGGAGATTTTGATGGTATTCGTTTTTTAATTGATAATGCATTAAAAGCTGGTCAAGATAAAAATATAGGACATGAATATATTAAAGACATTGAAGAAAGATATAGAGAAAACTCTAGAACGACTATACCTACGCCTTGGGAACGTATTAATGGATTATTACAAGGTGGACTTGGAAACGGAGATTTTGGTATTATTTTTGGTAATCCTGGAGGTGGTAAATCGTGGTCTCTTGTTGCGTTAGGAGGATATGCAGTTAGATTAGGATATAATGTACTTCATTATACACTTGAATTAGGAGAAGATTATGTTGGTAAAAGATATGACGCTTTCTTTACTAAAGTACCTGTTAATAAAATAGATTCATTTAGGGAAAAAGTAGAAGAAACAATACCACAATTGCCAGGTCAACTAATTATTAAAGAATTCCCAACAGGTAGGGCAACTGTTTCAACTATTGAATCACATATTAGTAAATGCTCAGGAATGGGTATAAAACCTGACATGGTAATTATTGATTATGTGGACTTACTTTCATCAAGACGTAAAAATAGAGAGCGTAAGGACGAGATTGATGATATTTATACTAGCACAAAGGGATTAGCTAGACAACTTAATATTCCTATTTGGTCTGTTTCTCAAGTGAATCGTGCAGGAGCACAAGATAAAATAATTGAAGGGGACAAGGCAGCAGGGTCATATGATAAAATGATGATTTCTGATTTCGCAATGTCTCTTTCTCGTAAGAAAGAAGATAAAGTTAATAACACAGGTAGATTTCATATTATGAAGAATAGATATGGGATGGATGGTCTCACTTTTTCAGTTAATGCAGATACTTCAACAGGACATTTTGAAGTGTTTGATTATCAGGATAGTGAAGATTCGGAGCAACTAGCACCCCCTTCTAGAGCTAATAAATTTGATACTGATGTTGATACTTTTGATAAACAGTTACTTAGAAAAAAGTTTTTCGAATTAGAAAAATAATAATAACAAATTAAACCGAATTAAAATGGCAAAAAAATCATTATTGCAGGAAAGAATAGTTTATAAACCCTTCGAATATCCGGAGGCTTTTGATTTTTATATGAAACAACAACAAGCTCATTGGTTATGGACCGAAGTACCTATGATGGCTGATGTAAATGATTGGAAACAAAACCTATCAGAAACAGAAAAAAATATTATAGGTTCTATACTTAAAGGGTTCGCCCAAACAGAAACTGTAGTAAATGATTATTGGTCAACTTTAGTTACTAAATGGTTTAGAAAACCTGAAGTGATAGCAATGGCTGTTACTTTTGGTTGTTTTGAAACTATTCATGCCGAAGCTTATTCATTATTAAATGAAGAATTAGGATTAGATAATTTTGCCGAATTTTTAGAAGATGAAACAACAATGGCTAAAATTGATGCTTTAATGCAAGTTAAAGATTCTCATGATGGTACTCCTGATTGGCATGAAAGAGCTAAATCATTAGCTATTTTTTCTGCTTTTACTGAAGGTGTTAACTTATTTTCTTCATTTGCTGTTTTATTATCTTTTAAATTACAAAATAAACTTAAAGGAGTAGGCCAGATAGTAGAGTGGAGTATTAGAGATGAATCATTACACTCAAATGCGGGTTGTTGGTTATTTAGAACATTACTAAAAGAACACCCAGAATATGATACACCAGAATTAAGGGCACAAATTGAAGAAGCTGCTCATTTATCTCTAAAATTAGAATTAGATTTTATTGATAAAGTTTATGAAATGGGTGATTTAGAAGGTTGTACTAAATATGATTTAACTTCTTTTATTAAACATAGATTAAATACAAAAATGGGTGATTTAGGTTATGGTCCTATAGTAAATGGTATAGATGAAGAAGCAGTACAAAGAATGAGTTGGTTTGATAATTTATCAGCAGGAAAACAACACACAGATTTCTTTGCAAATAGAGTAACAAATTATAGTAAAGGTGTTCAAAATTGGGACGCAGCAGCATTATTTTAAAATATGGAAAACAACGCATTACAAGTAGATTATACAAATTGGGAAGCTGGAAAACAGTATCCTGAATGGATGGATGAAATTTCTTTAGCAACAGTATCAAAAGGATACTTATTGCCTGGGGAAACAGTAAAAACAGCTTATAGGAGAGTAGCAACTGCAGCAGCTAATAGATTAAAAAAACCAGAATTAACAAATAAATTTTTTAAATTATTTTGGAATGGGTGGGTTGGATTAGCATCTCCTGTATTATCAAATATGGGAACTGACCGTGGTTTACCTATTTCTTGTTTCGGCATTGATACACCTGATTCTATACGTGGAATTGGTTTAACTAACGCGGAACTAATGAAATTAACAGCATCTGGTGGAGGTGTAGGTATATCATTATCACGCATTAGAAAACGAGGAACAAGTATATCAGGTAATGGTAAAAGTGAAGGTGTAGTTCCTTGGGCTAAGATTTATGATTCAGCTATTATCGCTACTAACCAAGGTAATGTTCGTAGAGGAGCTGCTTCAGTAAATTTAGATATTAATCATGGTGATATTGATGAATTTTTGCAAATTAGAAGACCTAAAGGAGACCCGAATAGACAATGTTTAAATCTACATCAGTGTGTAGTAGTTGATGATTTTTTTATGCGTAAATTAGAAGCAAGAGATCCTGAAGCATTAAATACATGGGCAACTATTTTAAAAGCAAGAATGGAAACAGGTGAACCTTATGTAATGTATAAAGATAATGTTAATAAAGATAATCCTATTGCCTATAGATTAAATAACTTAGATGTAACAATGACAAATATATGTTCAGAAATTACATTATTTACAGATGAAGAACACTCATTTATTTGTTGTTTATCTTCTATGAATTTAGCTAAATATGATGAATGGAAAGATACAGACTCAGTAGAGTTAGCTACTTGGTTTTTAGATGGAGTAATGCAAGAATTTATTGATAAATCGTCTGGTAGGGAATCATTAAAAAGGACCCACAAACATGCTTCTAAAGGTAGAGCATTAGGGTTAGGAGTAATGGGGTGGCATACATTTTTACAACAAAAAGGATTACCATTTAATTCAATATCCTCTACTGCTCATACACATAATATTTTTAGTAATATTAGAAATAAAGCAGAAAAAGCATCAATGGAATTAGCTCAAGAATATGGAGAACCACTTTGGTGTAGAGGTACAGGAATGAGAAATACACATTTATTAGCTATAGCCCCTACAGTATCAAATTCTGTAATTACAGGTGGTATTTCTGCGGGTATTGAACCTCTTCCTGCTAATGTATATACTTTTAATGGTGCTAAAGGTACTTTTATTAGAAAAAATAAAGTATTACAAAACTTATTACAAGGAAAAAAAGAGGATAAAAATAAATGGTGGGACCAAATGTTGCAAGATGGAGGATCAGCACAAAATCTTCCAGATACTGTATTAAGTCCCGATGAAAAAGAATTATTTTTAACATTTTCTGAGATAAATCAATTGGAACTTGTGCGCCAAGCTGCAATAAGACAAAAATATATTGATCAAACCCAATCTCTGAATTTGTCATTTGATCCTAATGATTCGCCAAAATGGATAAATCAAGTTCATATGGAAGCATGGAAACTTGGGATAAAAACATTATATTACCTAAGAACTGATAGTGTGATAAAGGGTGATCTTGGCTCAAGAATGGCAGATTGTGTATCTTGTGATGGATAAACATATGTATTAACGTTATTCTTCATAGTTGTTAGTTACATTTTGTTTAACTAAAATCATATATTTTATGGAAATTTTAACTAAGATTGGCTCTTGGGCCAACAAACTGACTGAAATAGGAATTTCAGTTATTGCACTCGGAGTAGTACTTGAAGTATTATTCGGAGGAGTAGGTATCCCCTTTTGGAAAGATATATCTGTAGTGGATAATATTATGGGAATATTAGGTAATCTAGATGGCAAAGGTCTACTGGGATTAGTAGGTGCTTTTGTTCTTATTCATATACTTAAAAAATAGTAAATAGATTACGTAGAAAGATAAAAAGGGGTGCACTAGCGTCCCTTTTTTTTATATTTATGATCAAATTATTAAATAAAATTTTATAATGAAAAAATTATTACTATGGTTATGCTTAGCCTTACCTTTTCTAGGTATAGCCCAAGAAACAGCCCCAGTTGCCTTTAGATTAGATACTGAGCAACTTAATGTTCCCAACCCTGATCAAATGCAGGTATTTATCCAAACTAATGTTTCTAACTGGGTAGATATTCCAATGGAAGATGTTGGGGGAAATGGAATATGGAGAAAAGTTATTAATATAAATCATCCTACAGACGAAAACATAGATGTATTTTATAGATTTAAAATTACATCCTTTGGCAATAATGGATTACCCTGGACAGCTTGGGAAGGAGGATCAAATGTAGATTTAGAAGACTGTACTATCCCACCAAGTGAATTTGGCCTCGCAGGAGGTTTGGTAAGAGATATAGTAGTACCACAAGAATTAATAGATAACGGTACTTACGTTAATCCAACAGGAGAATATAAATTAACTCATTGTTTTAATATATGTGGTAATGCCCCTTGCCCCCCAGAACCTTGTGTAGATGGTTTAACTTCAACTAATGCTTACCAACAATGTTTAGATGGAGGTCAAGCTTTAATAGTTTTTGAATGGGGAACTGAATGTGAAATTCAATCTGTTGAATATTCTAATGTAGAGGGAGCAGGTCCATTCACATACCAAGTAGCCCCTGATGCAGTAAATTTTGGGGTTTATGCAGGTTATGGACAAATGCCTCCTAATTGGAGTGTAGAACATCAATTAATAGTTAACTTTGTAGATGGTACCCAATCAGAGCCAATAATTTATACACCTGAACCATGTATAGAAGGCTGTACAGATCCAAATTCTGAGTCTTATAATCCATGGGCAAACGTAGACGATGGTTCATGTTCTGGTACTACTTGTGATACAGAAGTAACAGATCAAATTACAGTAGAAATTACATTTGATAATTGGCCAAGTGAAACAGGATGGTCTTTGACAAGTGGTGTTTATGGTGTAATTGGAGAGGAACAAGATGGAACTTATGATTATAATGATATAGGTCAAACTTATACTTATAATTTCTGTGTTGACAAAAACGCAGGATTTGAATTTATAATTACAGATACCTATGGAGATGGTTTAGCTGGTTCTACTTCAGGTGGAACTTTAGATGGTTCAGTAAGAATTTATGATTGTAATGGGGATTTAATTTGGGAATTGGATCCTGATTTTGGAGAAGTAGCTTACTCAGGTCAACAGTTTGGAGTTGAATGTGAAGGAGTAGAAGAAATTTATGGTTGTACAGACCCAGCATACCAATCTTATAACCCAGAAGCTACTATAGATGATGGTTCATGTACTGAGCTTCATATTGTAGGGTGTACAGATGAAAATTCAATTAACTACAATCCAGATGCTACAAAACAAGAACTAATTCCTGTTTGTGATTATACTTTAATAATTAAAGATGCAGCTGGAGATGGTTGGGGTAATTCGTATTTAGGTGTATCTCAAGGTGATGTTCCACTAGGTACTTATACTATGGGACCTGGAGAGTATGAACAAACATTCCCACTACAATTATCTTCCTCTGAAGAAATTAAAGTTTATTATTTCCAAGTAGGAGGTCCACAATCAACACCTCAAGAAGTACAATTCCAAACTTGGCATAATTCATTTATTATAGAAGGTGCAGATGGAGAAATTTTAATTAGTGAAGGAGAAAATCCATTTGAAAATAATGGACAAGGTGCTTTACAAAATTTTGAATCGCCATTCTTTATAACATATACAGCTCTACCTTATTGTGGTGATATTTGTATCCCAATAGTAGAAGGGTGTATGACTGAAGGTTCATTAAACTATAATCCTGAAGCTAACGTAGATGATGGTTCTTGTATACCTTATATTGAAGGTTGTATGAATCCATTAGCATTTAATTACAATCCAGATGCTACAGTAGATGATGGTTCATGTGAAGAAGTAGTAGTAGGATGTATGGACCCAGAATCATTTAATTACAACCCAGAAGCTAATACAGCGGGAGATTGTATTCCAGTTATAGAAGGTTGTATGAATGAATTAGCATTTAACTATAATCCAAATGCAAATACAGCTGGAGAATGTATACCAGTAGTTCAAGGATGTACTGACCCAACTTCATTTAATTATAACCCAGATGCTAATACGGATGATGGTTCTTGTGAACCAGTAGTTTATGGCTGTACAGATCCTAATTCATTTAATTATGATCCTGAAGCAAATACAGATAATGGATCATGTCAAGAATTTGTTTATGGGTGTATGGATCCGGAATCATTCAATTATAACCCAGAAGCAAACGTAAATCAAGTATCAGCTACAGATTTTACAAATCCTTGTATACCAATAGTATATGGATGTACAGATCCAGAATCAGTAAATTACGATCCTGAAGCAAATGTAGATAATGGTAGTTGTATTACTGCAGTAGTAGGTTGTACAGATCCTAATTCTTATAATTATGATCCAGCAGCAAATGTTTCAGATCCTGAAGCTTGTTTATATGATGCTGGTTGTATAACAGGTCCAGGTGAACCATATTGGTTAAACGATCAATGCTATGCTTGGGTAATTGATGTAGATAATTATTGTTGTGATAACGATTGGGATCCAGTTTGTCAAGAAATGTATAATTACTGTGAAAACGGATGGCCAGATGGATTTGATATAAATGGAATGTTTAATAGATCATTTACAAGCATTGTAGTTTATCCAAACCCAACAGATGATATTTTAAATATTGGTACTACTTTAGATGTAACTTATTCATTAACAGATGTTACTGGTAGAACTATAATTAACAATTCAAATAAAAAAACAGTTGACATGTCAGGTTTAGAATCAGGAGTTTATTTCCTAACAATAAATCATGAAGGTCAAGTATTTAATAAAAGAATAATTAAACAATAAGATGAGAAAACTATTAATACTACTTTTAGTTATACCCTTTTTAGGTTTTAGCCAAGAATCTGAATCAAAATTTAAAAAGGAGTTAAAGAAAACACTTAAATTCTCTACTTTTTATGGTGCCATAAATGGTGGAACATCTTTATCAGATCAAAATTCGTTTTCAGTTAACACAGGAACCTTAATATCAGATGTAATAGAAACCCCTTTCGACTATTCAGTTGCTTTAGGAATAAGAAAAATTGCAAGATTTGATTATGAAAATAGAGCTAATGTATTTTATAATGGTACAGAAGAATCTTTTTCGGATAATGCTACAATTGGTAAAATAAAAGGATTTGAATTTTTATTTGAAGGTGATTATAGAAGAATTCAAGGTGAAACCTATTTAGATCAACACCACTTTATAAGATATGTTGCTGAAGATTGGGTTGCTAAAGTTGAATATCTTGTTGGTGGTTTTATTGATATTGAATATTTTCAAGCATCTCAAAGATATAGACATAACATAAATAAAGAATTTTCTATTAATATAGGAGCAGCTCAAAGATTATCTCAACCTTATGGGTATGATCCTTTAGCTGAATGGATGTTAGATAATGGCAACTTACATTATACTTGGTTAGCTATTCAAGAAGGATATACAGTTGACTTTGATGGTCAAGGAGGACAGACATATTACAACCCAGGAGGAGATGTTGTTGCTACAAGCACAGCGGTTTGGGAAGAGGTTATTATTCCTCAAGTTTTAGTTAATTATGTAGAAAAGAAACAGGATGAAGCTCCGCTTAGATTTGAATATTCTTTGATTGCTGGGTTTGATTACTACAAATATTCAAAGAATTTTTGGTTACATGCTTGGGGAAATATAATGCCCATTCATATAAACACCAATAATGAATTTTCTTTCCATAATTATAATGGAGGCCAATGGACTGATTACTCAGCAGGTTTAATTTTTGGTCATAAATTGACAAAATCACTTGGGTTATTTGCCGAAGGTACTTACAGTAAATATTGGAATAGAAATTGGCATAAATTTTCAATGGGAATAAATTATATAATATTTTAATTAAAGATGGCAAAGTCAAAAGAATTAAGCGAAAGTACGAGTTTTACAGTTAGTATTCAAACACTAATAGGTATTGCATTTGGTATTGCTACTGTGGTAGGTATGTGGTTCGCTCTACAAGCAGATATTGCAGAGGCTAAAGAACTACCCATTGCCCCGCCACCAGATGTTACAAGAATGGAATATGATATGAAAGATCAATTAATCCGTCAAACTATTATGTCAACTCAAGAAGATGTTCAGGAGTTAAAAGAAGACATGAAACGTATTGAGGACAAGATTGATAAATTAAGATAATTTATTATGAAAAAATCTATACTAAGTGTTTTACTTTTTATAACCAGTTTACCTTTATTAGGGCAAATAGAAGTTAAATACTTTAACGCAGCTTGGAATGCAGCTAATGAAATAGAATGGGTAGATAAATTAACTGACTGTGAAATAAAAAAGTATGATATAGGGGCTAATCCCGCAGACGCAGGAAAATTTAAAGTAGTAGTTGTACCAACTATATTAGTCTTCCAAGATGGAGAAGAAGTTGAAAGATATCAAGCAGATATTAGTTTTAAAATGAGTGCAACTAGAGAAGAAGTACAGGACGAAATAGATGAACTTATAATGAGTGCATTTTAATTCAATATTTATAATTGACGAATTAGTTATTAATTAAATTGTTATTTTATGTTAAACAAATTAAAACAAAAATGGATGGCATTTAAAGATATTTTTAATGACAAAAATGATATCAACGAAAAATCAGTAGTTGGTTTCGCAGCATTTGCAATTATGACTATTTTTGCAATAGTAGATTTAGTTACAGGATATGTAGGAAAAGATTTAGTAATTAATGAATTTATTTACGATTCATTTTTATTTATTACTTTAGGTTGTTTTGGAATTGCTGAAATTGGACAAATTTTTGGTAAGAAAAACGACAAAGGAGAATGAGGAAATTATTTTTTATAATCCCACTACTACTATGTTTCTCTTTATCTAACGCACAATTATTAACCGAAAATGATAAACAAAAACACTTTGCTGTTGGTGCAGTTATTGGTAGTGTGGCATACGGAATAATATTAGAAGAAAGCCAAAATAAAAAAACAGCTTTTATAGCTAGTGTAGCTACTGCTTTTGCTGTTGGATATTTAAAAGAAACCTACGACAAAAAAAATGGGTATGGGTTTGATAATAGAGATTTACTAGCAAGTACTTACGGAGGATTAACTATAGGTATTACTTTAGATATCTTTGCTAAAGAGGGTAAAAAAGGTAAAGGTATATTTAGGTTTAAAAAAAGAAAATAAATTATGAGTTGTTATACTAGAAAACAAATTAAAGACACAGTAATCACTAAAGGATATAAATGGTTTGAAAGTGGTAATTATAATCTAAATATTGTAGGAGTAAGAAACTCAAGCACGCTAGGAGTAGTTACTAATAAATTTGATGACTGTCTAACAGTATCTTATAATTTAGATGGAGAAGAAAAGTTTTATTGTTTTGATGCTACTACTGACCCAGGTTCACATTGGGAAAAAAATATATTGAATAAAAATGGAGTAGCAATTTTAAAACCTGGTCAATATAGGGGGTCACATAAAGTTGGACTTCATCAAGGTAAATATGAAGCATTAAGACAACAAAAACCAGTTAAAGTATATAGAGACAAAAACAAAGACGGTAAGTATGATCTACTAGAAGAAAATGTTTATGAAGGGATTTATGGAATTAATATTCATAGAGCAACAAAATGGGAAGGTAAAAAATCTACACAAATTGATAAATGGTCTGCAGGGTGTCAGGTAATAGCAGCTAATAACGATTTCAAATTATTTATGGAAATTGTAAATGAAGCTAAACATACTTGGGGTAATTCCTTTACATACACCCTAATCGAAAGTAAAGATATAGTATAATTGTTTGGCTCTTAACTAATCTCTTACTATATTTATAATTATGCTTAAGAATATTAAACAAGGAATGTTCCCATTCCTAATTGCATTTTCTGCCCTGTCAGTTTCAGCTTCGGCTGCTTTCTATTCAGTTAGTGGCCTTAGCAAACTTTTTGCGGGAGCAAGTTTAGAAGTTATTATAATGGCGGGTTCATTAGAGTTTGCTAAATTAGTTACAGCTTCACTTTTATACCAGTATTGGGATACAATTAATAAAACATTAAGAACTTATTTATCAATAGCTACAATTATATTAGTATTAATTACTAGTATGGGTATTTATGGTTTTTTAAGTGCTGCCTATCAAGAAACTTACAATAAATTATCTATTGTTAAAAATGAAAAGGCATTTATCCAACAAAAAATAAACTTTTATCAAAATGATGTTACAAGATATGATGAAGAACTTAAAAGAATTTCTAATAATATTAGTACTCTTTCCAATGCTAGGTCTCAACAAATCCAGGTACGAGACACCTCGGTGGTTGGAGGCGTTAGAACCACAATATCAACTTCCGAACTTAGATTGGCAGCAAGCCGTATCAAAACTGAAGAAGAAAATCGTAAAGGTGTTCAGTTTAAAAGAGAAATAGCAGCTGATAGCTTACAAAAATTTCAATTACAAGTATTAGAATTAGATAACAACACAGAAGTTGCAGGAGAATTAGGACCTCTTCAATACCTATCTGGGCTTACAGGTACCCCTATGGATAAGATTATTAATATACTTTTATTAATTATTATTTTTGTATTTGATCCTTTAGCTATTTCTTTAGTTGTAGCAGCAAACTTTGCTTTTGATAAAGCATATCCTAAAAGAAAAACCAGAAAAAACCTATATGGGGAAAATATTCCATTAAAAGAAATAAAAGTAAAAGATTCCGAAGAATTAAAAACACAAAAGGAATTTATGGAAAATTTAGATAATCTTGAAAAGAAAAAGGGGATGTTTCCTAAAAACTATAATGAAGAAGATGAAAAAAGAATGGACATTATAGGGCAAAACGGAAATGATGGTGAACATTATGATAAATTAGATGTAAATAAAGATGGAATTATTAGTAATGTAGACCAAGAAATAGCCAGAAGAAGAATTACTGAAATAGAAAGAATTCAAAAAGAAAAACCATTAACTCAAGAATGGATGAAAAATTTAAAAAAAGAAAAATCCCAACTTGAAAATAAATTAGATGAGTTAACTAAAAGATACTAATGAAAAATTTTTTAAAATTTGCATTAATTTGGTATAGTCAACAAATGGCAATCCCTTTTTGGGTTGTAGGGCATATTCATTTATCAATCCACACTTATCATAATGTAATAGAAATTTTATCTTCTTTAAGTTTAAATTTAGTTGTAGCAGCTGGGTTTTTTATAGATTATCAAGAAAATGGAAAAAAATAAAATAATACAAATAGCAAATAAAGTGTATCCTAATATTAGAGCATATTATGGTTTGGGTAAAAAAGAATACCCACCAATTGAAGTGCATAAAAATATTTTAGCTAGATTAAGTGGCGAACCAGATGCTCAAGGTGAACCCGCCGATGCTGAATATGATCGTGAAACAAATAAATTATTTATATATTCAGATTATAATAATAGTGTTGAAGACGTAATACGAAGTATTATTCATGAGTATGTTCATTATTTACAATCTGGTTCTTGGATGAAAAGATACTACAGTATGGGCTACAAATATGGTAATCACCCATATGAAATCTCAGCTAAAAAGGCTGAAGAAAATTGGAAAATGTTCGCGTAAAAATTTGGCTATCAGGGATAGGGTTCGTATATTTACGTGTTAAAATTTAGGTTATGTTTAAAAAGTACAAAAAAGAGATCGATACAGTAGCAAGTTTTTTGTTTATTGCAGCAATATTTTATACATTATACTTCGCCCTTTGGGTGTTTTGTCCTTGTTAATATGTTTAAAGTACATCTTAGTAAAAAAGCTATACAAAAAAGACTAGACGAGAACTACCAAAAACTAAATTATAATCAGTTTAGGTGGTGGCGTTGGTATGAATCACGAAATAAATCATTACCATATAAGTCTAGTTTTAGGGATAAAATACTAAATGGTGATTATGATACTTCACCCTATATGCTTCAGTCACAGTTGTGTGAGCATATGTTGAATGAATTATTAGAAGAATGTGATTCTGATTATCAAAAATATTTAGAAAAAGGTAAGTTATTAATAGCTCGAAGAAAAAGATTATTAGAGGATTATGAAAAGGATGAATTTAATAAACTAGAGGAAATTTATTCCCAATTTCAAAAAAATTTTGATATTACTAGAGAACAAGTAGAGGAAGAAGCTATAGAATGCCGTGATGGTCTAATAGATCTTTATTATATTATAGAAGAAAAATATAGAAAAAAACATTATGTCTCCAAAAGGGGGCGTCCAAGAAAAATATGAAAGTAAGTCACGAAGTACCTAGTTGTTTATTAACCGCATCCCCTGAATTTAATGATTACGATTATTGTCTTCCCCATTTATTAGATCAAGATGAGGATTATTTACAATATTTTAGGAATGCTAAAGAAGCTGGTCGTTATATTATTATGGATAATTCGCTTCACGAATTAGGTAAAGCATACAACCATAAAAGATTATTACATTGGATTACAGAATTAGAACCAAATGAATTTATAGTACCAGATGTTTGGATGAAATGTTCCCAAACTGCGGCTCAAGCAAAATATTGGTTGCAGTACAAATACCCTAAAAACACTAAAATAACAGCCGTAATTCAGGGTGAAAATAAAAATCAAGCTTATTTATGTGCTAATTTATTAGCTAATTTGGGTTATAGTAAATTATGTGTATCTTATGGTGCTACTTGGTATAATGATTTCTTCCCACACACTAACCCAGATATGGGAAAAGCATTAGGTAGAGTACGATTTGTACAGGGATTACTAAATTTAAAACAATTAAAAGATATTAAGTTTCATTTACTAGGTTGTTCAATACCACAAGAATTTGGTTGGTATGATAATGATCCTAGAATTGAATCAATTGATACTTCAAATCCAATTATGGCTGCTTTAGAAGGTACTTTGTATTCTGAACATGGTTTAAATAGTAAACCGAAAGCAAACATGAATGATCATTTTAATATGGATTGGGAAGATATCGAATATGAAAGTATTTTACACAACACAACATTATTTAGAGAAATTAATAATATTAAAAAGAGAGATATATGGCCAAATTAACAAGAAATGTAAATTATTGTAATTATAGATGGGAAGAATATGTGCTAACAGAAGAAGAATTAGCACAGTGGAAAACAGGTGATGAAGATCTTCAACAAGAAATCATAGATAATGCAGATTGGGACCTAGTAAGAGATAAACCAATTGATGATTATAGTGACGTAGAATTTGTAGACGACGAAGAATAATGAAAATACCTTTAGATTTATATTATTGGACAGCAACAGTCAACCATGAAGTATGGTTAATTGATGCAGCTACAGAAAAAGAAGCTTACGAGAAAATAGAGCTTGAAGAACCTGGAGCTGATATAGAAAATTTAGTTAAAACAAACATAATAAAAGTCATATAATATGGTAGAAGCAGTAAAACATGCATTAGGATTTTGTGGTGAACATTGGCACCCAAATCTTTGGACTCTTTTAATAGGAGGGTTTGGAATTGGTACTATTTATTCGTATATTAAATTATATTTTAAGTGTAAACTTAAACAAATAAAAACAGCGTTTGCCTATACGCTTAATAATACCTGGCAAAAATTTAAATTATAATAACATGGCAAAACATTGTGTAGTTTCGTTAAGTGGTGGAATGGATAGCAGCACCCTATTGTTAAGAGCTATCAACGAATATGATACTGTAACAGGTATCTCATTTGACTATGGTCAAAAACACAGAGTAGAATTAGAAAGAGCTCAATCGTTAATTAATTATCTAGCAGATAATGGTCATAAAGTAAATTATAGACAAATTAAACTAGATGGATTAGTAGATTTATTAGATTCAGCATTAACTGAAGGAGGTAAAGATGTACCTGAAGGTCATTATGAGCAAGATAATATGAAGGAAACAGTTGTACCTAATAGAAATAAAATGTTTGCTTCTATAGTTCAAGCAGTAGCATTATCTGTAGCTAATAAAACAGGAGAGACTTGTGATATTGCCTTAGGTATTCATGCAGGTGATCATGCTGTTTATCCTGATTGTAGACAAGAATTTAGAGATGCAGATGATGCTGCTTTTAGAATTGGAAATTGGGATGCTGATAGAGTAGGTTATTTTACTCCATATTTAGATACAGATAAATTTGGTATATTACAAAATGGAGAAATTTTATGTGCAAAACTAAAAATTGATTTTGATGATGTCTATTCTAGAACTAATACTAGTTATAAGCCTTTTCCTAGTGGGAACAGTGATTATAAATCTGCTTCATCTGTTGAGAGGATTGAGGCGTTTATTGCTTTGGGTAGGAAAGATCCTGTGCAGTATGAAGATGAAACTGGTCCTGTGGATTGGGAAATTGCAAAATCAAGTGTTGAAGAAGTTTTAGCTGAACACTCAGCTTAAAAATATGCCCCGTGGAGCAGTAGGTAGCTCGCTTTGGCTTAACTCGGCGCAAAATAAATACGATCGTGAAAAGCAAAGAGGTCAAGGAGGTCGCAGGTTCGAGTCCTGTCGGGGTCAGCAAAATTAAGTATATGGAAGATTTTAATAATATTGAAAAAGATAGAAAAAACTTAGAACACATGCCTGATCAGAGGTTACATCAGGTTATTAGTTTTATTAAATCAGGAATTAGAATAGTTGGATATGGACTTTTACTATATAACGTGCCAATTGCAGTAGGAGTTCTTATATTAAGTGAAGCAATTGGTATAATTGAAGAATTAGTATAATGAAGAAAATTTTATATTTTAGTGCTCCTTGGTGTGGTCCTTGTCAAATGCTAGGTCCAACTATGGATTCTGTAGCCAATGAAGTAAATTTTACTAAAATTAACGTAGATGAAGACACAAATACCTCAGTTAAATATGGTATTCGTAATGTTCCTACTCTAGTTTTAGTAGATAAAAGTGGTAAAGAAATTAATAGATTAATAGGAAATGTTTCCAAACAACAAGTAATAGATTTTTATAATGGGTAAATTTCAATCAAGTAAAGTATTTGACGGATTTAGTACAGTGTTTCGTCAATGGAAGGCAACAACAACACACTGTAGATTTGTTCATGGTTATGGAATTTCATTTAAAGTTTATTTTGAAGGAGAACTAGATGACAGAAATTGGGTTTGGGACTTTGGAGGAATGAAAAGAGCTAAAACTAAAATAGATGGTAAGTCTCCTAAAGAATGGATGGATTATATGTTTGATCATACTTTAGTGGTAGCAGAAGATGATCCTGAAGTAGAAGCATTCAAACAAATGGATACTGCGGGTGTAGCTCAAGTAAGAGTAATACCAGCTACTGGTGCGGAAAAATTTGCTGAATATATTTATACCAAATTAAATAGTTTTGTTAAAGCTGAAACCGATAACAGAGTAAGAGTAACGAGAGTGAAATTTATGGAGCACGGTAAAAACGCAGCAAGCTATAGTGAATAAAAGTATAATAGTGAATGAAAAACCACTTTAAAAAATTAACAATATGCATAAGCAACTAAAAAGGGTTACAGACTACAATAAAAGACTACCTATTGTAGAAATATACACAGCAGTACAATCAGAAGGAAGCAGAGCAGGATACCCAACAGTAGTAATTAGAACTACAGGGTGTACTCATAGATGTTATTTTGGTGAAGGAGGATGGTGTGATAGTTGGTATACAAGTATTCATGCAGAAAAAGGTAAATTTACCTTTAATGATATTATTGCAATGTATAAAAAGAACCCCCATATATCAGAAATGATGTTAACTGGAGGTTCACCTACTATGCATGGAGCATTAGTAAACGAATTAACACACTTTGCACATGAAAATAATATATTTATTACTATCGAAACTGAGGGAAGTCATTTTCTACCCACAGATTACCCTATTAATTTGCTATCTATTAGCCCTAAGTTTTCTAATTCTATACCAGTATTGGGTGTAAAAACACCACAAGGTGAAGTTACAACTGAAAAAATGATTAAAACACATAATAGGCTAAGGTGTAATTGGGATGCCATTAAAAAATCCATAGCTTACCATTCAGATTTTCATTTAAAACCTGTTTGGGATGGAAAAGATCAAGGGGCATTAGCTGAAATTATGGATGCAATAGCTCAATTAGAAATTAAACCTGAAAAAGTTTGGTTTATGCCTGCAGGTGATTCAAGAGAAGCATTATTTAAATCTTATCCTGTATTATTTGATTGGGTTAGAGATAATGGATATAGAATGACTTGGAGGCCTCACATTATTGCTTTTGAAGATCAAAGAGAGGTATAAGAGATGTCTAAATGGGATGAAATAAATGAAAAATTAGAATTTATTTATCTTAATACTGATAGATGCTGTCAAGATTTATGCGAAGGTCAAGAATGTAAATATAGGGTAGAAGAGATAATGGAGTTATTAGTAGATATAAAACAAAAATATGATAAAGTTAATTTATGGAAGTGATACAGGTAATACTGAACACGTTATAGATAATATACTATTAACAGAGTTAGAAAATAAGGGTTTTGAAATTAATGTAACTTGCGTTAATGAAGTAACTGAAGAAGATTGGAATCATAATAAATTTATATTAGGTATTCCTACTTGGTATGATGGTGAATTACAAAGTGATTGGGAAGATTATTTTGATACCTTTAAAGAAATAGACTTTACAGATAAAACAGTAGCTATATTTGGTTTAGGAGACCAAATTGGCTATGAAGAATGGTTTTGTGATGGTATTGGAATATTAGCTGAGGTAGTTCTAAAAAACGGAGGTAAAGTTATTGGTTATACTGAAAACGATGATTCGTATGAATTAGATGAAACCCCTAAGTCTTTAGTTAATGAAGATACTTTCTATGGGTTATGTTTAGATGAAGATAATCAAGATGAACTAACTGAAGAGAGAATAGAAAATTGGGTTGATAAATTAAAAAAAGAATATTATATTAACAATAAATAAAAGTTATATACATGGAGAATAAACGTAGAAAAAACCACACAGACTTAGAGGTGGTGCAAGAAGGATTTGCAAATGGTGTTGCCCCCGGCTTTCCTTTTACGGATAAACAAAAACAAAAAATGATTAATAATGCAGAAAAAGCTTATGGAAAGTTTTTAGATGCATTAAAATGTGATTGGAGAAATGATCCCAATTCAATGGAAACACCTCGACGAGTAGCTAAAGCTTATGTTAATGATTTATGGGCTGGTAGATACACAGCAATGTCTCCTATTACATCATTCCCATCAGATGGTTATGATGGTATTGTTATTGAACGTAATATACCATTAACTTCAATGTGTTCTCACCACCACCAAACAATTGGGGGAGTTGTTCATATTGGTTATATAGCAGGAGAAGGTGGACAAGTAATTGGATTATCTAAATTAAATAGAATTGTAGAATTATTTGGTAGAAGAGGAGCAATTCAAGAACAACTTACATCAGCTATACATAATGCTGTAGATAAAATTACAGATGGAAATAAAGGTGTAATTGTTACTATTGTAGGAACTCATAATTGTGTAAGTTGTAGAGGAGTTAAACATCAAGGAGCAGCAATGGTTACAACAAAAGCATCAGGTGTATTTAGAAAAAATGAAAATTTAGCTCGTAAAGAGTTTTTTGATAGTTTAAAAATTAATAATGGTGGACACAATATTTAAGTTATGTTAAAAATAGAAGAGAAAAAAATAAAAGTTAGTTGGGATGATGTTGAGGAAGCAGTAAAAAAATTATGTGATATTATCAAACCTGAAATAGATAATGTTTCCTCTATACATGGAATATCTAGAGGTGGGTTAATTCCTGCTGTTATGGTTTCACATAGATTAGGCCTTCCTTATGTAGATGTTCCTATTAAAAATACAATGGTAATAGATGATATTTGTGATAGTGGAGTTACATTAAGAGATTATAAAGCAACTTGGAAAGGAGCTTTATGGTTTAAACCTAATACCTCATGTTTTACCCCAACTTGTTGGGCAGAAGAACATTTAGGAGATGAGTGGTTAATTTTTCCTTGGGAAAAGTCCAACTCAGAACCAATTCAGGATTATCTAAAAACAAAGGAATTTAAGGAATTTGCTGAAAATGAAGACAATTCTGTGGTTTGGCCCGAAGAAGATAGTAAATTACACACTGTAGGAGGTTTAACTAACGATAAAGAAGGTTCTTTTATGGAATTTTTAAATAAAATTGATAAAAAAAATAAAAATGGGTAAACAATTAGAATTTTCATATCAATGGGAAAAATTAAAAGATGTCCCATTTGTAAACGAAGTAGAACAATTTAATGCCACATTTGGCAAACCAAATAATTATGAACCAACAATACCAGAAAAAAAGGAATGGCAATTCGTATACGACTTTGTACTTGAAGAACTGGAAGAATATCGACAGGCATGCGAAAACGGAAACATCGTGGAAGTTTTGGATGCTTTGTGTGATATTACTTATGTTTCCCTTGGGAACGGTACTATGTTACACGGTCTTAAGGATAAGATATGGCCAGCGTATCAAGAAGTACAAGCATCAAATTTATCGAAGTCTTGCAGCACTGAGAAAGAAGCCATGGAAACTGTCTCCGTCCGCTCTAAAGAACAAAATGAGCCATGTCACTATGAGAAAGTGGAGGAAAGATTTGTAGTGTATAGAACACGAGATAAAAAAGTAATGAAATCAATTAATTATTTTAGACCTGACCTAACCCAATTTTTCACAGGAGATGAATTACAGAAATTTCATAATACAAGCGCAGGGATCTAATGTATAAAAAATGTTATGCCACTAGATTAGGAAGTAATAAATATAAGATTCATTTATGGGACGAAGGTGGCTATGATGAAATCGAATGGTATAATTGTGCTTATCAGGAATGTTCTAAAGAAGATAAACTATACACAGGTTTAGGAGGAGAACCACTTAGAAAAATTTATAAATGGGATAAAAATACTCCTAATTTACACTTTCATGATATACCCCCTTATCAAAAATTTCTTATTGAAAAATATGGTATTGATGATAAACCATCTATAGGCCATAGAGAATTATTTTTTGACATTGAGTGTGAAATTGGAGGAGCCTTAACAGAAGAATATATTGAAAGGGCTCCTATGCCTATTACAACAATAGCATATTGGGATAAAACTCCTGATAGTTGGGTTATTTTAGTTCGCGATGATAAAAATGAATTAAAACGAACTAAAGCAAAAAACAAAGAAATAGTCCCATGCAGAACAGAAAAAGAACTATTAGCTAAGTTTTTAGAACGTTTTAAAGAAATTGATCCTGATATTTTAATTGGATATAATAGTGACTTTTTTGATATACCCTACTTATATTATAGAATGTGTAATGTATTAGGTAAAGAGTGGGCTGATCAATTATCCCCAATTGGTAAAGTAAATGCTAAAAAGAATAATGAATATTTTTTTAAAAGAAATCAATTTGTAGATATTATTGGGGTCGAATCTCTAGATTATATTCGTTTACATAAAAAATACAGTTGGAAAGATGAACCAAGTTGGAAATTAGATGCTATTGGTGAAAAATATGTAGGTGTAGGCAAAGTAGAGTATGAGGGAAATTTAGATCAGTTATTTAAAACTGACCTCCAAAAATATATTCAATATAACTTTGTTGATGTTGAAATATTAAAACTACTAGACGAAAAACTCCAGTACATTGCTTTAACTAAAAACTTATCCCATAAAGGAAAACATAATTATAGTGAAGTTTATGCAAATAGTAAAACCCAAGATGGTGCAATTTCAGCTTATTTATTATCCCAAAATATAATCCCACCAGGTAAGGATCCTAATCCTAGAAGTAAAAAAGGATATGCTGGTGGTTACCTTTTTTGCCCTAAAGCTGGATTGTACAAATATATGTTTGATGAGGATTTAACTTCACTATATCCATCTATTATAATGTCTTTAAACATTGGTCGTGAAACATTTAAGGGACGTATCATAGATGCTGATGACCGCAATAATAGATTGGGTCTTAATGATTTAAAAGAACGTGATCAAGATGAAGAATTATTAGTTGAAAATGTTAAAGGACAACAAACTAGAGTTAATGTTAGAAGATTAATTCGAATGGTTGAAGAAAACAATCTAACATTATCTGCTAATGGTTCTATGTTTACTACTGATAGACAATCAACTCTATCCACAGTATTAGATAAATGGTTTTCTGAACGTAAACTATATAAGGGCAAAATGAAAGAGGCATATAAAGCAGGTGATAAAGAAAAAGGTGCCTATTATCATTTAATGCAATATACAATGAAAATTTTACTTAATAGTTTATATGGTGCTACAGCTTTACCATCATTTAGATATGGATTAAGTTTATCTATATTAAGTGAAGCAATCACACTATCTGGTCACAGAATTATACAAGAATCGGCTCTATGCGCTAATAGACATATGAATAAAGTTATGCGTGGGGATATAAAATTAAAAATATAATATGGAAGATTTTTTAATAGGTTTAGGTTTATTACCAATTTTAATTTTAGTTAATTATGTTATTTTAACTTTATGTAAGTTTTTTCCTAAACATATCTTAGCAATGAGTGGAGTTATGATAGGATTAGATACTATTATGACTTTAGGTTATACTTTTACGGCTAAGACTTTTATTACTGACATTAAATTAATGGTAGGAGGAATAGGCCTGTCTATATTTGCAGCGTTAGCACATAAAGTTTTAACTTTTATAAAACAATTAGGTGAATTAAATAAACATGAAATAGGTAACTAATGGCTTTAAGTAAACAATCAATAAGAAAATCAATGCATATTACTGCAAATGGTGATGAAATTCATAAAGATGAACTTATCTTAATAAGTGAAGATTGGACTGAAGTCCAAGAGAATTTTTTTAGGAAAATGTTAAAACAAGGAGGACATTTTAGATTAAAAGGGGTTAAATATATAGTAGAACTAGATAGATCCGCTGATACAAGATCAGATGGAAGTAGAGATAGTGGAGTCATTCAAATCCCTGGGGAAGACAGCAAATTTTAAGGTATGAAAATAATTGAAATACAAGCCATAAGAAGATCAGGACATCACGCCTTCGCTAATTGGTTAATTAATAATTTATTAGACACAGATGGCAGTATTGGTTATTGTACTGATAAGTATAATATTATTAATGATGGTGAAGTATTATGGGTTAATGAAGCTGAATATGATTTGAATCAAACTAAAAAAGTAATTTCAATAAATAAACCAAATTATGTTTTTCTTACTTATGAAGTATTTCTTTATAAACATAATAGTAATTCCAAACCACATGTTAAGGATAATATAAATAGTTTAATATTAACCCCTTATTTAGAAAAAAAATGGGGAGTAACAAGTTATCATAACTATTCATTTGTTAGAGAATTTTGGAATAATTTTGCTTCATTATTTACATTATTTCCTTTTTATCAAGAAGGGAATAAAAATGATGAAGTTCAACAGTGGGTTAATTACTATAAAACTTCTTTAAAGTATAATTATGAAACTAATGGTGGTGTTTTTGATTTGTGGATTCAAAATAGCGAATATGCCAATGAAATTTCTAATTACCTAATTAATAAAGACAATAAATTAAACCCCTTAAACATAACAGGAACGAAATCATCATTTAAAAATTCTGAATTAACAGTAAAAAATTTGTTAAATAGAAGCCAACTTATTACCTTCCCAGATTGGTTTATAGAAATGGTTAACTCAGATGAGGAATTATTAGAACTTTTAAGTAAACAACAATTATTAATATGCTAGTAGAAATATCAAATGGAGAGTTATTAGATAAAGTTTCAATATTAGAGCTAAAAATGCTTAAAATTGAAGATAAAGAAAAATTAGTCAATATTCAAAAAGAATTTGATACATTAAATCCTTTAGCTAAAGAATTATTTGAGCAATTTGGAGGTCAACTACAAAATCATTATCTTGAGTTGGCTCGTATAAATGGGTTATTATGGGATATAGAAGATTGGATTAGAGATTGTGAACGTGAAAAGAGATTTGATGCAGAATTCACTCAGTTAGCTAGATCAGTTTATGTTACTAATGACCAAAGAAGTGAAGTTAAAAAACTTATTAATATTATGACTAAATCAGGTTTAGTAGAAGAAAAATCATATAAAGATTATAAATGAAGCATTTAGAGGAAACACCTTGGTTTATTTGTGATAAGAATGATGAGAATTATTGTGCTTATGTAGATACTGATTCTAATTATTTTAATGCAGAGCCTATTCTAAAACATTTATATCCTGATTTTGAATCACTCTCAGATGAAGAAAAAGATAAGAAATTAGAAGGTGTAGCCTTAGCATATCAAGATATTATTACTGAACATTATGATAATTTAGCTACTAATTGTTTTAATGTTAAACAATTTGAGTGGTTTGATAAACCTCATTGGCTTGAAATGAAAACTGAATGTGTAATCAGATCAGCTTATTTTAGAGCAACTAGAAGATATGCCCAATGGATTACTAAACAAGAAGGTATTGCTAAAGAAACTTTAGATATTAAAGGTCTAGAGTTTATGAAAGCAAATTTTCCACCTATTTTAGGAGATTTCTTTAATAATATTTTACAACAAGTACTTAAAGGAGAACAACATAAAAGCATCATTGACCAGATTAAAGTATTTAAAACTCAAATTTTAGATGGAACTATCCCCTTGGCAAAACTAGGTAACCCTACTGCTGTAAAAAAACTAGATAAATATAGTGGCAAAAGTGCCCGTGCAGGTGAAATGTTTACTGAAATATTAAAAGGTGCCCCTGCTCCAGTAAGGGCAGCTATTCGTTATAATGATTTACTTAGATTATGGCAATTAGATAGAAAATATAATCTAATTACAATGGCTGATAAAGTAAAATGGATCTATTTAAAAGATAACCCCTATAAAATAGAGGCATTAGCATTCTTTGATTATGAAATGCCAGATAAAGTAGTTGATTTTTTAGATACTTATGCTGATAGACAAAAAGTATTTGATTCAATATTATTAAATAAACTAGAGGGATTTTTTAGTGATTTAGGTTGGTCATTAAATTTAAATCCTTATGTAAACGCTTTAAAATCGTTTGAAATTTAAAATAAAATTCGTATATTATGTTAGGATTATGGGATGCAGTAGTAGTGGTTATATTTGTAATATCATTACCAAAAATAATTGAAGCATTTAAAAAAAGAAAATGATAAGTAAACAACAATTAAGTTCAGTTATTTCAAAGTATTATTTAAATGGTTTGAATAATCAAGTAAAGTGGAGAATTAAAGATAATACACTTACAATTTATGCTGGTGAAGCAGGTAGAGTGTGTAGGGTAGTAGCTAATAATTTCCCTTTAGAAGACTCAGAGTTAGGGGTATTTGATACAAATAAATTAAATAAATTATTATCTATTACAAATGGTGATTTATTAGTATCATTAGAAAAAATGAAGGCAATTTATACTAAAATGCACATTCAGGATTCTAATTTTGATTTAACTTATTCACTAGCTGATACTTTAATTTTAGGTAAAAATACTTGGTATGATGACCCCGATACATGGGATATAGATCTAAAATTAGAAAATGAAGATGTAGATTCATTAATTAAAGCTAAAAATGCTTTAGGTGATGTGAATTCAATGTTAATCACTACAACTAATGATTTTGATGGTAATAATATTTGTGAATTTATTTTTGGTGATAATACAGGATTTTCTAATAAAATTACTTACCAAGTAAATGGAGGGGAAATAAAAGACAATACCTTAAGTATTCCATTTAATTCTGATATATTTAAAGATATATTAAATAATAATAAAGATATGGATAGTTGTTCTTTAAAACTATCAAATACGGGGATATTAAAAATAGAATTTGAATCCGAAGATATTAAAAGTGAATATTTTGTCGCAAGAAACGAATAAAAAACCTGATATGTATGCTGAAGATAAGGCAATTATGCCTTATGGTGATAGTGTAGCTGCTCCCAAAATAGAATTAGAAGATACTAATTCGTGGGTTGCAAAACAAACCGTTGATGTAAATAATTATTTAGCAACCAAATTCAAAGAATTAAAAGAAGAATATGCTAAACTTATTGCTTTATATAAGTGGAATGAACTTGTAAATAAAGCAGATTTTAGTTTTATCCCCGTTAAGGGGCATATTTATTTTCTTTATCAAAGAGAAAATGGAAATTTATTCTTATCATTAATTGAACCTGAATTCTGGAATCAACTTTATGTAGGATCAGTAAAATTAGATTCAGATAATAAATGGATAAAAGTTGAAGATAGGTAGGAATATCAATTTTCCTTTTTTATATTATATGTATAATAAATAAACACTTGTAGCTAGGGCACATTGTTATATTTTTGTTTAATCGAGTTAGCTTAGGCGCTCACAATATAAAATGATATGAGTACATTAGAAATCTTTGAAAGGCATATAAGTCCTTTCGATATCCTATTTAGGAATCACTTTAAATCTGACAGCGTATTTAATCCTGTCGCCAATTCAAAACAACCACACCCCCTTAATATATTCTTTGATGATCAAGGACTTCACTTTGAAGTTGCCTGTACTGGGTTAACTAAAAAAGATGTAATTTTAGACATTGAAGGCGATATATTAAAAATAAGTTATAAAAAACCAGAAGAAGAAAAGTTTCATGAAGGAACTATTCATAATGGTTTATCTAAAAAATCATTTGATTTAAGATACAAAATTGCTCCTAAATTTGATTTAGGACAAACCGATGCATCTTTAACAAATGGATTATTAGAAATTTTTATACCTTTAGCTGAGGAAGCTAAACCAAAAACAATCAAAATTAAGTAATAAGTTTTATTAAAATATGTGTCCTAGCACATTGTTTTTCGTATATTCACGTTACAAATTATAAACTAAGTTATATATGACTACTAAAAGAAAATCTATCCAAACTATAAAGGATCCATTATTAGAACCTTATTTCATTACTAAAGATGAATATAGCTATACAGTTAAAGAAACGGTTACCTCAAATGTTGATCACTTTAGATCTAATGGTAAAAGTAAAACTTATGAAAAATCTTTATACTACTTCCCTCAGTTTGATCAGGCTGTAAATAAAATTGCAGAATTAAAAAATACAAAAAAGGATTTTAATAGTCTTAATGAATATATTGAAAATTACAAATTAATAAGAAACCAAATTAAAAATTATACAAATGGAATTAGAAGCACTGTTTGATGCAGTTATAGTTAAACCTCAAGAAATAGAAGAAACCACTTATGGATCTATTATTGTTCCTGATATTGGGAAGGATAGAAATGAGCACGGTACAGTAATAGCTGTTGGTCCAGGAAGACCAACCCAAATGGGGGGATTTATAGAAACCACAGTTAAACCTGGGGATAAAGTAATATTACCTACTGTTGGTTTTACAAAACTTCAACATGAAGGAGACGAATATTATATAGGCCCAGAAAACCAAATTTTAGCCAAAGTAAAACAAAAAATACAAGTTTCGGAATTATTGGAAGAAACTAAAGAAACATTAACTGAAGAAGAAATTAAAGATTTATCAAATGAGTAAACAAGTTGTTTTAGGTTCTGAAGCAAGAACCAATTTAGTAAAAGGAATTGATATATTAGCAGATGCGGTAGTATCAACATTAGGCCCAAATGGTAGAAATGCAGTTATAGCAAACGATCAGGGTGCTCCACAATCTACTAAAGATGGAGTTACAGTTGCAAAATCAATTTCATTAAAGGATCCTAACCAAGAATTAGGAGTTCAATTAGTAAAACAAGCTGCAATTAAAACAGCTGAAAAAGCAGGTGATGGTACTACAACATCTACTTTATTAGCTAGAGAAATGATTAAAGCAGGATTAACAGCTTTAAATAATAATGAAAATGCAGTTCAAATTAAAAGAGATATAGATGCTACTGTTAAAGAGGTAGTCAATAATCTAAAAAATAATATTGCGGAAGATATTTCAGGTGAGGAACAATTAGAACAAATCGCTACAATATCAGCAAATAATGATCCTGAAACTGGAAAATTAATTGCTACTGCAATAGAAAAAGTTGGAATGGAAGGGGTTGTCCACATAGAAGAATCTCGTACAGGTGAAACCTACTTAGAAACTGTTGAAGGGTTACAGTTTGATCGAGGTTATAAATCACCTTATTTTGTTACAAATAACAATACTATGACTGCCACACTGGACAATCCCTTAATTCTAATAGCAGATCAAAAAATAACCCAAGTAAAAGAACTATTGCCTATTTTAGAGAGTGTATCTTCACAAGCAAAATCTTTATTAATTATTGCTGAAGATATTGATAATGAAGCACTAGCAACTCTTATTGTTAATAAAATGAGAGGTACAATGAAAGTATGTGCTGTTAAAGCTCCTGATTTTGGTGATAGAAGAAAATTAGTTCTAGAAGATATAGCAATTACAACTGGTGGTCAAGTCTTTAGTAAAGAAAAAGGAATGAGGTTTGATAAATTTAGTTGGGAATGGTTTGGTGAAGCTAGAACAGCAACAATAGGTAAAGAACAAACAACAATAGTAGATGGAAAAGGAACAGTTGAATCAATTGAAACACGTATTGAAGAACTACAGCAACAAATCGACAAAGCAACAACGCCGTTCGAAGTCGAAAAACTCCAAGAAAGACTGGCAAAATTCGTCGGAGGAGTAGCTATAATTCATGTAGGAGGAAATACAGAAACTGAAATGAAAGAGAAAAAAGATAGAGTTGATGACGCATTACACGCAACAAGAGCTGCTATCGAAGAAGGAATAGTGCCCGGAGGAGGAACGGCATTATTATATGCCTCTAGTGGCATAAAAGCTAATACAACAGGTGCACAAATTGTAGTTGAAGCATGTGCTAAACCTTTTAACCAAATTTTAGTTAACGCTGGATATGATGAAGTAAAAGGACAAATTTTAGCTGATAATTTAGTTAATTCTGGTAATGATACTTGGGCAGGATTTAATATTAAAACTGAAGAAGTAGTTGATATGAAAGAAGCAGGTATTATTGATCCTACTAAAGTAGCTAGAACAGCATTACAAAATGCAGCATCAGTAGCAGGTACAGTTTTATTAACTGAATGTACAGTAGTAGATGAACCAAGTGAAGATTCAAAACAACCACAAATAGATCCATCAATGATGGGGATGATGTAAAATAATTTCGTATATTATGGCTACAAAGATTGAAGAAAAAAACATATTAATTGCTAGGAGAGTACCACCTGGTGATAAATGGAGATTAGTCGCAAATGAACCAGATGGTCCTGTACATAAGTCTTTAACTGATACTTTAGAGGCTTATATGGTAAAAACTGGATTTAAAGGGCATTATAGATTAGAACCATTAAAAAGTAGTTTATATGCAATTGATTCTAAGGAAACAGAAGTAATACCAGAACCAGAAAAGAAATATAGCATTTATGGAGAATATGGATCATAGTTTATTAGTAGAGAAATTTAGACCTAAAACATTAAATAACTACGTTGGTAATGAAAATGTTAAAAAGGCTATAGCATCCTACTTAAACCAAAATGATATACAAAATTTTATATTTTATGGACCTGCAGGTACAGGAAAAACAACATTAGCAAAGATTATTGTTAATAGCTTAGATTGCGACCATTTATACATTAATGCTTCTGATGAACGTGGTATTGAAACTATTAGGGATAAAGTCTCTAGTTTTGCATCGGTTGCTTCATTTAAACCCCTTAAAGTAGTTATTTTAGATGAAGCTGATTTTCTTACAATTCAAGCCCAAGCATCACTTAGAAATATAATTGAAACATTTTCACGTACTACAAGGTTTATTATGACTTGTAATTTTATAGAACGTATTATTGATCCTTTACAATCTAGATGCCAAGTACTTAAAATTGTACCTCCAACTAAAAAAGACGTTGCTAAACATTTAAGTTGGATTTGCAATGAAGAATCAATTACACATGAAATAAGTGAGTTAGTACCTCTAGTTAATCAATATTACCCTGATTTACGTAAATGTATTAATACTATACAGTTGTCAACTGTAGATGGTGGTGCAAATGATTTATATCTTAAATTAGATCAATCAATATTAGTATCATCTAATTACATAGATAAAGTTATTACTGCTTTAGCCAATAAATCTAAATTTAATAATATTCGTCAAATTATAGCTGATGCTAATGTAGATGATTTTGACGAATTATTTAGGGCATTATATGAGAGAGCATCTGAATACTTACCAGGTAAAGAGGGTACAGTTGCTATTTTAGTTAATGATCACCAATATAAAGCAAATTTCCGAATCGACAAGGAAATAAATATCATGTCGCTAATTTCAAATTTAATAAATAATAAATAATTATGGAACAACCGGTTCAACAACCTAAAATTGATTTATCAAACACTACTGCCTTAAAAAATTTTGATGGTGGTGATACTTTTAAACAAGCATTTATAATCAGAAAAGTCTCTAGATTTGTAACAGGTACAGATGAAGACGCTATGATGCCAATTCCAGTGTTTGTATGCACAGAATCAGGAAAAATTGTAGGAGAAGGATTACCACCTGAATTAAGAGAAGAATATAAGGATCAACTTCTTTAATGAAAAATATTTTTGATTGGTTAAAAGCAATTAATACTACAAAACCTCCCGTAGAGTCCTTTACAGATAAAGATTGGGAGGTTTGGAATAGTTATATGATTCATAGATTTATTAGTATGAATCTTGATTATTTAGATATAGTAAATTATGTTCAAGAATTTCCTCCACAGGAGAAAAAAATGATTTATAATATCTATAAAGAATTTATTCCTAAAAACAGTAAATGGAATAAATATATTAAATCAAGCAATAAAGAACCAAATAAAGATTTAGTAGAACACATTAAAAACTATTACGAATGTTCAGTAAGAGAGGCAAAAGAATATTTATGTATATTAGACCAAATAGATATAAAAAGTATATTATCTAGTATGGGATTAGAAAAAAAAGAAATAACTAAATTAATTAAATTATGAATTTACAAGTGTATAAATTTTTAAAATCTGAAGCTGAAGCTGATAAAAATAAAGCTTTAGCAAGTATAGAATTACTAACTAACCATCCAGCGGGAATAGGTGATCATTCAACTAAAGACTATTGGGATAATTGCACTGAAGCATTAAAATTATTATCTTCTGCAGATGAAAGGTTAGAAATTTTAGAAAAATATTTTCAAATTAAAGATCAAGTTAATGGGTGATAGTGTAAGTAAGTACTATGAATTAGTTAGTGAAGAAGAATTTGATAAATTAGTTGAAAATGATAAAGCTGATTTGGGAGCATCTTTAGAAAAACAAGCTAAGCATACTAATTGGGAAGAAGAATATATGGATGTTATAACTCACTTTGAAAAGGAATACCCAGAATTATCATCTGAATTTAAATTAATCCAAAAAGAAATGTATGATATGTTTGCTCGCAAACATATGGATTATGGTTTAAATAATATTGCTTTAGGTGGTGATTTAACTAATGCGGAAGATAAAAAATTTTCACTTACTGGTTTAGCAATTAGATTAACTGATAAAATTAGTAGATTAAAAAACCTCCTTATTAACGGCAAAAATTTTGTTGAAGGTGAAGGAATGGAAGATACGTTTATTGATATAGCCAATTATGGAATAATTGGATTGTTAGTAGGACGTGACAAATGGAAAAAATAAATTTTGGCTAGAAAAATACCTAGAATAGTTAGGGAAATTAGAAATAATCCACCCCAAGAGATTAATTTTGCTTATCAAAAAAATGTCTCTTATTCGCAAATGTCTATATTTCGTAGTTGTCCCCATCGTTGGAAATTACAATATAAAGATAAAATTAGGGTATTTACATCTTCAATTCATACTGTATTTGGGACAGCCATCCATGAGGTATTACAACATTATTTAGATATAATGTTTGATACTAGTGCTGCTAATGCCGATAGAATTGATTTAGAAGAATTATTCCAAGAAAAATTTATTGGCGAATACCAAAACCAATATAAAAGAAATAATAATCAACATTTTTCATCTGCTGAAGAAATGAGGGAATTTTTTGAAGATGGAGTTGGGATCCTAAATTGGTTTAAAAAGAAAAGATCTAGATATTTTTCAAGAAGAGGTTATCATTTAGTAGGATGTGAGTTACCTATAATAATTTCTCCAAATAAAATGTATAACAACATAAAATACACAGGGTATCTAGATGTTGTATTATATCATGAACCAACTCAGACATTCAAGATAATCGACATTAAAACCAGTACTAAGGGGTGGAATGCTAGAGATAAGAAAAATGAAGATAAACAATATCAATTACTTTTATATAAACAATTTTTTAGTGAACAATATGGGGTTCCATTAAATAATATTGATATTGAATTTTTTATTGTAAAAAGAAAAGTATTAGATTGGGATGATGAAAATATTATGTCTCCCCATCAAGCTTATAGAGTACAAACATTTGCCCCACCTAGTGGGAAAATTAAACTAGGAAGAGCTAAAAGAGCAATTACTAACTTTATAAACGAATGTTTTAATGTAAATGGGGATATTAAAGACATAGAATATCCAAAATCAGTTTCAAAATGGAATTGTATGTTTTGTCCTTTTAAAGAAGATAAAGAAACTTGTGGAGAAGGTATAATTTACTAAACTCCTAATATATGTATATAAAAATAATGTTATTAAAATAAAGATTATGAGTATAAAAAAAGACATGACACTTACAAGTGTTAAAGTTAAAAGCGATCTATTTGAGAATTTTAAGATTGAGTGTGTGAAACGGAAATTTTCTTTTCAAAAACTTGCCGATCGGGCTTTGTTTTTGTATCTTACTGATGAAGATTTTCGTAAACAAATTACTAATCAAATAAATCTCGATATAGAAAATGGACAATAAAAATTTTGACTATATACCCAAAGATAAAAGAAAAAAAATTCTTTTAATTTGTGATGATATTAGAGTACATTCTGGTGTTGCTACTGTAGCAAAAGAAATAGTTACTTATACTGCAAATCACTTTAATTGGGCTCAAATAGCTGGAGCTATTAAACATCCAGATAATGGTAAAATTTTGGACCTATCAGATGATACTAATAAAATAGCAAATATTAAAGATTCATATGTAAAGATATACCCAGTTGATGGTTATGGAAATGAAATGATTCTTAGAGAAATAATAGGAGTTGAAAAACCCGATGCTATAATGTTATTTACGGATCCAAGATATTTTACTCATATATGGAGAATGGAGGCAGAAATAAGGAAAATTTGCCCTATTATTTATTTAAATATTTGGGATGATTATCCTGCTCCTATGTATAATAGTCCTTTTTATGAAGCATGTGATTTATTATTAGGGATATCTAAACAAACTGTAAATATTAATAAATTAGTATTACAAGGAAAAGAATCAAATAAGTTATTTAAATATCTTCCTCATGGTAAAAATGAAAATCTTTTTTACCCCTTAAATGAAAAAGAAAAATCTAGTAAAGAGTTTACTGATTTTAAAACTTCAATTTTTAAGAATATCGATCCTAAATTTGTAGCATTTTTCAATTCAAGAAATATTAGAAGGAAACAAATACCAGATACATTATTAGCTTTTAGAGAATTTTTATATTCTTTACCTAAGGAAGAAGCTAAAAAGTGTTTTTTAATTTTACATACTGAAATTGTAACTGATCATGGTACTAATTTAGATAGAGTAAAAGAATATTTATTTGATGAGCATTTCCCTGATCAAATTATTTTTAGTACTAGCAAATTAGATGAAAAACACTTAAATTATTTATATAATATAACAGATGTTCAGATGTTGTTAACTTCAAATGAAGGTTGGGGTTTAACTATTACTGAAGCTATATTAGCGGGTACTCCTATTATTGCAAATACAACAGGAGGAATGCAGGATCAAATGAGATTTATAGATAATAAAGGTAAATGGTTTACTCCTGATGCTGATATACCTTCTAATCATAGGGGCACTTATAAAAATCATGGTGAATGGGCATTTCCTGTTTATCCAACTTCAAGATCAATTCAAGGGTCCCCTCCAACACCCTACATTTATGATGATAGATGTAAGTGGGAAGATGCTTTTGAACGTTTAAAGGAATGCTATAAGTTAGGTAGGGAAGAATTGAAACAAAGAGGTTTAAAGGGCCGTGAATGGGCTATTAGTAATGAAGCAGGATTTACATCAACACATCAAGCCAATAGATTTGTACAAGGAGTAAATGAATTGTTTAGCACTTGGAAGCCAAGAGAAAAATATGAATTAGTTAGTGCTAATGAGTATAAAGGTAAATTTTTAAATCATAAAGTTATATATTAATGAATAAACCAGTTTTTGTAATAAGTTGTCCGTTTGACACCTATAGTGGGTATGGGGCAAGATCAAGAGATATAGTTAAAGCTATTATTGAATTAGATGAGTATGATGTAAAATTACTACCACAAAGATGGGGATCCACTTCATGGGGATTTTGTAATGATCATTCTGAATGGGAATTTTTGTATAACCATCAAATTAAACAAATAACTTCTCAACCCGATGTTTGGATGCAAATAACTATTCCCAATGAGTTTAGTCCTGTAGGCAAATATAATATTGGTTGTACTGCAGGCATAGAAGCAAACGCCTGCAAACCAGAATGGATTGAAGGTTTAAATAGAATGGATATGAATTGGGTATCTTCTAATTTTGCAAAAGATACATTTGAAAATATGAATTTTGAGAAGAAGGATAAAAGAACAAACCAAACTGTAAATGTAGTTAAAGTTGAAAAACCTATACATGTTGTTTTTGAAGGTGTAGATTTAAATGTATACAAACCATTAAAAAATTCAGAATTAAAAACTTTTGATTTTAGTGATATTAAAGAAGATTTTTGTTTCCTATTTGTGGGACATTGGATGAATGGGGGCATTGGACATGATAGAAAAAATGTTGGAGCTTTAGTAAAACTTTTTTATGAAAGTTTCAAAAACAAAAAGAAAAAACCAGCATTAATTTTAAAATCATCAACTGGAGTAGCTGGGTATGTAAGTAGAGAAGAAATACTAGATAGAATAAAACATATCCGAAAAACTATGGATACTAAAAATTTACCTAACATTTATATACTAAATGGAGAATTTGATGATTCAGAAATTAATGAATTATATAACCACCCTAAAGTTAAATGTATGGTAAGTTTAACTAAAGGTGAAGGATTTGGTAGACCATTATTAGAATTTACTACAACAGGTAAACCAGTTATAGCTTCTGGTTGGTCGGGTCATGTTGATTTTCTAAAAGAACATTCAACACTATTGCCCGGAGGATTAGAAAATGTTCATCAAAGTGCTGCTAATAACTGGTTAATTAAAGAAGCTCAATGGTTTAAACCTGATATGTCAGTAGCAGTAAACGTATTTAGGGAATATTTTAAAAAACCTAAAGGTTTAAATGAAAAAGGAAAAAAACAAAAGTACTATACTAAAAAGAACTTTAGTTGGGATGAAATGAAAAAAGTAGTTAATAAACTTTTAACAGATAATCTTCCTAAATTTGCTAAACAAGTTGAACTAAAATTACCAACTTTAAACTTACCTAAATTATGAAATACGATGCCCTAAAGGAATGCACTAGATGTGGATCAGATGCTTGTTACACCCAGGAAGTAACTAAAGATATTTCTATTGAAATGTGTTATGGGTGTGGATTTCAAAGTAATAGCGTAATTAAAAAAGGAAATGATTTTTTTAATGAACAATTTGAAACACTCCCTGAATTGTATAAGGAACTAATGGATGAAGAAGAAGATACAGGTAAAATATGGATGCCCACTATTATCAATTTAAAAGATAAAGGCATGGTGTTTGCAGATGGAACTGGAAGGGATAATTGGAAATGGGCTGCAGTTAAAGTAGCTAAAGTACTAAAAGAAGAAAAAGAGAAATTTAAAGGCCAAAAATATAAACCTGATATGTCAACTATAAAACACTACTCAGAACGTGAGTTTATAGAAGCACTTTCGTATATTGGTGTTTTACCTGAATAATATGAAAATAAGTTATGCTATTACAGTTTGTAATGAATTTGTAGAAATTCAAAATTTAGTTTCATTCCTTCTTAAATATAAAAGAAGCAAAGATGAAATAGTAATTTTATATGATTCCAAAAATGGTGATGAGGGGGTTGAAGAATTTTTAAGATCTCATTCTGTAAATAATGATTTTATTTGGTATGAAGGAGATTTTAATAACCATTTTGCTGATTGGAAAAACCATCTAACGTCTTTATGTAATGGTGATTATATTTTTCAAATAGATGCTGATGAAATTCCTCACCAAACATTAATTGAAAATCTACCAGTAATTTTAGAAGGTAATCCTGATAATGAAGTTTATTTAATTCCTAGAGTTAACACAGTAGAGGGTTTAACACAAGATCATATTAATAAATGGAGATGGAATGTTAATGAAAAAGGATGGGTAAATTGGCCTGATTATCAATGGAGACTTTGGAAAAATAAACCAGAAATAAAATGGATAAATAAAGTTCATGAAAGATTAGAAGGGTATAAAACGTATGCTCATATTCCTCAAGTAGAAAGGCTAGCTTTATATCATCCAAAAGAAATAGAAAGACAAGAAAAACAAAACGAATATTACAATACATTATGATAGGGATTATAGGACAAGGGTTTGTAGGTAATGCTATATATCAAAAATTTAAAAACTTTTTTGATGTAAAAACGTATGATTTAAAAGTAAAATTATGTAATTCAACATTTGAGGAAGTTGCCAGACAAGATATTATATTTGTTTGTTTACCAACACCAATGGATAAAGATGGAAGTTGCCATATAGGTTTAGTAGAACAAACACTTCATAATATATCAGTTGCTAAATCACCAAATTTATTTAGAACAGTAGTAATTAAATCAACAATCCCTCCAGGTACAACAAAAAAACTAAACGTTAAATATCCAAATCTACATATAGCATTTAATCCTGAATTTTTAACTGAAGCAAATGCAGTATTAGATTTTGAAAACCAAAACAGAGTTATCTTGGGAGGACATAGAGAAGCAACCACTAAACTCAGAAGAATATACTCAAAAGTATTTCCCACAGCTCATATTATTAAAACATCTTCTACCCATGCTGAAATGGTAAAATACTTAACAAATGCTTTTTTAGCTACTAAAGTATCATTTGCAAATGAAATGTATCAAATATGTGAAGGATTAGGTGTTGACTATGATAAAGTTATAGAATATGCTATGTTAGATGACAGACTAGGAAATACTCATTGGAACGTCCCAGGACCAGATGGAGATTTTGGATATGGAGGACATTGTTTTCCTAAAGATATTAAAGCATTAATTAAAGTAGCAGAATCTTTATCTGTTCATCCTACTGTATTAATATCAACTAATACAAAGAATAATGAAGTTAGGGTTAATAAAGATTGGGAAAATATGAAGGGAAGAGCAGTAATATAATTATAAAGGAATGAAAAATACAGTATTAATAACAGGTGTAGCAGGTTTACTAGGTAGTCGCTTAGCTGATTGGATAATTCAAAACCAACCAAATACAACAGTAATTGGTGTTGATGATTTAAGTGGAGGCTTTGAAGAAAATATCCACCCAGATGTTAAATTTTGGCAAATGGATTTAGTTAACCACCCAATTGAAAACATATTTGAAGCACATAAAATTGACTATGTATATCATTTTGCGGCATATGCTGCTGAAGGGTTATCGCCTTTTATACGTGGATACAATTATGATAACAACTTAAAAGCAACAGCACGCCTAGTTAATGAATGTATAAAACATGACGTTAAAAGATTGATTTTTACGTCTACTTTAGCTGTATATGGTCATGGTTATGGTGGTATATTTGATGAAAAACAACAACAAGCACCAATTGATCCTTATGGGGTAGCAAAATATGCTTGCGAAATGGATATTCAAATTGCAGGTGAACAACATGGTTTAGATTGGTGTATAATTAGACCTCATAATGTTTATGGTATTAAACAGAATATCTGGGACAAATACAGAAATGTACTTGGTATCTGGATGTTCCAGTATTTAAATGGTATGGATATAACCATATTTGGTGATGGTGAACAAACAAGAGCATTTAGTTATATAGATGATTCATTAGAACCATTATGGAATGCTGCTGTTAAACCTGAGGCAAGTAAGGAAATTATCAATTTAGGTGGAATAAAAAGTTATCCTATAAATGTGGCAGCTGAGACGTTAGTTGAAGTATTACAGGAAGAAGAAGGTATAAGTGATTTTGAAATCCCAATTTTATATCTAGAAGGTAGACATGAAGTAAAACATTCAATCCCTACATGGCAAAAATCAATTGATATATTAGGATTTGAACATAAAACTGATCTAAAAGAAGGATTAAGACAAATGTGGAATTGGGCTAAAAAACAACCTATGAGAGATAGATTTGTTTGGCCTAGTTATGAATTAGAAAAAGGTATATATAGTTTTTGGAAAAATGAAACTAAAAAAATTAATAAATAAAAGTTATTATTGTTCTATAGGTTATATAAGTAGTGAAGATGATCTCCCACTCCTAGAAAGATATATATTACATAATTTACCTGTCCTTAAAGAGTTTAAACAACATATAATAGTTACTAATTACTCAGGTGACTATAAAACTCAAAATTCTGAATTATGGGTGAAATATTTCCCTAATTGTATATTAATAGACTTAGAAAAAAATAGAGGTCATTCATTTGGGATAGCAGATCAAGAAAATACTATAATTGATTATTGCCACAAAAACAATATTAAATGGATCTGTAAGTCGGCACATGATGTAATTTTTACTAAAGAAATATTAAATACTAAAATTGATAAAGATAATGATTTTTATTATATGAATGGTATTGGTTATGGAGGAATGGAAAAATATAATTTTGATTTAGATAAAGTTGAAAAAAATGATTTTTACCCCCAGACAAATTTTTATTTTTTAAATACAAGTAAAATAGATTATCTTTATGATAAAAAATATGTAGATGAAACTTATGATTATATCCAAGATATAGAAGATTATAACGGAAAAGTTTGGCATTATATTGAAGGGTGGTCATGTGAGGATTTTTTAAAAAAATGTATTATTAGGAATAATTTATCTAAATATCACTTGATCCCAAATGAAAAATATCGTATATTATTAGAAACAGTAAAAACAGAAAAGATTATAGACTCCAGCCATAAAAATATTATGATAGAAGGAATATGCCACTATCAAAATGCTAATGAACCAGTTTTAGTTATATGAGAGTAATTTATAGAATATCAGACGCAGGTTATAAAAAAGAAAAACCTAATTATATTAATAATGAAAAATGTTTGTATAATGCTGCCCTTACATTTCAACAAGCACAATGGAGTATTATAGCAGATAATATATCGGCGGATACTGATGATATGATTCAGAAATATTTTAAAAAACACCTTATTAAACATGTTAATGTGGGTCATGGAGCTGGTACTTTTAATTTAGCATTAGATGAAGCATTAACTTATGATGATGATGAAATAGTATATTTTATAGAAAATGACTATTTACATAAACCTATTTCATTTAGAGTTTTAAATGAAGGATTTAAGTTAGGAGCATCATTTGTGTCATTATATGATCATCCAGATAAATACCTTGATCCCGAAAAAGGAGGAAATCCTTATTGTAAAGGTGGAGCTGAAGATACAAGAGTTTATTTAACAAATTCTTGTCATTGGAAAATAACAAATAGTACTACTATGACTTTTGCAGCTAAAGTATCTACATTAAAGCGTACAGAAAAAATACTTCGTAAACATACTAGTGAGAGACATCCTAATGATTTTAAAATGTTTTTGGAATTAAGAGCAAATAATGAATTATTAATAACTCCCTTACCTGGATACTCAACACATGGAGAAACAGCTTGGTTAACACCTTTAACAAACTGGAAAAATTATGATTACGAAAAATCCACTAAAAGTTTACAAGAAATATTTGAAACTCACTCAGCACAAGCTAGGGGAAAAATGAGATGGGGTGCAGGGCATGGAGATAAAGGTACTGTACATTCTTACATCCCTGAGTATGAAAGATTATTTAGTCCTTATAGAGACAAAAAAATTAATTTTTTAGAAATTGGTGTTGCTTTTGGTGAATCTTTAGAAATGTGGTACGAATATTTTTCAAAAGAATCTAAAATACATGGCTTAGATAACCAAACTAAAGAAATAGCAACAAAATTAGAAGATAATAGATTTGATATCACTATAGAGGATCAAACAGATCCTAATATTGTATCTAAATTAGGTAATAAAAAATTTGATATTATTTTAGATGATGGTAGTCATGTTTTTGAACACCAAATAAAATCATTTCATTTACTAAAAGATAGTATTAATAAAGGAGGTCTTTATGTAATTGAGGATATTGATAATATAGATGAAAAGTATAATGATTTTATGGAATTAAAAAAATATTGCTTAGATTGTGAAATTATAGATCTTAGAAAACAAAAAAATCGCTATGATGATGTTATAGCAGTATATAAATTTTAAATTATGACAAAAGAACAACACTTACAACACTTAGAAAAAATGTCTCGAGCAGTTACTGGGGAAGTAGATTATGATAACCATTGGCAAGTATTAAAATCAATGTGTGATATTGCAAAACCAAAAAATATCCTAGAGTTAGGATTTAATAGAGGATCTAGCTGCTTAATGTTTTTATACGCTAGTGAAGCCCAAATACATAGTATAGATATACTACCAGAAATAGCAGTTCAAAGTTCATTAGAAGAAATAAATAAACATTTTGGTGATAGATTTAAATATACTACACTTGATCATAAGGATATAGGAGGACAAATAGATAATTTTAAAGATAAATATGACTTTGTTTTTATAGATGGAAATCATACCTATGAAGGGATGCTTAGAGATGCTAAAAACGCTATTAGTATGAATGCTAAATACTTAGGTTTTGATGATTATTACCACCCAGCTCATAGTAAGGATTGTCATAAAATAGTGGAAGAATTAGGATTAGAAATGGTAATAGAATACAAAAATTATACGGGTCAAGCATTAACTATAAATCCAAACCATCAATGATATCAGTAATAATACCAACGTATAGAAACCCAGAATATTTAGATATTTGTTTAAAATCAGCTATTCAATATCAAAGATATAGTAATGAAATTATTGTAGCAGTAGATGGTTATATAGAAGAGAGTCAGTCTGTATTAGATAAGTATAAAGATAATATCAAAATATTAGATTTAGGTGAAAATCAAGGAATGCAACAAGCTCTTAATTTAGCTGTGATGAATGCTAGTAATGAAATCATTTTTGTTGTTAATGATGATAATGTATTTTGTGTTGATTATGATTTAGCCATTGAGAAAAACATAAAAGAAAAATCAGTACTTACCTTAAATCAAATTGAACCAGAAGGTCCTGGCATTTTTAAATTTCCAGTTAAAGATTTTGGACGTACCCCAGAAGCATTTGATTATGATGCGTTTATAGAGTATGAACAATCAATTAGAAAAGATGAGCTAACTATTGATGGTGGTATTTTTCCATTTGCTATGTACAAGAAATATTATATGGCTGCTGGTGGATTTGATGTAATGTATAGATCTCCTTTTATTTGTGATTGGGATTTTTTCTTAAAGTTAGATTTAATGGGTCTTAGTTTTAATAGAACACATGAAGCACACTTATATCATTTTGGGAGCACAGCAACTAAAAATGGTAAAGAAGGAATAAGATTTAAAGAATCAGAACGACCAGCAGCTGAATTATTTAATTATAAATGGGGTCACCCACCATCATTATTTAAAAATAATTCACATAGTCCAAAAGGAAAAACCATAAAAGGTATAAAGTATTGTTAAAATATATTTGGTTTCCCAATAAATAGTTCGTATATTTACCCAAATTTTTAAAAGGTTATATATTTATGCAACAGACTATTGAAATCCCCCAAAAAATGAAAATGATTCCTTGCTCACAATGTGATGCACCAATGCCAGAGCTAAGATTAACTAAATATGGTTATGATTTTTGCGTTGAATGTTCGACGGTAGGAGCTAAACGAGGTGTTCCTATTATGAGAGGATCTGGCGATCATACATGGACAGAAACAGTTATAATGGAAGAAGAACAATATGAAGAATATGTAGTGGCATCCGCTATTGAACGTGGTGATAAAAATGCTGCAAAAGCAGAAATGTTAAATATGGATAAAGAAGAACGTAATCTGCAAGGGCCATTCCAAATTATTAATAATACAGATAAAGATAGAAGCTAATGCCTAAGGCAAAACCCCTATCCAAAGAACAAATTTTAGCAGCACAAGCCAAAACAAAATCTAATATGGCGGCAGCTAGGTATCTTCATGTTTCATACCAACATTATAAGAAGTGGGCTAAATTATATAAATTATTTGCTGGACATAAAAACCAATCAGGTAAAGGTATTCCTAAATTTTTAAAAGGACCGAAAAAAATGCCTCATATGATTGAAATAATTGAGGGTAGAATAGCCGCATCATCTTTTGATCCTAATAAACTTAAGTATGCTTTAATAGAACAGGGATATTTATCAGAAGAATGTGCTATATGTTCCTTTAAAGAGAGGCGGGTATTAGATTATAAAATGCCTCTATTACTCCATTTTAAAGATAATAATAGTAACAATTATAGTTTAGATAATGTTCAGTTACTATGTTATAATCACTATTTTTTGACTGTAGGTGATATTTTTAATTCCAAAGATATTAAACAAATAGAATCAAAACAAGAGCATTTTGGAACCTCAGAAAAAGTAGAATGGGAAGTTGATGATTATCATTTACAACGTTTAAAAGAATTAGGTTTGGATGATGATGAGGATGATGTTAACCAATATATTTCAAGAATATGAAAAAAGCCAGAAGAGCAAGATCGCTAAATAAAAAGCATCATAAAATAACTCAAGATTATGATAAACAAAAAAGTAAGCATTTAGAAAAATTAACTGATAAAATGCTTAAAAATGATGAAAAAGCCCAACAGTTAAAATCTAAAACAATAAAGGGTGATTTTTTAAAAAACTTTTAATTATGAGAACTTTTATATTATTATTTGTATTATTAATCCCTTCTCCTAAACCAATACCCGTTATAGAGGAAAAAATTATAGTTGAGGAAAAAGTGGAGGAAATTAGGGGAATGAATGAATTTTTGTACGCTATGGGGCATCAAGAATCAGGTAATAGATACTTTGTTGTTAATAGATTTGGATACATGGGTAAATATCAATTTGGTAAATCAACATTAAGAACATTAAAAATTAAAGTAACTAAAGAGGCATTCTTAAATAGTCCTGATTTGCAGGAATATGCTATGCAACAAAATTTATTATATAATAAAAAGAAATTACAAAAATATATAGATAGATTTGATGGGTGCCTTATTGATGGTATATTAGTAACGGAATCAGGTATATTAGCAGCAGCTCATTTAGGTGGACCTGGTAGTGTTAAAAAATGGTTCAGATCAGGAAAAATAGCTAAAGATGGCAATGGAGTAAAAATAACTAATTATATGAGGCGATTTTCTGGTTATGATTTATATTTATAATCAAAAAGATTATGGCAAGAATAGTTTTAAATGATTACACTCCCTCAAAAAGAAAAAAAAGACCTGGTGTACATGCAAAAAGTAAATCTAGTAAATTAAAAAATAGTAAAAATTATGTCAAAGCTTATAGAGGCCAAGGGAAATAGAATGGAATTAAGTACAATAGCATTATTTAATCATATGACAGATGAAGATTTTTTAGCAATACATAATGCTGGTCAATTAGAAAATCTATGCCAAGCCCTTAGTTTGGATTTACAACCTAAAGACTATGAAAAAAATTACACTTACACAGCATGAATGGTATGATGCCATGAAACTTCCTACACCTCATAGGAATAAGAAAAAATACTATAGAAAAGAAAAACATAAGAAACGTGGGAGCCAATTTGGTTCCCACAATTATTTTTCGTATATTTACAGAGTAAAATTAAGGTTATGGCTCTTTGGGAATTCAAAAATTTAAATAAGCACGGAAATTATAGAACTAGGGTAGTACACACTAATGGTGCTTTAAGTATACCTGGAAGTGGTTTTGGTCCTTCTGTATTTGCTAGAAGATTTAAATATAAATACGAACACCCAGTTATGCCTCCTACAATATTTAAAAATAATGGTAAAACATATTTAATGCCATTATGGAAAGAAGTTATTGAAGGTACTACTGTTGAAGATATAGAATGGATTAAACCCAAACCTAAAAGATTAGATCCAATAATTGAAATGAATGTTAGCGGTAGCAACCCAGATATTAAATATAAAACATCATATTATCCTGGCTCAAATAATTACTATTGTAATTGTCCTGGTAAGTGGATGGCTAAGGATGGTAAATGTAAGCATATAAAAGCATTAGAAGCAAAAATAAATAAATAAAGGTTATGAAAGAACTACACACATTTATAGAAGAAATGAGAGCTACAAGTAGTAGCACTGATAAAGTACAAATAATTAAGGAAGCAAGTCCATTTGTACATAAAGCATTAGAGTATACTTATAATCCGTTTAAGCAATTCTATGTTACAAGTAAAACCTGTAAGAAAAACCCACATTTATTTGGGGGTGATGCCATTGATTGTTTTGAGATATTAGATAAATTAATGAATAGGGAAGTTACTGGGCATGATGCTATTAAATTAGTTAACACTTATGCTAACCTAAAAGGTTATAAAGATTTAATTTATAAAATTATAGATAAAAATTTAGATATTAGAGCTGGGGATAAAGTTATTAATAAAGCAATTCCCAATTTAATACCAACATTTTCAGTTGCATTAGCTAAAGAATATGATGGTAAATGTGATTGGCAAAATGATACTTGGTGGGCATCAAGAAAATTAGATGGTGTTAGATGTTTGGCAGTAGTTAATTATGAAGGTGAATGTACACTTTATTCTAGAATGGGTAAAGAATTAACTACACTAAATAAGGTTAAAGAAGCGATTGAAGCAACAGGTATTATTAATACTGTATTTGATGGTGAAATTTGTTTAATTGATGAAAATGGAAATGAAGATTTTCAAGGTGTAATGAAACAATTAAGACGTAAAGATCACCAAATTGAAAATCCTGCTTATATGATATTTGATATGATTCATAAACCTAATTTTGATAACCAAAAAGGAGGTCCTATATTAAGTGAAAGATTAGCAGCATTAAGAGGATTTTTAACAGGTAGATATATTACAACTAATATTTTACGTTATACAGATCAATTCCAAATAACAGATGGTAGACACTTTGATAAATGGGGTCAAATAGCAACTGATAATAATTGGGAAGGATTTATGATACGTAAAGATGTTAGTTATGAAGGTAAACGTACTAAAAATTTGCTTAAAGTAAAGAAATTTTATGATGCTGAATATGAAGTAATTGATTTTGATATTGATGATCACGAAGTAGTTAGAGATGGTAAATCTGAAACACTTAAAATGTTATCTCAAGTATGGATTGAACATAAGGGGCATAAAGTAAAAGTTGGTAGTGGTTGGACCCAAGATCAACGTTTACAGTATATGGATGGTTCAATTGTAGGTAAAGTAATTACTGTTCAATATTTTGAAGAAACTAAAAATGATAAAGGTGGAATTAGTTTAAGATTCCCAACTGTAAAAATAGTACATGGAGATAAGAGAGAAGTGTAGAGTAACTTGGTGTAATAATCCTAGAAAAATACGTTCTACAGTTTGTGAGTTACATTCACAGTATAAACACATTTGTGGTGCTGCTATTAGATTAGATAGACCTCATTTAATGTATAAAGTAGAAAAATGGCTAAAAGGAGAACATCAATGTGAAAGTTGTGGTTTTGATCCTGTAGAAGCTTATCCTACATTACATACTAAAGCACAATCATCAATGTTAGATGTTGATCATATTGATTCAAATATTAAACGCACATTAGAAGGTGAACAACCAAGTAATTATCAATTAAATTGTAAACACTGTCATATAGTTAAATCCCATTTAGAAGGAGATTATGTGGCTAAAAAATATAGAAAATAATGGCAGAAAATAGAGGTAGACCAAGTGAAAATGTAGTTAAACTTACAAAATGGAATCTAGATACAGATGATTCTATATGGAAATATGATATGGATAAATCAACTAATGGTCCTTACTTAGTAGAACAAAAATTCCAAGCTGGTAATAAACAAGGAAAATTTAAAGTTGATCAAAAACCTTATGGGAAACATCCGGTTGTAATGGTATTTAAAACATCAAACCGTTCAAATGCTAAAACTAAAATTAAAGTATTTAATAAAAATATTGATTATATCATTAGCGCTAAAAAGCTACCTGGTGTACCTGAAAAGGCGGAAATAATTGATTTAGCTGTTGGTAAATCATTTATCAGTAAATATAAACAAAAATATAATTTAACTTAACTTTTATATATTTATAACAAAATATTAATTAATAAATTTATTATGTTAAAAATTATAGGTCTTATAGTAGTAGTTTTAGTAATAGGAGCAGCCGTTTATTATTTCGGTTTCTATAAAAGAGGCAAAATTAATGATAGAGATGGAGATTTAATACCTGATGAGGTTGAAGATGCAGTTGAAGAAGCTAAAAAGAGAGTACAATCAGTAAAAGTAGAAGCTAAACAGGTTGGAAAAGCAGTAAAAGCAGCATCTAAAGAAATCAAAGATGTAGTTAAAGCAGCTAAAGGAAAAAAAAGAAGAGGTAGAAAACCTAAAAAATAAAATATGAGTAAATATAACTTATCAGAATTACTTACTGAAGTAGCAGGAGGTAGAATTGGAACATTAGAAATTTCGGCTAGAGATTTAGTTCGTAAAATGGAAGATCTTGAAGATAAAGGTGTTCGAGTAGAACGTTTTGATGGTCTTTCTCCTGATGGTAAAACATATATTGAATTCCATGTTCACCCAATAAGAAAATATGATGAAGATTATTCATTTTCAGTTTACGACTTTAAATTTGGATTTGATCCTATGAGCCCAGAACATTCTGATCAAGAATACCCATTTAGTGTAGGTGGTAGATCATCAGCACGTGATAGTGCAGAAACAACACTTAGAGGAGGAGATATGGGGTTTGAGCTTAAAGAAGCTAAAGAAGAACCTAGAGATGGAGTTAAAAGTGCTGCAGCTAAACTAGGAATGAAACCAAGTCATGTAAAAGAAAACATGTCTAAAAAAGATACATTAAAGAAAGAAATGATGATTCATGTTGACCAATTAATAGATGGTAACATAGACATGAACGACTTTATGAATGTAGTAGAAGATATAATGGATGAATTAAATCCAGGGGATGATTTCGAACAAGAAGAATTTACAGCTATCCCTGAAGAAGATTCAATGAAAGAAGATTTAGATGATTTGAATGATGACGAATATGATGATGGTCCTGATGGTAAATTTGTTAACGAACTAGATAATACTTTAAATGTTGATAAAGTTGCCTCACCAGATGCTAAAGCACATGATTACGGAGCTGAAATTAAAGGTATATCTGATGAAGATGATACTGAAGAAAAGTATGCTCATGGGATGGTATTACCATTAGAAGAAGATTCAATTGATGAAGCAGATAATATGGAAGTTGTTGCGTTATTAAATAATATAAGAAAGCATTTAAATGATAAATTTGATCGCAAATATAGTAAATCAGAAATCGATTTATACATGGATTCTTTAAAAAGAGATATTGAACGTGGTGAATTTGATGGTGTTGAATCTATTTCAATGGAAGACCATGAAGAGGATTTTGAAAATTACATTGCTGATAAATCATTACAAGAACATTTTAAAAGATTTTTATAATAAAATCTATTTTGCCCGCTTTTCCGGGCCTGTAAAGTGGGCGTTATGCGGAGATTATTGCACGCCCTTGAAAAATGCTAGATTAAAACTCTTCACCCATATTTATGGTTGATTTGTTTTTTTCAAACATTTTTCAAAAGGTTACTTGCTGTCAGTTAGGCTGAGTCCGTGTTTAATTGGCATGGGACCTTGAGTAACCCCAGTGTTGACAGCGCTTAGGACGCCTACAAATACAGGCCCTCAAATACAGAAAGGAACCTCACGGTTCCTTTTCTGATTCTAAAATTTGTATTTTTATTAGTTGTATATATTTATTATTGTATTTACCCAAATCTTATGAAAATAGATATAATTGGTTTTAGATTACCAACGGCTACCCCTGATCCTACAAGACATCCTTCTTGTGGTTGGGTTGCTATCTGTAATGATAAAGAAATTGGTTGGTGTAATATGACCTTCTTACCTAATAATGTATTAAAACTTGAAGATGCATTTATACATCCAGACTATAGAGGTAAAGGAATATATAAACAATTATGGAATAAACGTTATGATTATATTCAGGAGCACTTTAGTAATTACAAATTAATAGCTTACTGTAAACCAACTACACTAGAATTTTATAAAAAACAGGGGTTTATTGTAAAAGAAACTATAACTCTTGTTGAGAAGCCCGCGTAAAAATGTGGTTACCTGAATAAGGATTCGTATATTTACCATGTTGATAATTAAGTCAACGCATTAAATAAAGGTTATGTCAAATATAGTAAAAATAAAAAGAGGTCGTCCAAGTAAAAAAGTTGGTAAAATTGTAAAAAGATTTAAGCCAACTACTATGAAAATGGATGATTTTAAATTCGATCCCCAATTATTCATTCCTATGAAAACAGGTACTAAAATTGATAATTTACTTTCAAGTGAAGGTGGAATGATGAAAGGTACTAATGTTGCATTTGTAGGAGATCCTGGTGTTGGTAAAACTACGGTTTTATTAGATATGCTTGCTAATATGCAGAATAATGGTAATAAAGTATTATTTATATCAGGTGAGATGACTCAGATTGATATGGTAGGAATGGTTAAAAGATTTCCTAAATTTGGTCAATTACCTATTTTATTTATGGGTGATTTTATTGAAAATGATCCACTTGTTATTTTGAAATCTATTCTTCATGAAGGATGGGATTCAGTTCTTGTAGATTCATTTGCTGAGCTTGCAGTTGCTGTTCAAGATTTTCATGGTGGTACTATGAAAAACGCTGAAACTCAATTACTAAATTTATTTGAAAAACATAATAAAGCTGAAAATCAAAGTGGTAAAAATACTAACTTTATGATCATTCAGCAGGTTACTAAAGGTGGTGAGTTTGCTGGTAGTAACCGATTTAAACACATGATTACCGCAATGGCTCATATTAAATTTCAACCTGAAGGTGGTAGAGCTATTTGGTTTAGTAAAAACCGAAGAGGTGGTGAAATGAATAAATTATTCTTTAGTTTAGATGCTAGAAATCACGTAGGATGGTTATTCACCCAGCCATTAAATTTAATGGGATAAATTTGGATATTTAAAAAAAAATTCGTATATTCACAGTATAAAATTAAGGTTATGAACGAACAATTTATTAAAGCAATTACAATTGCAGTAGACAAAAAAATGATTACTATGTCTCAAGGGTTTGAAATTATTAGAGAACAAAGTGAGGAGCGTAGTAAAGTTGTTAACGAAACTATAGGTTTCAATCAAAAAAGATAGTTATGATAGTAGAAACTATAGAAGATGGATGGGATTGCGAACCAAAACTAAATCTCGCAGTTGAAGCAATTGAAAAGTGTGATCACTTTAAATATGAAATTAAAAATTGTGTACGTGAATCTGAATTAGATTATATGGTATATGAAATGATTGATTTTCTTAAAGAAGCAATTGACGAATTAAAGTCAATTGACACTAATCAAGAATTTAAAACAGTAGAAGATGAATAAAACATTTAATGATTTAAAATTTAAAGTACACCCTGTTACTAAAAAAGGGATACATGCATCACTTGAGCTGAAACCTAATGTGTTTATCTCAGTTGTAGCTGGTGAAGGTTTTTATAGTGGTGGTAAAAATGGAGTTAGAGGTCCAGTTACTAAATTGGAAGAAGCTACTACATTTGAAGTTGCTATTATAGATGAAAATTTACCTGATGATCAGCAAGAATGGGATGTTTTAGGATGGCAATCAAGAGATGATATTAATAAATTAATGATTGATAATGGATAATACTATGTTTTATACTAAAGATAAGCGTTATACTGTTGAATTAGACATGTTTATAACAGCAGATAATGATTATCATGCTAGAATGATAGCACATAAAATAAAAAATGCCATTAAAGATGGTTATAATGTTGAGATTAGATCAATAAATGATACTCCATTTGCATCATTTAAAACTAGAAAATTAGATGATATTTCGGAACCAACTAAAGAAAAAATACCGTTTTAATATGAAGTGTGTAGTTTGTGAAATAAAAATTAAAGATTATGGACATAATCCAGATCCATTAAATAATGGTAAAGGTAGATGCTGTGATACTTGTAATGTTAAGTATGTTATCCCAGCTAGAATATATCAAATGAAAGAAGCTTATGATTAAAGAAGGAGATTGGATTATTGTTGATGATTATAGACGTAAAAAATGTTTTGGTGTGACAGAAAGAGGCAACTACCTCATCAAAATGTATAATAAATTAATGCAAGTGCCTCCAAATAGAGTTAAGTTATGGCAAACATAGAAAAACAAAATTTACATTATTGCTTGGATCAGGCAAAGGAATTTATTAAATTAGGGGAGCGAGATAAAGCTAGAGACTATTGTGATATGGGAATAGCTTATGTTGCTGGAAAAAAATTAGATGGGGCAACAGGAGATGATTTAATTGAGGATGTTAGAATTAATCTTTGGTTAGAACGCTTTTGGATGTTTTTAGAGAATAAAAACCTAATGTTATAATATGTGTATGTCAGGAGCCCATTATACTGAAGAAAATTTAAATTGTTCTTATTCAGGTTTATCCTCTGTTATGAGTTATACTTTAGATATAGATAGAATAATTGAAATGGCTTGGGAAGATAGAACGCCATTTGATGCTATAGAATTTCAATTTGGTATTAAGGAAAACCAAATAAGGAAAATAATGCGTGAAAATTTAAGTGAATCATCATTTAAGTTATGGCGTAAAAGAGTAAAAGGAAGAAAAACAAAACATAGTAAAACATCTGAATCAATCAGATTTAAAAGTAAAAATCAAAAATTATGAAACAAGTAATATTTTATTTAAAACTATACTACCCAGTAGTATTATCATTTATTTCATTTCTATATTCAGTAGGGTTATGGTTTAGTGGTTATCAATTAGAAGGTATTTTTGTTGGTATTTGGGTACCATCCATTTTAGCATTTGCTATTTGTATTAGACAAAGAAGAAATGATTATTATAGAGCATTAGCTGCTAGTAAAAAATATAAAAAATATAAAAGAAAAAGATGAATTTATTTATAATAACAACTAACATGAAAGTTATGTTTGCTGTAGGTTTTATTATATTTGTAGTTTACATTTATGCTTTGTTAAGAGCAATAAAATGGGGGCATGACTCACAACGTAAGGATTTATTAAATGATCCTGAACTAAGAAATTATTATGGTAGACATGGCATGCCTGATGATATAGATTATGATGGTCATGGTAATTGGGGAAGGTTTCCTGATAATCCTTATGAGAAAAAACCTAAACGAAAAAAAGGAAGTCAAAGCAGGATGAAAAGTTATTTTTGGCATGAAAAAAAAGAAGATTTAGAATAATGAGTAGAATAGAAGAATTAGTTTATAGCGCTTATGACCATGGTAAAAGAGAACCCTTACTTAAGGAAGTAAGCAAAATAAAAACAGAGTACCCACATATGAACTTAAATGATATATATGAGGAAGCATATAAAAATATAATGAATACGTAATGATAGATTATAGTAAGTTATTAATAGGGAGTTTTTGGTTTATATTAGGCCATATTGCAGTATTTTTTCAATTAAATGGGCAATTTAAATGGGATTGGTTTGCTAAAAATGAATGGGTATTAGCCACAGCTGGTTTAATTATATCATTTTTCTATATTTGGGGAACTAAATATACAGTTCTAGCATTTGAAGGATTATTATGGCCTGCTAGATTTATTGGTTTTGGTATAGGAATGATTGTATACGCAGTTGGAGTTTGGTTTTTCTTTAAAGAAGGTATTACAAATAAAACATTTATTAGTTTATTGCTGTGTACTATTTTAATAGCAATTCAAGTATTATGGAAAACGGATTAATATGAAATTAAATTTATTAAACGGTTTATTTTTTTCAAGACATGAACTAGATTTAGATCATGATTCTATCTATCAAGAAGTTTTAGATTCAAGATATAAACCTAAAGATAGTACTCATAATAGTAGACCACACTTTAAAGATGTATTTCCTGGTCATACTTTTTATGAAGACACTAATTTGTATGATGAAACTTATTTAACTATGAAAGGAGCAGTTGTTAGTCTTATTAATGGTATTTTTGGAGAAGGAATGTTACATCAAAGTGAAATATGGGGTCATATTATACCCCACAAAGACCAAACAGTAGTACATGCTCATAGGGATGTTTTTAATGACGCCCCAGGTTTATCTTGGGCGTATTATCCTCATAGACCAGAAAATTCCGGTAATATAACCTTTATTACAAATGTAAATGGGTTTGATCATAAAGTTCCAGTTTACCCTAAAAAAGGAGAATTACTATTATTTTCAAATACTTTATTACATTTTACCCCTAGAAATGATAGTGGGGAAGATAGGGTTTCAGTTAGTGGGAATTTAAGTATTACAGATAAGTTAAAAGATATATTATATGAAGATATGGATTATAAAAACCCATATTGGTATTATAATGGAAGATGCTAAATATAAAATTATGAATAATCATTGGTACAACGAAGGTAAAGAAATTTTAAATCAGGGTAGAACTGAAAAACAATATAAAAGTTCAGCAATTGGAGCTTTTGTTAGTGGCTTATCCCTTATTATTATTTTTATTTTAATAGCAATTTTTGGATGAGCAAAATTAAAGCGAGATGGATGCCTATATTAAGGGCAATGGTTCGAGATAGGAAATTAAATCCTATAGAACGTTTATCAACCAGAGTAGGTTATATGGGTGTAGGATTTTTAATAGCAGGACAATGGACTGTTGAACCTATTCTATTTATAATGGGGTTTTGTTGTGTACTAATTCAAGTATTAGTTCGTAGACAATGGAACCTAGTAATATTACAACTTAATGGTCTAATAGCTTGGACTATACATTTTATAAACTCAATATGACAAAACAAAATAAATTAGAGGCAATTAAAGCACTACAAGAAGCAATTTTACAACTTAAATTAAGCCCAGAAGCTAAAAGTAAAAAAACAATTCAACAATTACAACAAAAATTAGACGAATTAACATCATGAAACATAAAGTTGATTTGCATGGAATGTCTATCAGAAGCGCTGTTGCTAAAGCGGAATCATTTTTAATTGAAGCATCATTTGATAAACATATGAATGTTGAAGTAATAACAGGTAAATCAGGCAACATGCAGGAGCATATAATTAAAGAAGTACTTGAACCCTATAAATTTGATTATTATATTCCACCTCATAATACAGGAACAATAATTGTAACTCAAAATGAATTATAATATAATTTATTATGAAAATGATGCTTATGAAGTTATACATGATATAGCTGTTCATATGTTTCTAAATAAAGATAAATCAGTAAACCAACAAGTGTTAGGTTTATATGTTCACGATTGGCAAGCGGATAAAGTATTACAAAAGGATAATAAATTCTTAATATGCAAGAAAATAGAGGAAGCACAAATAATAGGATAGCATTTTGTATTCCAGGAAATACATTCAGTGGTACATTTTTAAAATGTTGGACTCATTTAATTAAACAATTACCACCTAATATGGATTGGTTTTTAATTAATGGTTATGCTCCAAATATAACTTATAGTAGACAATCACTGCTGATTAGAGCTCGAATGTTAAGACCAACTCATTATATGTGGATTGATGATGATCAAGTATTTACTTATGAGCAGTTTAAGACATTATATGATCATAACTTAGATATTGTAAGTGGAATATATAGAAAATCGGATGATTTATTTGCATGTTGTAAATTAAATGGAGAAACATTAACAACAGAGGATAAAATAGTAGAAGGAGTAAGTGAAGTTATGGCTAATGGTTTTGGTTTTATGTTGGTTAAAGCAGAGGTATTTGATCGCATAGATAAACCATTTGAATACTTAAATGAGGACCAATGGGAAGATTTTGGTTTTGCAAATAAAGCAAGACAACTAGGATATAAAGTAAACGTTGATTCAAACATAGTGGTGGGTCATGAAAAAAGTCGTATATTATGAGTGGAGAAGATATTATAGAACGAGTTAATCAAATAAAAGAATTAATAATTAGGAATCCGGATGGTGGAGATTTAGCTCTAAAGTATTGTGATTACCTAATTGATGATATTTACTTATATAGAAAACAATGTTTATGAAAAAAAAGAGAGAATACAATGGCATAGAATTGCAATCACCTTTATATCAACAAGTAGCTAGAGAAATGGCGGCAAAAAGGGGGGATAAAAAAGTGATAAATGAGTATAGAACAAAAAGAGGCAAACGAAGCTCTTTATAACACACATCAATAATTTAATACGTATATACAGGATATAATGTGGAGGGAAAAAAGAAATCATTGTAGTTGGTGTGGTAAACCTACTCATATGGAAGCAATGCAGTTACCAGAGACGCCTATATTGGAATTTATGGAGGAAAAAATAGACGAGCATGGTAGAAATAAAATATGGGGTGAAGATGGTGATTGGAGCAGCCAAAACTTGGATTCAGACTTTGAAGCCGAGTTATTAGTGTATGATAATATGTTAAGTTCTATTTCAAGTAAAATAGTTTGTATAACATGTTTACACGATGATGATAAATTGTGGGAAAAGTATTATGGTGAAGAACCAGATAATGATGTTGAAATAAGATTTGATGCGGATTTTTAAACGTGGTTGGAGATTGTGGGCTAAAGCCTTGGGTGAGAAGCAGGGCAATAATAGGGAAGCAGATAAGATAGCGGCGATGAGAACATTAATAGTAATTCAGGCGATAATAACGAACGTTCTGATTGCGATAAACATAATAATAAACTGGATAAAATAAATATGAGCAAAACATTTAAATTAAAGTACACTGAATTAATAGGTGAGGATCAAGAACGTGATGGGGAAATGATCATTAAAACAAAAAATATACAATGGACTATGGAGCAGTTCTGTAGAAATAGACATGTAATAAAAATGGATTGGAAACAAATTAAACATTAAATAATATGAGTAAAAATAGTCATAAACAAATGTACGAGCAATTGGTACAATGGTTACCTACGTTGAGTAGCAAACGTAAAAAACGTGTTAAATCAAGGAATACTGGGCAACGCAAAGCGTATAATCGCTAAGTGTGACAATCATATTCTAAAGTGTGACATACGAATATAGTAATATTCAAATGTACATAAATTTAGATATAATGTGTGACAAAAAATGGTGGTGTTACGTGAACTAAAAACGAGGGGGTATTAACCCCTGTGCATCGCAAGCCAACCTATTTCGACTCGACGAGTATATATTTGTGAACAATGCAATGTTCATAGGTGATCATAACGTTTCACTTGAGGATACGTCAATAAAACATTAGATACGTTGTGAATACAACAATAATAATAAAATAATGACGTAAACATTTGGATACCAGGGTAATGGTTCGTATATTTAGGTGTTAATTGTTAATAAAGGTTATGTATACAGTAAGAGAATTAGATTTAAGCATGGTAAACGAATTAAAGCAATTCGAGGGTAAGATATTTAGTGATAATTCAAGCAACACCGGTAGTAGCCTGTGTTTGAAAGTTGACCGTAATGAAGGTAGGGTATATTACCAGGAATGCTATAGTGAATATGCTAATTTCAACGGTAAAAATCGTGACGGTGCTCCTCGCACCGATAAACTATACCACCCAACACCTGGATTAAATACAATGACGTTAAGCCAATTCTACGGTTGCGCTATAGGTTGGGTATAAATTAATTAATACAAACATATTACTTACCACCATGGTACTCCTTACCGCGGTGGTACTTCCCTACGTATACCTTACTACATACTGGATATATACTTAATATTATAATTACGCCGGTATACCGCCATATATATACATACATAATCCCATACGCGTTGGTGTCCATATATGCGTGTATACGCAAAGAAAGGGTGTAGCACAATTTATGGCTCGTACACGATTTTACACATCGGATTGTATATACTTATATTTGTGTACCTATGTAAATTAAGAGAATTGTCAATATGGCTATTAGACACGCCATTACTAGACTAACACTAGCCATTAACTTTATTATTAGACCTAATTGTTTTCTATTTTTCATATTATAATATTATAGACCCCCCGAAGGGGGTCTTTTTCCATTTAACGCCAAAATTTAGAAAATAGTAAAATGGCAACCTTCTTTTTTCAAAACCTTTTTGGCGTCGAGGAAAATATATACTTATCTATACCAACCTTTTTCGGTAGCTAGTTCTACGGGTATATAGTGTCCAAAACTACACATTAATCTATTTCTGTCACCGTCAATTCTGGATGACCCATGTTCATATAACCCAGCTAATACTACCCAAGGTTCATTCTCTTCCACATATATTTCTTCACCATCATTTATAGGATTACCTCCACTTTCAGGTTTTTGGATTTGGATATTAAATCTACAGTGAATTTTATCTTTAATTTGGTATATGTCGTCTACTTTTTCGTATTTTGATTCATCAGGACCATCAGCACATACATTAGGGTCTTTATGCATATGAGTAGAATGACCCTTATAAAATGATGCTAACATAAATCCATAATTATCATCAATAGGTAAATCCAGTGGTATGTCGAATGTTTTAAGTATTATATTTCTTAATTCAAAAAACTCATCAAATGGAAAACCACCATCAATTAAATCTTGAGGTTTTAAATCAACATTAGGCCTTGCTATAACCCTTCCCCCCTCATGTGGAGGTTCTAATGTTAAATACTTTTCTAGATTTTCTTCTACCGACATCCATTTTAATATAGCTTCGGTATACTTTTTATCTATTATAACCCCACTTCTCATCAATATCTATTATTAAAATTAGGATCTTCCTTCAATGCCCTAATCATCCCCTGTGTATTTTGTATCTCGTTATGAAGTTTTTTTATCTCCGCTTCCGTTAAATCTATAAACTGATTTGTCCTCTGTTGATATCCAATAAATGCCCCCTTATTATTTTCAATCCTTTTTCCTAAATCCGTTATTTCAATATAAGAGTCCTTTTCCATCTTCTCCTTCACATCTCGTATATATAAATTCAGCTCATCTAATTTTTCTACGTTCTCCCCATACCTAATAGAGGAGATATTTGATGATGATTGTAGCGACGTCAGTAATTCATTATATTTAATTTTCACCGAACGTAAGTATACCGCACTGTAAACCGCTATCACCGTAATAATCCCACTAATAAAATATATCAATTCCATAATTTACAAATATTCATCGTTAATAATTTTCTCTATATCAAACCAAAGAGTATTATAATCAACTGTTGCCTTATAATATCCTTTTTCAAATAACACTATTGTTGGGTAGTGTGTTATTGGTTTTGGATATAATTGTGTCGATCTTGGAAACATTGGTGCCTCTATATAAACCATAGGTAATAGATCACTTACGTTTTTTAACATTGGTTTTAGATTAACACAAGTTTTACAACCTCTAGAACCAAAAATTACTAATAATTTAGGTGCTGTAATAAAATTAGAGAGATTATCCCTTGTTAGTTCAATAAAACTTTTACTCATGTAGACAATATACGATTCTGTATTGGTTTTTCCACATAATTTTATAAAATATCTTATAATATACTGTATATACGTATTTATAGATTGAATATTGTAAAAGAGAGTAAGTTTTTAGGACTTTTTATATATTTATAATAAAACAAATATAATTCAATAAACCATGGTAAACACTCACTTAGTAACTTGGCAAGAATTTCTAAAAGAGAAGGAAAATAAAAACCTTCCTATTATGGAAGCCAAAGCAAAATATTTAAAACTTCAAAGAAAGTTTAATTTACTTATGGAGGCCGAAGTTGCTGCTTACAATGCTGTGGCTTTGAATTCTGTAACACATGGATCCCAAGGTGGTGATCCTTCCTTAGTCAACCCAATTAAAAACATCTTTTTCTCGGATATTCCAACTAAAATAGAGGATGGTAATGATCCTGTAGCAATAACTTTAGTATTTCAATATCCTGTATTAGTTACTGGTAATCCTGCTATTAAAATTGCAAATGGACAGCAAGGTGGAGGAACTGAAAATAATATAGTATTAGCATATGATAGTGGAACTGGTACTGATACACTTGTATTTAATTCTACTCAAGTTTCTGCCAATGTAGATGGTGATCAACCAATTGGAGCAGGAAAATTATTAGTAGGACAAGATATAGCTAGTATTGTAGTACAAGGAATTACTGGTATTAATGCAGCAGGTACAACAACTGGTGTTTCTGGGGTAGCAGCAGCAGCTGGAGGTGGTGCAGGAACAGCTCAACAAGATGTTGTATTAACAATTGTTAATGATGTTGCTGGTAACTTTGATTCAGCTACAATTACTTCTATTGCAAGTACTTCTACTGCTTATTATAATGTAGGTGATACAATTACTGTTGCAGCTTCTGAATTATCAGCAGTTGGTGGATCAGGTGGATCTGCAGTATTTACTATTACAAATGCTACTTTAACAGGTGATACTTTAGGAATACCTAGAGGTATTGAAATTGTAGAAAACCCAGGAACAGTATCATCCCCATCACTTGGAACAATTGCTTTTGATGCCACTAATTTTATTACCCTTCAATCTGGTGAAAAAATAGGATATGAAAATTATATGACATATTCTAACGCTATAGTAGGAGGTAATGTTAATGCAGAAGCCGACGGATAATAGATAATATTTAAATAAATTAAAGGGATAAACGTTAGTTTATCCTTTTTTTTATATTTATAATAAAATACTATTATGGCACAAATTTACGATTCAGCAGAATTAAGTGGGGCAGGAACTTTATTAAAAGATAATCTGCCTGTAGGGGTAAATAAATTTCTGTTTGACACTAGATTTAATGAAGGTACTGTTTATTTTATTTTTGAGACAGTTAGAAATAATGATGGTTTTTATGATTCTAGTTCTTCTACTAATGCCAGTGGTCTTGTACGTATTGATCTCCCACCTGTGGGGGCAACATTAGTTCCTATTGATCTTATTCAATCTGATTATATTTGGGGTGTTGTATTACCACCTGGAGGAACTGTTGGGTTAACATTTATCCCAACAACACAAGTTGATGCTGGGGCAGTATTTTTAAGAGGTACCGGTGAGGTTACATTAACAATTTCTTGATAATTTCCTGCGCATCTATTTGGCTACCCAGGAAACGGTTCGTATATTTACCCCATATTAATAATAATAAAGGTTATGTCAAATTTAAACGAAGTGTTAGCATTCATTAAAAATGCAAATAGATCCGAATTAAAAGAAATTTATAATGCTTATGCAATTGGAATGTCAGTTGTAAGACACGAGCAAAAAGAATCATTTAAAATTGGTGATATTGTTAAAATTAATCATAAAACGGTTAATGATAATGATAGATTTAGAGTAATTAAAATTATGTCTAAAAATATTAAAGTAGTAAAAACTAATGTTCCTGAAGGTCGTATTGCAGGAGAAATTAGAGTTTCACCAGGTTTATTAGAAGTTGCCTAAAAAGTAATGCACAGGGAGCTTGGCTACCCAGGCTCCCTTTCGTATATTTACCCCATATTAATAATTTAAAAATTAAAATAAGAGTTATGTTAGATTTAAGTAAAAGTCAAGAGTTAAGTAAAGATGAGTTAAGAGAGATCGCTCCAAGTATCTTCTCAACTAAGCCTTCTCCCGAGGTATCAAAGAAATATTCACATATTCCAACTGATAAGTTAATTGATGATATGAAATTATTAGGTTGGAAAGCTATTGATGCTAAGGAAGTTAATGCTAGACAAAAAAGTACTAGAGGTTTCCAAAAACACCTTGTAGTATTTAGAAATCCTGATATTGTAATTAATCATAATCCAAATGGTTTAACTAAAGATAGTACTTCTCCTACAGGATGGAGAAATTCAGATGGTACTTTCGGTAAGAAAAATAGTGTTGATACTGTTTTTCCACAAATCCTATTAACTAATTCACATGATGGTAAAAATGCATTTACCTTTACTGCAGGATTATTTAGAATGATCTGTGAAAATGGTTTAGTTGTTTCTACTAATGAATTTGAAAAAGTAGCAATTAGACATATGGGGTATGATTTTGATGAATTACAAAAGCAAATTACTGAAATGGTTGAAAAATTACCATTAACTGTAGAATCAATGAATAAAATGATTGATACTAAAATGGAGCAAAAAGCAATTGTTGATTTTGCTAAAGATATGCTTGCAGTTAGATTCCCAGAAGAGGAATTAAAAAGAATTACTATTGATATGGATGAATTTATTACTCCAGTTAGACCTGAAGATAAAGGGAAAGATTTATGGAGTGTATTTAATGTAATTCAAGAAAAAATCATTGAAGGTGATTTTGAGTATACAGTAGGTAGTAAGCATAGAAAAGCTAGACAAATTAAAAACTTTAAACAAGATATGGATTTGAATAGTAAAATGTTTGATATTGCACTTGAATACGTTAATGCTTAATGAAAAAGTTTATTTACATAACCTTAATAAGTTTCCTTTGGGCGTGTAGCCCAGAGGAGCTTATTGAAAATTACCCATGTATAGGGGATTGTGATACAGCTTTTTATATTGATCCTTTAGTATCACCTGGTGTTTATCAAGACGAAAATGGATATTGGCATATTGAACATCAAGGATATAATTATTTTACTATTAAAGGTAATACTAGTGAATTGCATCCTGATTATGTTGTTAATGATGTTCCCTTAATTGAAACCGTTTTTGATTCTAATTATTGGGTTTGGATTGATAGTATAACATTTACAGTTCCATTATATAGTGTATTAAGTTATTTTACAGATGGTAATTATAATAATCCAATTCCTATAGGCAATTTAACATATACTATAGAGGATATGGCTGATGTTCATCCTCCCTTAAATATTGTTGGTTATTCGGTAAACCCCAATCAGTGTTTTGATTGTCCTTATTCTGAAACACTTATAGGTACTTATAGTAAGTATAATTATACACCTCAACAACAAATATTTTTTGATAATGAAATGGTAGGAGATACAGCTACAGTATTTGTAAAAACGGTATTTAATAGTGAAATTGAAGTTGAAAAAGAATTTAATATTATATTTGAATAATGAATTATCAAATTAAAGAACAATTGTATTTAAAAATAAATAAAGCCATTGATTCATTGGAATCTAGAGATATAAATGGTACCTTACTAATATTAGAAAGTTTAAGAAAAGAAATACAGGATAATATTTACGATTAAAATTATGACAAAAGAAGAACAAAAAATAGAATTAATTAATGACCTAATTGCTACTTCAACCGTGTTAGATGAATTATGGAATTATCACCCTAATAACCCTGATAGAAAAGATGTGGTTAATGAATATGAAACTCTTAAGAAAATTCAGAGTGATATTGAAAAAGAAATAGCTGAGTTGGAGAAGTAGTACATATTTATAACCAAACGTTATTATGTACATATATAAAGCAAAATGTTTAAGAGTCGTTGATGGAGATACCGTTGATGCTCAAATAGACTTAGGATTTGATACCCATAAAGTCATCAGAATAAGATTAGTTGGTGTTAATGCTGCCGAATCTCGTACTCGTGATCTTGAAGAAAAAGCAAGGGGTTTAGCTGCTAAACAATTTGTAAAAGATATTTTAAGTAAACATAAAAATGAATTTATTTTGCACTCTCAAGGTGTTGGTAAGTATGGAAGATGTTTAGGAGAAATATTTTTAGGGGATGTAAAACTAAATGATTTATTAATTACAGAAGGACATGCTGTAGAATATTTTGGAGGTAAAAGATGATAGATAAGGATAAAATATTTCAATTGTTTGTTGATGGGAAAGAAATTAGTGATGAAAAAACTAAATCTGAGATAAAAGAATTTATGAACGGCCCATTTGCTAAGATTGGAATGTTTGTTAAATTAATCCAAAACCATAAAATATTCCATCAAAAACTTGAAAAATTTCTTAAAAAAGAACAACCTAATTATAATGTCCAATCTACTAAAGAAGCATCGGAACATACGATTTATAACAGATCGTGGTCATATATTAAAAATATTAGTTTAGATGATAGTGATGATGTAAATGCAATTATAAATTTTGACAATAAGGTATTCAATCAGGCATTAGAAGGTGCTATTAGATTTTTTGAACAGTATGAGGAATATGAAAAATGTGCCCATCTCCATAATATTCAGGAAGTAGTTAAAAGAATTTAAAAAATAATTTGGATTAGTAAAATACTCCACGTACCTTAGGATTACAGGTTTGTTAGAAAAAAGGGAATAAGAAGGAGTGGGAATAAAGGTAATAAAAGGGTTATGAGACACCCTGTTAATCAATAAAATAAATATGAAAAATCAAGAATACGTTATCAGATTACTTGAAAGGTTAGAAGATAAATTCGCACAATTAGAATTTATAACTACCAGACAAGAACCATTAGAAACTTATAAGAAAGTTATTAATGAAAGCAAAGAAATAATATCAGACGTTAAATCAGCAATAGAAAGATAAATAAATAAAGGTTATGAAATTAACAGCAGAACAAATCCAATCAAATTGGGAAGTATTCCTAAACAATATAAAAGTACACATCCCAGGAAATAGGGGTGAGCAATTGATTAATTTTTATAAACGTTACGAAGAACGTGTTATATTAATGCCAGCTGCTCATAAAAAAGAATATCATGGGGCATTCCCAGGAGGTTATGTTGCTCATGTAAATAGAGTAGTTGATGGATCCCTTAGATTATATGATATGTGGGAAGAAATGGGTTGTGATATGACTACATTTACTAAAGAAGAATTAGTATTCTCTGCTATTAATCATGACCTAGGTAAAATGGGAGATAAAGACCATGAATCATATATCCCTCAGACCGACCAATGGAGAAAAGATAAGCTAGGTGAGGATTACATGTTTAATAAACAATTAGCATTTTGTTCTGTACCTGATAGAGGTTTATTTTTATTACAACAGCATGATATTTCTTATTCATTTAATGAAATGGTAGCCATTCAAACTCATGATGGTTTATACGATGATGCTAATGTAAAATATCTTAAAACTTTCTTACCTGAACAAAAACCCCGTACATCACTTCCATATATCTTACACCAGGCAGATTTAATGGCTGCTCGTATAGAATTTGAACAGGAATGGTTACCTAAATTAAAAGAAAAAAATAGCGTGGAACCACAAAAAAAGAATTTTACCTTAAAGTCAAAATCAACAGCAAAATCAAAGGCCCTAAATACAGTTTCAAGCCCAGGGTTGAAAAATATGCTAGATAGTTTATGATATTAGAGATTATAATTGGAATATTGGGTTTATTAGTCGTTATCTTAGGGTATACGACTTTTAACCTTTTACGTAAAAATGAAAGAGCAGAAGATATTATAGTTCAGTATAATGATTATTTAACTGAATTTAATAAACAGATTTCATTTACAAGTGAACGTTTATCTAAAATAGATGCTAAGGGTACATTTGAAAGTGATGATGAAATTGGTTGGTTTTTTAAGCAAATAAAAAATTTACAGGAGGGAATAGATAAATTCCGCATTAACTAACTAATGGTAAGAAAAAGAAGAAAAAAGAGTAAAAATTATTTTACTCAAGAGACAGAGGACTATATTGTAAAATACAATAATGAACCAGACCCAGAAGTAAGAAGTAAGATATATGAAGAACATATCCATTATCCTTTTTTTAAACTCACCCAAAATATCATTCATACATTTAAATTTTACCATACAGAAGTAGAAAATTTAGAACATCTTCAACATGAAATAATTACATTTCTTTTATCTAAAATGCATTTATTTGACCCAGGTAGGGGAGCAAAAGCATATTCTTACTTTGGTACTATAGTAAAACGTTGGTTAATATTATATAATACTAAAAATTATAATAAAAAAATTAAAAAAGTTGAGGTTGATATTTTAACCGGTGAAAATTCTACTCATATCTACAATATAGGAGATGATAAAGTAAAAAGTGATTTAGATAAGTATGTTGATTTATTTGTAACATACACTAGTGAAAATATTTTAGAATTATTCCCAAAGAAAAATGATGCTCAAATAGCAGATGCAATTTTAGAATTATTTAGAAAAAGGGAGTCAATAGAAGTATTTAATAAAAAAGCATTATATATCTACATTAGAGAAATGGTAGATGTTAAAACTCCCAAAATTACTAAAATAGCAGACAAACTTCACGATATATTTAAATCACAATATATATTTTATTTAGAAAACGGCTACGCTAGATTCTAACCCTTTTCTATATCCATATTTATAACAAAATAACATTATGGGATCATTAGATAATATTGTATTTAAAAAGAAAAAATTTTCGGATATATTAAGCGAAATTTACGATAACCAAAAAAGAAAAGAAGCCCAAATCACCGGATTAATATCGGAATTAAAACCTTTAATTAATGATATAGGTGATGCTACTTTAATTGTTCCACTTATTAAAGAATATATGGAAATTGGTGTTCGTAACGATGAACAATTAATTAAAATGGCTACTATAGTACAGCGTGCGCTTAACAATAGCAGCGGTGAAGATTCACTTGGTATAACGGATGAAGAAAAAAAACAATTAATGGAAGAATTAGATAAATTAAATTCTAATTTCGAAGAAAAAAAGGATGGCAAATAATTTAGGATTTAGTGGATTAAATAATACCCTTAATTCTCAAGACCCTACCCAAGAAATATTCCAAAATTTAAATATATTAAATAATAAATTTATTTCTGGGAGAGTAGTTGATATTATTATTAGTAACACTCATCCTTTATTTAATGAAGAAGGAGGTTGGGGAGGCTTAGGTACTATATTTTTTGAATCAACGGATAATTTAACACAAAATAAACCAGAGGTACAATCTTCGGCCCAACCTTTAATACCATATTTAAAAAATTATCCTTTAGTAAATGAAATAGTAATAATATTTTCATTACCTTCTAAAAATGTAGATCCCACATCTCAAAATTCATTAATTAATAGATATTATTATGTAAACCCAATTAGCCTTTGGAATAGTAATCATCATAATGCATACCCAAACACATACCAACCCAGTACAAACAACCCACCAGAAAAAACATACCAAGAAATAGAATCAGGCTCTCCTAGAGTAAATAAACCTAACCAAGAAGAAATTACTTTAAATAGCCCATTAATCGGAGGCACATTTGAAGAAAGATCAAACGTTCACCCCATAATGCCATTTGCAGGGGATATAATAAATGAAGGAAGATGGGGTAATTCTATAAGATTAGGAAGTACAGTTACTGGTTCTAATAACACAAGTGATTATCAAAGCACATGGTCCGATGTAGGTAATAATGGAGATCCTATTATGATATTTAAAAATGGTCAACCAACAGATTCTGGAGAATCGGGGTGGTTACCTATAGTAGAAAACATTAAAAAGGATTTATCTTCTATTTATATGACTTCTTATCAAAAGATAAGATTAAGAGCGGCAAGTGAAAACTTCTCAGCACTATCACCAGAACCCCTTTTACCAAGAGAATATTTTAACCCTCAAATTATTTTAAATTCTGGACGATTAATATTTAACGCTAATGAAGATAGTATTATAATTAGTGCTAATGATTCTGTAGCAATATCATCAAATAAACAAATAGGATTAACATCAGATACAGTTAGTATAGTCGCAGATAAAATTAAATTAGGGAATGCTGCTGCAGACACACCAGCCATTTTAGGGGGTCCTTTTATAGAGCAATTTAGAGTTTTAGTTGAACAAATTCAAACATTAGGTTTTGCATGTTCAAGTTTAGAAGGGTATGATCCAACTGCTACTAATATAGAAACAACAGGAATTGATGCTGCGGGTCAAGCTTTGGAAGAAACATGTCAAAATATATTAAATTTACTACCTAGTGAAAATAAATCAACTTCACCTTTATTGTCTAATAATATAAGAGTATCATAATGGAAGAATTAAACCCAAATAATGTTGGTGGAGTTGGTACTCAAACTTATTTAGCATCAGTTTCGACTATTGTAAATGGAGTAAATGATGTTGCTTACATTAATTTAATAACAATAAATGATGGTTCACTACAAACTGAAACCGTTTCTTTATTAGAAGACCCTAGACCCAATAAATTTTCTGAACCTGAATTTAGTTTACCGAATGACCAATTAATACAAAATGCTTTAGAACAACTCCAAATTGATGATAATGTAGAAATTGGCACTTACCTAATTCAGGAAACACAATACTTTGAAGTACCTAATACTATAAAGAAGGAATATATTATCCAAGGTACTGTAATTGACTTTTATAAACAAAAACCCATAAAAGGAGCAAAATTGTTGCTGCCTCTTCCTGGTACTAAATTTGATACCAAAACAGATAAAAATGGTAAATTTAAAATTAAGGCAACTTATCCTATAGATAAAGATACAGAGAAAGTTACCTTAAGACCTCCAATTTTAGTAACTGCAAATGGTTATATTCCAAAAAAGATAACCCCATATGCCCTTGACCAAACAATAAGAGAAGATCTTAGAACTACTGAATTAAAGTCAACAAAAGGGTTAACTGATGAAGCTAAAGCTAAAATAGCAGCAGTTGGGAAAAAGATAATAGCTTCTATTCAAGCTTTAAAGGCAACAAAAATGTCATTTAAAGTTTTACTTAAAAAATTTGTTAAAATAGTTAAAGAAAGATTAATTCCTTTTCTTTTAAACATGTTAGCTGCCTTTTTAATAGGTAAATTAAGTGATATTCTTTCTGGTAAATTATCAATACAAGACGCCCAAGCACCATGTCCCACCCCAGAAGAAATAGCAAGATTAATTAATAAAAGAAATAGGGTTGTAAGACAGTTAAACCAAATATATAAAATATTAGATACTGCATTAAAAGTATCAGGAATTCTTGGTGGTGTAGCAACTATATTTTTAGTAGCAGCTGATATTATTAAAAAGATCCCATTACCTACATCTGTACCACCTGGAGTAGGTATCCCAACTTCAGCAATTTTACAATTTCAAGATAAAATTAGCAAATTTGAGGCACTAGCTGAACTTTTACAAGCTATATCCTTTGCTTTAATGGGTGTTCTGTTTGTATTATTAGCTTTATTAAAACAAGCTATACAATTACTCAAATTGCTAGATTTCCAATTACAAAGATGTAGTGTAGATAATGAAGATTTAGAAAGTTTGAATTTTATTTTAGCTGATGATGTTGAAGAAGATACTACTCCTGATACATCTGTTAATGGATTTACATTACAAGTAAAAACTGATGTTAAGGGAGGAGTCGGATCATTAAAAAGAAGATTTGCAGTTGCTTTAAATACTCAAGGAGTACAAGCTTTAAAAGGAGAGCCTTCATTTAGTGCAAGTGAAAAAATACTTATTGATGAACTTGCATTTTATATCCGATCAAATAATTTAAAAGCTAATTAGTCTAATATTTATAATAAATCAATATACTATGAAATTAAGTCAATTAAAATCAATTGTAAAAGATGCTGTAAAAGAAGCAATACAAGAAGAAATGAAAGATATTCTTCTTGAAGCAATAAAAGTTCCAAAAACAACTATACAAGAAAACCAAGTGCAAAAATCTATGCCCCAATCAGATAAAGCTCAACTAAGAGAAAATATGATGAGTGTATTAGATGGAATGAGACCTGGAGCGGATGGAACATTAAATGCTAATACTTCAAATACACCTTTGGCAGTAAGTGGATTTGGTGATACTACTTCTCCTAATGGTAAATTACCTGAAGGAAATGTTAGTATGGATCAGATAATGGGTTTAATGAATAAAAGATAATTAAATGGCATTTGGAGCAACTAAAATATTCCCCAATGACCAAAGGCCAAGAGTCGCAATTGGTTTTGACCTTCCTTTAAATGGAGGTGGGGTATTTACTCCAAATTATCAAACAAAAGATGCTATAAAAAGTAATTTAATTAACTATTTTTTAACTAACCCTGGGGAAAGACCTGGTAATCCAACATTTGGGGCTGGGTTAAGAGAATTTGTATTTAGTCAAATAGATCAAAAGGATTTTACATTTATAAAAGATGATATTCAAGTAAAATTAACAGCTTTTTTCCCCAATGTGCTAGTAAAGGAAATATCAGTTTTACCAACAGAAACAGAAAATGAAATTAATATAAACATAACCTATAGTGTAGAAGATACAGGGATAAATGATGCACTATCATTAAGCTTTAACTAATGGCAGTAAGAAGAACAATTAATTATTTAAATAAGGATTTTAGTGATTATAGATCTCAACTTATAGATTTTTCACAAACCTATTTTCCTAACACATATACTGATTTTTCCGAAACTTCTCCTGGAATGATGTTTATGGAACAAGCATCTTATGTTGGAGATGTTTTATCCTTTTATATAGATAACCAAGTACAAGAAAATTTTGTACAATTTGCTAGACAAACAAGTAATTTATATGATTTATCTTACATGTATGGTTATAAACCAAAAGTAACAGGATTATCATCAGTTAAATTAGATTTTTATCAATTAATACCTTCAATGCCCTCTTCAAGTGGTGCTGATACTCTTTATGTTCCAAATTATGATTATGCCCTTTTTATAGGAGGAAATACTACATCCCAAACAGAAGAAGGAAAATCTTTTGTTATAGAAGATGCCATAGATTTTACAGTATCAAATTCTTTAGATCCAACAGAAGTTACAATAGCTCAAACAACGGCGGGAGAACCTGATTATTTTTTATTGAAAAAATCAAGAAATGCTTTATCTGGAGAGATAAAATCAGTAAATTTCCCATTCACAACCCCAACAGAATTTCCAACAGTTGTAATTAGTGACACAAATATTGGTGGTATAATTGATTGCTTTGATACTGATGGTTTCCAATGGTATGAAGTAGATTATTTAGGTCAGGAACAAGTATTTACAAATTTAAAAAATACAAATGTTAATGATCCAAATAATTTTTCCGAAAGTGATGATTCTCCTTACTTACTTCAAACTAAACAAGTACAAAGAAGGTTTAATACTAGATTTTTAAGTAGTACGCAACTGCAACTACAATTTGGATCAGGAAATCCAGCGGACACAGATGAAGATATAGTACCCAATCCTATGAATGTTGGTTTAGGTTTACCTTTTGAACGTGATAAATTAACTACAGCATTTAGCCCAACTAATTTTATATTTACAAATACCTATGGTATTGCTCCAAGTAATACTACATTAACTGTAAGATATTTAAGAGGAGGTGGAATTAGTTCTAATGTAGCAGCAAATACTATTACTCAATTAAATACTAATTTAAGTAAGTTTTTAAAACAAACTTTAGCTGCAAATACTGCTCAGTATGTTTTTGATTCCCTACAAGTAAATAATCCAAGTGCCGCTAGTGGGGGTATGGATGGAGATAATGCTGAAGAATTAAGACAAAATTCTATATCACAAATATCAAGTCAATTAAGAAATGTAACTGCTGATGATTATCTAGTTAGAGCTTTAAGTATGCCTCCTAAATTTGGTATAATTTCAAAAGCAATAACTCAAAAACCAACAGCCCAACAATCTCAATCAACTTTATGTTTATATGTGCTTTCACAAGACTTTAATGGAAATTTAACAACAGCTTCAAATGCCCTAAAACAAAATTTAAAGTCATATATTAATCAATACAGGATGATTGGGGATTCTATAGATATAAAAGACGCATTTGTTATTAACATAGGTGTTAATTTTGAAATAATAACCCTTCCTAATTTTAATAATAATCAAGTAATTACAAATTGTATAGAAAAAATTAAAACATTTTTTAATATAAATAATTGGCAAATAAACCAACCAATAATTTTAAGAGATATAAGTAATTTATTAAATTCAGTTGATGGGGTACAAACTATAAATAATATAACAATAAATAATAAGGCTGGTACTTCTTCTGGATACTCACAATATGCCTATGATGTAGCTGGAGCTTTACAAAATGGAACAATTTTTCCTTCTATTGACCCAATGATATTTGAAGTTAAATACCCAAATGATGATATAATAGGTAGAGTAGTAAGTATTGGACAAGGTGGTGGTAATACATCAAACGGTGGAGGTAGAAATTATTAAAATTTAAAAAAATGGCAATATATAAAATTTTCCCACTTCAAGATACAACATTATATTCAGGATATCCTGATATGAATACTGGAATAGATGCTATTTTAGAAATATCTAATTCTTATCCTTCTACTGTAGCTAATCCTATAGTAGCTAGACCTCTAATACAATTTGATCAATCTCAAATTAATAATGTTATAGATACTTTAAATACTGGTTCAACTGCTATTTCTGCTAGTTTAAAAGCATTTATAGCAGATGCAAGTGGGGTAGTAATGCAGTCTGAAATTTATGCATACCCCGTTTCTGGGTCTTGGAATAATGGTAGTGGAGAATTTTTAGATAATCCTCCTACTATTAATGGTTCAAGTTGGGTATTTAGAGCAAATAGTGGATCAACCCCTTGGCTATTAGATAATTTTACAGAAAATGTAACTGGTTCATATATAGCTGCCTCACCAGGAGGTGGAAATTGGTATACTGCATCTTCGGATACAAGCTTAAATTTAGAATATTCTCAATCCTTTAATTTAAGAACAGAAAAGGATATAAATATGGATGTAACTGATATTGTAAAAACTTGGTACTCAAGTTCAAATTCAATAGGTGGTACTTATACTTCTATAGAAAATAATGGGTTTATTTTAAAGTGGGAAGATGAGGTTGAATTTAGTACAAACTTATCAATCCAACCTAAAATGCAATTCTACTCTATTGATACTAATACTATTTATCCCCCACAATTAGAAATTAAATGGAGGGATTTTGATTATACTTCATCAGGGCTTCAAATTATTGACACACCAGATTTATATCTTGCTATTGATAATAACCCCGGAGTGTTTTATAGTGAAAGTATTAATCAATTTAGAATAAATTGTAGACCAGAATTTCCAGTTAGAAGATTTTTAACATCTTCAGTGTACACTACAAACCATGCCTTACCATCAGAATCGTATTATGCTATAAAAGATTTAGATACAAATGAGTTTGTTATTGATTTTGATAGTGAATTTACCCAAATTAGTTGTGATACAACTGGAAGTTATTTTACAATTTATATGAATGGTTTGGAACCAGAAAGATATTATGAAATATTAGTTCAAACTACTGTAGATGGTAATACTATAGTAAAAGATGATCAATATTATTTTAAAGTTGTTAATGGTTAATTATGTCGCAAACAAGAAATGTTGATTTACAAAAAGAGACTTTTAATAAAGCTCAATATGAACAAGTAATTGATACCACTTTTTCACAATTAGGGGTACCATCAATTAGTGCAAGTGCTGAGAATCAAATAAGTATTGAAGAATTCTTTGGATATTACAATGAGCTTTTTTATGATATACCCCCAACTGGTGAATCTAATTCACATGAATTTTTGGTTAAAAGTAGTGGGGAATATATTAATTTTGATCAAATAGCAGAAGAAATTATAGCATTACAGAACGAAATAACAGGATTAAGAGAAGAATTACTAGCAGAACAAATTAAAGTAGTAGAATTAGAATCTGGAATAACATTAGATACAGGGTCATTGAATTTAGGAAACGATACAAGCATTCCTTCTTCGGGTGGAGGAAATGCAATGATATCCACTTCTAATAGTTCATCTCCTGTATCATCTAATTCCTATTAATATAAGCATAAATGGAAGAAAAAATTATAATCCAACCAGTATCTCCAGATACTTTTGAATTTCAAGATTACTCTAATAGTGATCAAGATTTGCTGGTTACCAACCAATTAGATACTGTATTCTCGGGATCTACAGATTATATTGAAGCTTACATCTACGATGCTAATAAAAGTCAAATAACTAGTGCTATTCCCTTTACAAATTATAAAGTTGTAGAAGGAAATGTTGTAATTAGTCCATCAAACGATTTAGAAAGATTAGGATTTGATCAGGGAGAATATTTTATCTCTTATGAATTTTACAAACCTAGATTAGGATCTACTTTAAACACTAGATATTATATTAGTGAAATTAGTTCTGATAGAACAGAAATTAGACTAGATACTACACAAATTGATAATGCTTTAGTAATAAGTTCAAGTTTAGAGTTTATTCAATATAGAGATGAAGCTAATTATTTTGTAGATTTTTATCTTAATTTTGGTGATAATCAACAAATTATAGCTAATAATCTAGAAATAGATACGACGGATGAAAATAACCCTACATTATTAATTAAATTATATGATCCTCTTCCTAGTGAATTTGATCTAAAAGCACAATGTTCTGTAGTTGAAGAAATCTCTACTCCACAATCATATAATGTAGTTTTTCCACCATTAAATTTTAGTGCAGATGACTTTAATTATATATCAGGTCCAAATTATAATTTATCAGTTACAAATCAATCTGGCACTCCAGGATTAGATTATTCCTATAATACTTTATTATCTTCTGATATAACAAGTTCTACAACTCAAATTAAAAGTTTATTAAATAAAAAAGAAATAGAAATTAGTGTTAATTATGAAGATTATAATGATTTTATATATTTTTCTTCTGCATTTACTAGACTTCAAAACTTTTATTATAAAGTAGGACTAATTCAATCTGCTAGTGCCCAATTAGGAACTTTAACATCAGCAACAACTGGTTCAGTAGTTTATAGTGCTAGTCAAGCATCTTTAACAAATATAATTGATACTACTATTGAAAATTTTGATGGATATGAATATTTTTTATATTTTAATAGTGGTTCAGATCAATCATACCCTAAATCAAATACTGAACCTCCATTTATTTTATATCCAACAGGAAGTACAGAAGTCTTAAATTGGCTAGGATCTACTGTTATTGGTAATGCATATTATGGTGGTCAGGCTCTATCAGCTTCTAACTATGATGAAAATAACCAAAATTCTTTATATTATGCTATCCCCGAATATTTGAGAAGTGACCCTCAAAATGTTAAATATGAATTATTTGTTGATATGGTGGGCCAACATTATGATAATGTATGGCTTTATACTAAAAATATTACAACTAGATTTGACGCGGATAATCGTTTAGATTATGGTATAGCAAAGGATATGGTCGCAGATGCTATTAGAGATTTTGGTGTAAAATTATATTCTAATAACTTTAATACAGATGACTTATATACATCCTTTTTAGGATTAACACCATCAGGTAGTTCTTTCCCATTCCCAAATATGACAGGATCTATTGGTGGAGTAGTTAATACACCTTCCGGGTTTGAGTATGTAGATTCAACAATATCAGCTTCAAATGATATAATCCCATTGGATGATGTAAATAAACGTTTATATAAACGAATTTACCATAATATACCATATTTACTTAAAACTAAAGGTACAATAGCTGGTCTAAGGGCATTAATAACATCATATGGTATCCCTGATACTATTTTAAGAATAAATGAATTTGGAGGTAAAGATAGAAATAACTCTCAAGATTGGGATTTAAAGCAGGATTTTTATAATTTAGGCTTAAACACAACTAGTTCAGGATTTACATCTTCTTTCTCTCTTAATACAGATTGGGGAGCTAATGAAAATTCACCCTCAAGCATTCAATTTAGATTTAAAACAAATGGTATCCCCTCATCATCTAATACTCCAACAACCCAATCCATTTTTGAATCTAATTTAAATGTTGGAAGTGGTGGTCCATTAAGTAGAATTGCAATGGGACTTGATTATGACGAATCATTGTTAACTACAGGTACATATTCGGGATCAGTTGAAAGTAAATTTAAAGAATACGGTACTTTAAAATTTTGGCCTAACATAAATACAAACCCTGAAAATTCGGCATCATTATATCTTCCATTTTGGGATGGTAATTGGTGGTCAGTTCAGGTAGATAGAGATATTAATGTAGGAAATGATGGTGGTTTTACTTTAAGAGCTGCTAATAATATTGGAGAAAACTTAGGTTTTACTGGTAGTGATACTATTGAAGGTAACGTTACATTATGGGAAAATTCTACTGAAATATATTGGTTACCTCAAAATTTCTCTACATTTGCAGGAATTAATTATTTTGCCCTATCTGGTTCATTACAAGAAGTAAGATATTATACAGATGTAATAAGTGAAAGTGTATTTTATGATTACACAATGAACCCTTATTCATTTGAGGGTAATCAAATTAATAGTGCACCCGACCAATTAGCATTTAGGCTTTCTTTAGGAAGCTTATTAAACACAGGATCTTTTAATAATTCAATTCATCCTAAAGTAACAGGTTCTTTTATAACAACCTCATCATTTAGTACCAATAGTTCTGCATCTTTTAATGCAACACCAACATGGTTAAACAATACAGAAGATATATACTCAGACCAAACCCCATCTGGGATAAGGAATAGAGTAACAGATAAAATTCAAATAGAAAATTTAATACTCCCAGAAGGAGATACCTTATCTGGATTTAGATCTATACAACAAACTTCTTATGTAAGTGAAAGCTTTACTCCTGATGTTAATTATTTAGAAGTAGCATATTCACCTCAAAATCAAATTAATGATGATATTATAGGACAATTAGGATATTTTAATATTGGAGATTATATTGGGGATCCAAGACTTATATCATCATCGGATAAAAGTTACCCTGATTTAGATTTATTAAGAGATGCTTATTTTGAAAAGTATATAACTAATTATGATGTAACTGATTTTATTAGATTAATTAAATTCTTTGATAATTCATTATTTAAAATGATAGAAGATTTTACTCCAGCAAGAACTAGTTTATCATCTGGGGTAGTTATTAAACAACATTTATTAGAAAGAAACAGACAAAGACCAGCTCAGGTTACTTCTTCTTTAGAACAATATTCTGGATCAGTTAGTAATTTACCAAAAGATTATTCAACTGGTTCTAGTGATTTCCCACAGTATGATTTTAGTGGTTCATCAATTTATGTTTTTAAAGCCGGCACTGGTGGATCGTTTGAACCATTTAATGGGTTACAAACATACCCCTCTGGTACTTTAGGTGATGGTCCTGATAATAGATATTTTTTAACACAAAGTTGGAGTGAATCTATTTCAACATTTGATGGTATAGCACCCTTACCAAGGGTTGACCAAAGAGAATTTTACAATGGAGAATTTAGTGGATCAAATATACCAGTAGAACTTGAGGATATATGCAGCGCTTATTTCAAAGTAGGGAATACAGTATACACTTATGTTCCTGTTTTTTGGAGTGCAGATGGTAATAATAATACTCAAACAATAACGGAGCAAGCTTTCTTAGATCCAACAAATCAACCCCCAGCTAAATATGCTTGGTTTTGGAATGATGGTTCTAATGTATTATATATTAAAATGTCCCTCGAAAGTTATAATGGGGTCATAATATCCAGTTTTATACAAACTGTAGAGTGGATTATATTTGCATTTACAAATCCTATAGATGCTAATGGTGCTATTTTACAAGGAACCCAAACTTATTATTTAGAAGATGTAGCCCTTCAACCTGAAACTGCAGCATCAAACCCAGAAAGCGTTGGGTCTGCCTTATGTTACACAATACCAGGTGAATCTTCAACAGCAGTAAGTTCAGCTGATGCTTCTTTTTATGATTTTAACTTCTCAGCAAGTGGGGATTATCAATGGCATGCAACACAAGATACATCTGCAGATCCAAATCCTGTATTAGACACAGGTATATCAGCATCAGTACCACAAGGTTATTTTCCATTAACATCTACTTATCCTACTGAGTCCTTCTTTAGTGGGTGGGCCTCATCTAATTTTTATACTAATGGTACTTATAATGCCTTTAGTGGGATATTAAGTGATCCATTAAATAATTTTAACACTGGATCTCACGAAGTAGATAATACAGATACTACATTGGTATCAGGAATTGACCCTCAAAGTAACCATCCATGGTTTATGAATGCATCTCCAGAGGGAGAAAACCAAAGTTGGATAAAAATACCATCAGAATCATTTTTAGATTATGCAAATATACCAGATTCATCAGTAGGTCCTGTTGCTACAAATAATTATTTTAATATAGCATGGACAAGTGCAAGTTCAGTAGAACCACAAGCGGTTCAAGGAGTTAATTACTATTATAATGCCAGTAATAATGCTATCTATATGTCTGGTTCAGAATTTCAAAATGAATTAAAATTTCTAAACCCTTTATATTCTAGTAGTTTAGTACATAAAATTAGTGGAACTGATCAACTTGGAACATCTGGAACATCTTATACTCCCCCAGGACAAAGTAACTTATCTATTCCAATAGACCCATCAAGAGGTCAAGAATTATGGGTTTATAGAGGTGAATCAAGTGCTAATGTTGCAGATTCAAACACTTATAGATATAATAGATATATTCATAGACCTTTTAAAATATACTACTTAACAGAAACAGGATCGGGTATACCAGGAATACCCTACAATTTATATGATCCAATGACATATGAAGGGATAGATAGTTCAACAGCAGGTTTACAATCAATTGATGCAGTTGTCCCTCCTTATTATGATAACCAAAATGTTTCCTTTGCCACAATGTTAGGAACACAAGGTGACATATCATTTAATGCTCCAACTTACGCACGACCCTTAAATGATACCGCAACATTACCTTCACTAGGAGCAGTTTCTGGTAGTTTTGAAATATTTAATGAAGCTAGACAAGTTAGACCTTTTATATTTACTACATATAGAAATAACCCATCAACATCAGGTCCTAATCCAGCAAGAGGTAGTGGCTCATTTGTAGCAATTTCCCAATCAGATGGTACTCCATTCGCTTTATTAAGAATGTACCAAAACCAAACTCCAAACTTACCATCAGCTACAACAACACCATTTCTTGTAACATGTAATAATACTCAAGGAGCTCCTTTTTGTGCTGTCATTTATTATGGTTTGAATGATGAGGTAACCACACAATTATTAAATGCTGGGCAAAGTGCAGTTATTTGTGGAGATAGTTCTAGAACTTCTAATTCAAATAGTCCAAATTATGTTCTTACACCCTCTAGTATTGGAACCATAGCAGTATCAACAAATTTAAATGGCAACGCAGACCCATGTATAAACTTAGACCCAAGTGGAGGTGGAGGTATAGGTGGGAATCAAAATAGTTCAGTTGGGAAAAATCAAATTCCTTATTTTTATACCTTTAATGCATCAGGTCCTAGTGTTGGAAATCAAGCACTTCAAGAATATCAAATACCATATGGAGAATTTTTTAATGGAGAAAATACATCTTCACTTAGTTTAACAACAGGAACACAACCTGGGGGCGGGGATGATGATACAGAAATAGTATTCCCAGAAGGAGGTTATATCTTTACAATGAGTGCCTTTGATGATACAACTTTTACAAATGGTAGAACTGAATTTGGGTTATGGACTACTTATGGTGATTATGTTAGATATGATTTTGATAACCAAGCAGGATCAAATGCCAACCCAGTTACAATAGATTATATAGATAATCAGTATCAAAATACTTCTGTTGATGTTTATAATGTTGCACTTGAAGAATTTGATAAATCCTCAAATGTTGGAAGTGCTAATAATTCTAACACAGGTACGGGTAATACTGATTCTATATCCTATCCAAAAATATTTGTTAATGAAGAAGGTGGTAGTGCTTCATCTGGATTAGGATATATTAGATTTAATGTAGTAGCAGGAGGTGAATTAAATATTAATGTATCTAAAAATAAAAATGCATTTGTTACTGTTAAAATATTTGTAGGGGATGATCAAACAGCCACAGGCAGTACACCCTCAGGTATGACTCAAATTGCTGAATTACCATCATCTTTTACAGTCTCTACTACAGGACCAACTAATTTTACCTCTACAGTAACTAACACACAACAAGTGATGGTTCTAGTATCAACAAATCAAGATGTTGATAACTGGGGTCAAATAAATGCTTTATTTATTAATCTACCTTCTCCTTCAGTAATAGCTAATATGGGGTCTCCTGAAGCACAACCATCATTTACAGATCCTTTTGTTATAACGGGATCAATATCAGAAAAATATGCTAATGGGGTAGAGGTACCTGGGTCATTTGCTACTAAAGTAACAGAAGCTTATATTCTTTATACATCTTCATTATCTTCAAGTTTAGCTGGGGCTTATGTATTTGATGTAACTCCAACATTTGGTATATTACATGTCACAGCTTCAGTAGTAGTTAGTTCATTTACAGATACACAAGCAGCCCTTTATGGAAATGCAATTTATGGTTCATCGGAATACGGAGGAGGAAACTCAGGAGGAGGTACTACTTGGACAACAGCTTCACTAATATTATATACAGGCTCTGCTAATAATTTCCCTAACGAAATGCCTCAAATAGGTGGTGATATTTTTGCTATAACAAGTTCTCATAGTACAACTCATAATACAGGTGAAAGAATAACATTAATGACTACAATTTCACCGGGAGAATTAGCATACAATGATGTAATAAAAATGGCTCTAAGAGTAGGAAGTGGTTCGGATGCCTCCTCAGTAGTACAAAATTCATTAATTGTAACAGAATATAGTATGAGTTTTTCTTCATCGATAGATGCATCTGTAGACCCATCTATACCAACTATTTTTAGTGATGATCAAAACTTTAACTATGCATATGATTGTCAACCTTTATTAAATAACTATAGTGCTGCAAGAATTAATAATAGATTACAAAATGTAGATTATACAACGGGGTTAGTAATTCCAACTAACTGGCAACAAGTTATAGATTTTTCAGCATCAAGAGCATCAGTTCCAGAATCTAATTATAGTAAAACTAATATAATTAATGGTAGATATGATGGTTCTAATATTACATCTCAAAAATATAATATTTGGACACCTGGTGATGCTGGTGGATTTGGTAAGTTACCATCTATTGATGTAAATAAGACACATTTAGCTTATTTTAACACTGTATATGATGGTTATCCATTATTAAATAATAAAACTTTATATAATGTTCAATATCTAATAGACCAGGAGGGCCAAGCAACCCAACCAAAACTATCGGATATAACCTTCTTTGACGTTCAAGGTACATTTGAACCTTTACCAGAATGGAATGGGGATGAATTTGAGTATGTAAATAATGCCATTATATCATTAGCGGGTGATGCTAAAGAACAACTATTCCCACTTCAGGGAGAGTTTCCATTTTATAAAACACAAGCAAGACCAGAACCTGTTTTATATTCTCAAAAATCAGGTATTTTCCCAGTCAATAAAAATGCTACTGAACCACAAGGTATAGAATTAGTAGGTAATCAACCTATTGATGCTAATATTGTACCTAATTTTAATAATTATACTTTTGAAGCTTTTGGTGAAACAGAAATATTTACCTCAACTAGAAATATTAATTCAACAACTCAAATCTTAGAATCTAAAACACCAGTTCAGGATGGTGATGGACTTCCAGTTGGTGGACAAAATAATATTACAGCCTCGGCAGCAAACACAGGAACTTCTTTACCTATATATCAAAATGATAAAAATGTTGATGAAGCTGGATTTACAACAATACCAATCTTAGATGGAGGAAGTGGATTTGCCGTAGACAATACACAAGGTTTAGGTAATAATACATCTCAGGCATATGATTTAGACTTTGAATTTTTTGTAGATTCGGACCCAACAGATACTAGGTTAAGAACAAGAGATCATGAAGGTGGCTGGAAAGGACATAGTCCCATTGATAGTCCTTTGATTGGAGAATTTGAACTAAGATTCCAAAGAAGGAATTTTAATGCTAGTACTGATGCAGAAGTAGGTTGGGGTTCACAAGCAATTAAAGGTGTAAAGGTAGAAATAATTGAATATTTTAGTTCAACTAACGCAGCAGGAACAAATTTCTTAGTTATAGATTATAATAGTGTAGGAGCCTCTTATATATCTACACAACAAAGTAATGGTCTTGTTCAAGTAAATTTCCACACTGATACAATTCGAGATGCTTATCAAAATGCAGGATATGCAAGTCCAATAAAACAAAGACTTAAAATATCAGGAAAACATTCAACTACCTCTACAGGTTTTGGTGGGGGAAATAGACCTATAAGACAGGGTGACCAGTTTAGAGTAAGATATAATGGTAATATAATTACCAATACAAGTGGAAATGGCCCAGTATTTTTCCCACAAGGAATTCAATCATTTACAGGAGGTAGAATATTAATGCAGGGTCAAAATTCAAACCCTGTTACTGCAGCAACTGCTTCATTTTGGGATTTTTCTGGAAGTGGAACCTCTCAAGCGGGTAATGTATTACATTGTGTAAGTCCCCAATTAAATAAAGCATATGCTAGAGATTTTGTACAAAAAGATTTAATATATACTGCTAGTTTTAATAAAGACTTCCCAGGTGGTAGAGAACCTTTTTATACAACAATGCCCCCTGTTACATTACCTTGGGAATTACAAATAAATGATGAAATTAGATTTGATAATAATGAGGATAATGCTTATAAAATAATAAACATTATACCACCTAGCGAAAATAATGATCCTAATTTAACGAGTAGTGATAATTTAACCCCATCTCTTGTAATAGAATTAGATGGCTCTGTACCTATAAACTTTGGTTCTGAGAAAACCAGTACTGGAGGAGGTAGTGGAACTGCTTTAGAATATACTACATCATCAATAACTTTTGAAACAGTTGCATCCTATGTGAAAGTTGATTTTCCAGAACAATCATTTAGACCAATAGATAATTTTGTTATTCGCAGATATTTGCAAGATGCTGGTGGAATGATTGTAGATCAAAGTTTTCCATATTCATCAAACCCAGAAAAAATTACATCAGCTGGATTTCTAAAACCTCCATTTACAACCCCAGATTTAGAAACATCACCAGATGTTATATTACAAGACTTAATTGATAAAAAACTTATTTAATAAAATAATAATTTAATATATTTATAACATATAACAATATTTATATAAAAATAAAACAATGGGATACTTAAATAACGCAGTAATTACAGTTGATGCAATTTTAACTACTAAAGGTAGAGAAGCATTAGCTGCTAATGATGGTTCATTTCAAATTACCCAATTTGCATTAGCTGATGATGAAATAGATTATACATTATATAATCCATCCCACCCATCTGGTTCTGCATATTATGGTGAAGCAATTGTAAATCAACCATTACTAGAGGCTTTTCCTTTAGAAAGCCAAATAATGAAATATAAGTTAACTACTCTACCTAGAGGTACAGCTAAAATGCCAGTATTAAATCTTGGATATGCTGCAATTACACTTCAACAAGGAGCACAGTTAGCAATCACACCACAAACCTTAAATTACTTAGGTAATGACCAAACATTTGAAACTAGTGGTTATACTGCTACAATTGCTGATGTAAGAACACTATCTAGCTTTGAAGGAATTGGTATTCAAAGTACAGCTACAACAACAGCTAATGCAACTGCAACCCAAACAATTGGAACTAATGTATCTTCAACAGTAACAGGAACTCAAATAAACTTAAGAGCAACTACAGTTAATACTTTATTTGGAAGTAATTCAACTTTAGTAACAACTTTAACTGTAACGGGATTAGATAGTGGAGCTAGATTAACAGTTCCTGTAACCATAACAAAAACTGCTATATAAAAAAATAAAAAATGAGCTTTAAAAGATTAGACCCAGAAGATTTTGTAGTAAGTGCTGATGCTGTTTCATCCACAGTTTGGACAGGAAATGAACCTATTTTAACAACATTCTTTACTTCTTCTGCCCAAGAAAATGGAGCATCGGGAAAATTTTATCTTGATGTATATAACACAGAATCAAATTTGGCAAATAACCAAATACAATTTGCTATTGCGTATGCAGATGAAACAGGAGGTGGAGCAATCGCATACAATTCAGCAGTAAATAATTATTCTCCTTCAACTACAATGTATGGTTCTTATAGAACATTAGTATTAGAAGATGAAAATTCAAGTTTTACATTTGGAGATGTTACAAGTAGTTATTTTTATGCTATAAGTGTAGAAAGAGCTAGATATAAAGAAACTTTATTTCCTGGTTCTTTAAACTTAAAATTATCAAGTAGCTCACCAGGTGCTACGGGTCCAATAGAATTAACAGATAATTCTCAAGATGTTACAATTCCTCAGTATTTTGGTACAATGAGGGCTTACCAAATAATTAGTGGTTCAAATGGTACAGCTTATAATAAACTTACAGGAGAAAATGGTAATAATACAGGATTTACTACAAATAGTGGTTCTTATGGGTTATTCTTACCAGATATTTCAACTATATTACTAAATGGTCTTGCTTTAGATTTAGATAATGCTGAAGGAATTAACTTAGACCCAGCAGGTACTAATAGAACAATTAATTCAGATCAAAATAATCCACAAAAATTATATGAACACATGTCAGCAAGTGTTGGAGTTGGGGCAGCAGCTAATTTTGAATTAGGATGTCAAGAAACAATAACATCAGATTATGTATTTGTAAGAGCAAGAAGCTCTGAATTTAATTATTCTGAAAATCCATCATTTATATCGGGTTCAACAGGTGAAGTAATTTATTCTTATTTTATTAATAACCCTAATGTATTCCCAACAACAGTTGGATTATATAATGATAGTAATGATTTACTTGCAGTAGCAAAATTATCAAAACCAATTTTAAAAGATTTTACAAAAGAAGCTCTAATACGAGTAAAACTAGATTTCTAAAATGAATGGCGGCTTTCAAACAATTCAATTCTCAAGATATAATTGTATCGCCGTTAGAAGTAAATAAATCGTTTACTTTTAAAGGCGACGGCGAGCTCTCTGCTTCCAATGCTGATGTTAATAGATTTTTAGGAAAAAATGTAAATTTTACTTCTTCTACAAATTATCAAACTGGTTTTAACTCAGGTAGTTTAATTTTATCTCAATCCTCAATATATGATTCAGTAAAAGAATTATATTATTCTAATTTTTTAACTTCAAGTTTTGGCGATGATGCAATAACTGCTAGTGTAGTTCTTGGGTCTGACCCATCTGGGGATGTATTAATAGGTCCACCTGGATCTAACGGAAGATACGTAAATTATTTACAATCTTCATTAACCCAATCACGTAATTTCCCTACAGATGAAGATGATTATATTTTGGTATTTTCAATACCTTCTAAATTATTTGGTGATTATATTCAACCTGAATCATTTGTATTAAATTTAAATAATGATAGTTCTTCATGGCTTATATCAGCAGAAATCACAGACGATGGAGAAGGTAATTTACTATCTGGAAGTGTTAATGTTGGACAAATATTTTACCCTCATGGTATTGCAGTTTTAACACAACAAGATTGGGGATCGTTAGGATCATCTAAATTACCAAGTGCGTATTCAGGTTCACAAATATCTTGTTCATTTTCAAGTTCATATACAATTTATGAAACACAATATAAATGTACAATAAATGAAAGTGAATTTAATTTTTCACAAAACCCAAGTATAATATCTGGAAGTATAACGGATAACATAACTACTTCTAGTGGAATTGTTTATGATTTTGCAACAAGTTCTTATTTTAGTCCCTATGTAACAACTGTTGGTATGTATAATAACGATCATGAATTATTAGCTGTAGGTAAATTAGCTCAACCCTTACCTACTTCACAAACCACTGATACAACAATTTTAGTAAATATAGATAGATAATGGCATGTACACTTTCAAATTTAGGAATACAAACGGGATGTGTAATACAGGCATCTCAAGTATCTCAATCTATTGATGCTTTTACCAAAGCTGAAGAGTATGATGTTTCATTATCTGGTTCATTAACTATTACAGGTAGTTTATTATTTTCAGGATCAGAAGCATCGTCAGTACAATTCCAACAACTTCCAAATTTAACCCAAAACCATCTACTAAATTATAATTGTAACACAGGAGGAGTTGGGTTTGTTTGTGTAGATAGTTTTGTAGTAACTCCATCAGAAGGACCATATTTTACAAGTAGTAATTCTGGTTATGCTTTTGAAATTCAACCCCATGATACTCTTAATAAGGCTACTGGTTCTTATTCTGTAATTTCAGGAGGTAATAAAAATGAAATTTCTAATCAATCTTGCACATCAATTGTAGGGGGATTTTGTAATACTATAACATCTTCTAGGAGTTCAGCTAATAATTTTATAGGTGGAGGTAGCCATAATAATATGAATAATACATATTTATGTCGCAATTCAATACTTGGGGGATGTTTAAATGAAATATGTGGACCTGTAGATGCACCTAGTACTATTGGAGCTAATACAAGCCAAAATGTTATAGGAGGGGGTTGTAAAAATATTATATCCGGTTCATCTGTAAATTCAATAATAGGGTCTGGTACTAATAATTTAATATGTGGGTGTATTAATTCTCCTGGTTTAGCTTTTATAGGAGGTGGTAATTGTAACGTAATACAAGGTTGCGCACATTATGGTAATTCAATTGTAGGTGGGTGTAAAAATACTATTGATCCGAGTTTTAACATTTCACCTTCATGTCAAACTGATGTTAGACACTCAGCAATTTTAGGTGGTATAAATAATACAGCTTCTGCTTGTGAATCCTATATTATAGGAGGATGTGAAAATTTTGCTAAACATGAATGTTCTTTTATTGTTGGTTCAAATATTACGAGTTCTGCTGTTTGTACTACCTACGTAAATAATTTAAATGTAGGATGTACAGTGCACATGCTATTAAGAAAAACTATTGGTACGGGTCAAGCAGGGATGTTAGTAGCTTGTGAAACACCTGGTGGGTTAGCAGAGTTATATTTTCATGATGGGAATGGATATAAAAAAGTTTGTTTAATATAATAATTGTTTTTAATTTAATATTTATAATAAAACCTGATGGCTAAACAGTTAGAAAATATTTTTAATCCAAATGTTGATGAAATATCACAAGGGTTTACAATTAATTCTTGGCATGTTTCTCAATCAGTAGATGCATTTACAGCTCAGGATGCTTATGATATTTCAATATCAGGTTCTCTTAATAATACAGGTTCAGCAAGTTTTTCAGGTAGTGTATTTACCCCAGATTTAACTGATACATCAGCCGATTTTGAAGTAGTTGTTGTTGATAATACTACAAAAGAATTAAAAAAAACAACATCATTAGCAGCAGGTTCTTCTGGTTCATCAGGTTCATCTGGTACAAGTGGCACAAGTGGCACTTCGGGTACAAGTGGTTCTTCAGGAACAAGTGGAACCTCAGGTTCATCAGGTAATAGTGGATCATCTGGTTCATCAGGTGCAGACGGAGATAGATATGCTACAACTTCAGGTACATCAGAAACACTAGGGGATGGAAATAAATGTATAAATATTGAATTAGGTTTAGCTTATACTGCAGGTCAAGAAATGATAATGGCTAACAGTGATACTGCTTTTCAAACAGCTTTAGTTGTTAGTTATAACCCTGTAACTGGAATTTTATGTTATGGCGATATTATAACTCAGGAAGGAACTGGAACCTATAGTAGTTGGCAAGTTAACCTTTCAGGAAATGTAGCAGGATCTTCAGGTACTTCTGGAACTTCGGGTACTAGTGGTACCTCAGGAACTTCTGGTGGTATAGGAGAAGCTGGTTCATCAGGTTCATCGGGTTCATCTGGTACAAGTGGTACTTCGGGTTCAAGTGGGACAAGTGGTTCATCAGGTACTTCAGATAAGTACGCAACAACTTCAGGCACCACTTATCAATTAGGAGCTTCAACTCCTTGTCTTACAGTTGAAACCGGATTAGCGTATACAACTGCTCAATCCATAATTATAGTACATGATATTGATAATTTCCAAGAATGTGAAGTTAGCTCTTATAATTCAGCAACTGGTGAATTATGTTTTACAAATATAACAAGACAAGTAGGATCAGGAACTTATTCAACTTGGACAGTCAATCTAGACGGTGCTTCGGGGGGAGATGGATCTTCGGGTTCTAGTGGTACATCAGGAACAAGCGGTTCTTCAGGTACATCGGGTACAAGCGGTTCTTCGGGAACAAGTGGAACTAGTGGATCTTCAGGAGCTAGTGGTTCTTCTGGTTCATCTGGTACAAGCGGAACTTCGGGTACAAGTGGTACTTCTGGTTCAAGTGGTGAAGATGGATCATCTGGTTCTTCAGGCACAAGCGGAACTTCAGGAACAAGTGGAACCTCAGGTTCTTCAGGTACATCTGGCACATCAGGTTCTTCAGGTACATCAGGTTCTTCAGGCACATCTGGTACTAGTGGTACTTCTGGTTCAAGTGGAACATCAGGAACTTCAGGAACAAGTGGTTCTTCAGGTACATCTGGTACATCAGGATCATCTGGTACTAGTGGTACAAGTGGATCATCTGGAACAAGCGGAACTTCAGGTTCAAGCGGAACTTCTGGTACATCGGGTACATCAGGTACATCAGGTTCAAGTGGTGAAGATGGATCATCGGGTTCAAGTGGTACTTCAGGCACAAGTGGTTCAAGTGGTACTTCAGGTTCAAGTGGTACTAGTGGCTCATCAGGTACAAGCGGAACTTCTGGTTCATCAGGTACTAGTGGTACAAGTGGAACTTCAGGAAC